TAGCAAGAGGTGTGTTTGGTCCTACGTTTCTTTCATAAGACTCACCATAGTTTCCAACTTGTTTAATAATGTTATATCCAAACTTCATTCCAAGTCCTAACATAGGACCCATATAACCATCTTCACCTAGAAGTCTTAAAACTTCTTTTGATTCTGACGTTAGCATTTCGTCAACGTTGTCGGAAGTAATTCCCATTTCTTCAGCATTAATCATAGCAAACATAGTCCATCTAACTATATCTTCCCATTCTTGATCACCTTGTCTTACAAGTGGGCCTAAAGGCTCTTTAGAAATGATTTCTGGTAAAACAACCCAATCGCTAGGATTATCTGCTCCAGCTCTTGCTGATGCTAATCCCGAAGCGTCTGTTGTAAATACATCACATTCGCCAGCGAATAGTTTTGCTTTAGCGTCTTTATTACCTTCAACTGGTATTTCTTTATATTGCATACCATTCTCTGTGAAGTAATCATTTAAGTTTAGTTCTGAAGTTGTTTCTTTTGTAATACAAACAAAAGCACCGTTTAATTCTGTAGCACTTGTAATACCCAATGATGTTGGCACCATAAAGCCTTGTCCATCATAAAAGTTAACACCAGCAAACTCAAACATTAAATTAACATCTCTGCTAATTGTCCATGTAGTGTTTCTTGCTAGTAAGTCAATTTCTCTTGATGCTAGTGTAGGAAATCTCTGTGCGGCATTTAAGCCAACATATTCTGCTTTAGTAGAATCACCAAATACTGCGGCCGCTACTGCTTTACACATATCAACATCTAAACCACTCCAGTTACCTTCTTCGTCTTGGGCTGAAAAACCTGGCAGTCCTGCATTAACTCCACAGATAACATATCCTCGTTCTTTTACAGTTTTTAGTAAGTTAACTTCTTGTGTATTGTGTGTTTGTACTTTATTTGCTGTTTGACATCCTACTAGTAAAGTACCTAGTAATAATGTAGCAATTGATAATAATATTTTTTTCATTGATATTTCCTATGGCTTTGTTAATACTTTTAGTCCGGATTTTTGTTTTTTCTTTTCAGATAATGAAATAGCTGTTCCGCCCAATTTTAAACTACCAGAAGCGTCTGGCATTTTGTTATGAATTGTAATTATGTTTCCATCGTCATCGAGTTCTGCCATTGACGGACCGCAAATTGCTTTTCTTCCATCTTTTGCTTTTGTAATTTCTCTTTTGTCTTTCATGCACTCCATTAAGCTATCGTATGCTACAAAGTGGCTTGAATTGTCAGTTATAATAAACATAGTAATAATAGTTACAAGTGTTGCCGCTGTCATTTTATTCTCCTAATCGCTAGAATTCTTATTATTTCCGTTTTCTCTAATCTTATCTTTTAGTTTTTCTATGTCTGCTAAGGCCTTGTCCATATCAGTTTGTAGTCTTTCAATGTTTACTTGGTTATTCATCCTATCTTTTGCCTGCAACTGTAAACTCTCTACTTGTCCACTTAAAAATTCTATCAACATAAACTGTTCACTATCTGCTGGTGGAGAGCCTAAGTCTCCTCTTGGCCATTTTATTCTAAATTCGTTGTTTTGAGCGATATCGCCTGAAACTAAAGACTCGTGGGCTCCGTCTATTCTTTCTACTTCAGATCTAATATCTTCTTTTATTAAAATAATCTGTGTTTCAGATTTGTTTAATCTTTCAACTATTCCAAAGTATGCCCATACTCCTAATCCTACAGCAATAACTATAGAGATTAAATTTCTCATTGGCATTGCTACTGAAGTTTCGCTTGATACTTTCATATTAGTTTCCTTGATAATTTACTACTTGTACTACTTGTTCCTTTTGTGGATTGATCTTGGGGTAGTTTGGTTTTCTGATTTTTTAGGTTTAGGTCTACTAGACATAACACCTGCTAAATGTTTCATATGATTGATAGACTCATCAGTGTCATCTTTCTCATCTTCTAACTCATCTTCAACTGTATCAGCAAGAGCATCTGCCATTCCTTTTTTAAGAACTTCTTCGGGATTTGACATTGGCTTACCTTCAAACATTTTTGCTTCAATTTCTTCAACTGCCGCTTCGGCTTCGATTGGTAGTTCTTTTGATTCTCCATAGCCTAACATTCTTATCAAATACTCTTGGTGCTCAGTGCCTTTGGCTCTATTTATTGTTTGTTTTAACCAAGCATTAATAACATCTCTACAGTCAGCATTTGGATCTTTTTCTCCAACAGCATATAAATCATCAAATAATTCATCATCACCAAATACTTCACCTATTTCATCAGTTGCGGCTTGGCCGCCTTCGCCTGCTATAACAGGTGTTGCCATAATTTCTTTAAATTTTGCTACATCTTCATCGCTTGATGGTAAATGCCATGTACCTTCTTTCACAACTGAATCTGTCCATTTTTCAAACTGTGCTGATTCGTCTTGTGGCTTCATTTTGTATTTAGGATCATAGTCCTGTACTTCTACTTCACCTTTTAACCATTTCATAGCAATAGCTGTTGCCATTTGAGTATCATGTTTATTAGTAAAACTATCATCAATGTTAAAAATAGCTCTTGCTAAATCGTCGTCTTTTGTACGAACTGAGATTGTAGCTAAAATTCTTCTAACTAACGAATGTATAGGGTTTTCTGTATGATCTAAACCTTGTGTGTCATTTGGTTTTTTAAACTTGTTTGATTTAACAAACGCTAGTTGTTTTCTAATTAATGAATCTTCTTCTTCATTTGGTGTAACAACAATTTTAGACTTACCTTTGATAATATCATGTATTGGTCCCATATCTTCAGCAACTTTTCTTCTTGCTTTAAGTACAGTAGGTAATAAACTTTCTAATTCTGATTGGTCAACATTTCTTATTAATTTGCCTTTAAGCTCATCGAGATCTGATTCATCGTAAACTGATTCTGTAGGTTGGAAATTTTCAGCATACACCTTGTAACCTTTTGGTTTACTAAGAGTTGCTACTGTTTCTTTTAATCCTTTATAACGTTTTTTAGCATCAGAAATAATATCAGCAGAATCTTCATTAACAAACCCGTCAGCACGTTTTAGTTTACTAACAAAGTTTCTTAACTCATACATTTCTTTTATACATTCAATAATATGTGACCCTAACTCATCATGTGGGTTTCCGCCTGCATTTACGTGTCTTGCCATTGCCCTAGCACCTGGCAAATATTTGTAAGGAAATTTAAATCTTTCTTTAGCATCATTCTCAATAAAGATTGATTGTATTTGCCTACTTCTAGATCCTTGTATATCTTCATCTACTGCGGTTCTATGTTTTACTATAATTCTCGCCGATTCAACTGTTTGATAGCTTGTTTTAGTTGAACCATACATTTTGCTGACTGATTCCATTGTAATTTCATCCGTTGTGTATTGAGAACTATTTTTAGTAATAGCCTCATAGTCTCGTTTATCTAGCTGATTTTTGCCAATATTTCGTACATCAAAGTTCATCATATTTTTCTTAGCAAAATATCTCATTTCTTTTAAGAAATCAAACCAACTACGTTGAATTGATTTTGGTAAGTCACCACTTAAACTTTCAGCAAAATAAATTGTGAAGTTAGCAGGATCAATTATACTAATTGTTACTGGGCCGTATTTTTCGCCTTCTATAATATAATTAAAATCAAATAATCTAGCACGTTCCGACTCTAATACTGAGCCAGCTCCTTCATCAGCAATATTTACTTCACCGAACTTACTTGCTAAATTTTGATATAATGTATCTGCTATTTTGTTAATTAGTTCCATATTATTATTTATCCATTATATGATAGCAAACGGCATTGGTTCAATAAAGTCATCTTCGCTTGATCTCATGTCTTGTTGTATCGCAGGATCATATGATCCTAACAATGTTGCAATTCGTAATGCTAAAATAAGAGCCATAACTAAGTCATCATGCTCTCCAGGTTTACCTGAGAAGCTATTACCACTAGCAACAAATGTTTTTAATTGTGTTATAAGCGGCTTACTGTGTACTACTAGCTTTTGATTTTCTACTAGTTCTTTTAGCTTGGCACAAGAAGCTAATTTACTCTTGTGTGTTGTATTAAAACCTTTTCTAAAGCGTCTAACATGCCCGCTCCTAGCAGGTTCGCTCATAAAATAACCATGTATTGCTTCTTCGCCTACTTCTGCTATTGATACTAGGGCCGCTTCGCCTAATGTATTGTTTTCTACACTATAATAAATGTTATTATTATCATTTGTAATATCGTAAATGTATTTTGTAATTTGTTTTATAATAGTAACTTGCTGTTGTATTGTTGTTTTGTTGTGTTGCCATTCGGCACATTGCTTCATACCTGGTAATTCAAATACCTGAATAGCACTATAGTCGCCACCTGTACCTAAACTAGGATCTAATCCTAGTACATAAGTCATTCCTTTTTTGGGCTTATGGTACCAACGAACTTGGCCTTGTTTATACCCGGGCTCTCGGCCTTCTAAACTTGCTAATATAATTGGATTGATTAAAGTTTCATCAAATATAATCGGTTCGCATTCGTGTTCACGTTTAAAACGTTCAATACCGATTCTTCCGCGTTCATCATCTGCCCACGCCTGATCTCTATCTGGATGTTCGTCCCATAGCGCCTTAAAAGCATGAAAACCGTTAACGCCTACACTATTTGGATCTTCATTACCAAAGTTATCTAATGTTTTATTAGCCTCTGTCCACAATAACCAAAACTGATCTTCATCTGAATTCGGTGTACTTGTAATAATTGCTTTACCACCTGTTGCTAGTGTAGGTGAAATAGATGTCCAAAACTCCGTGGCAATATTATTCCTAACAAAGGCAAACTCATCACAGTATAGTAATGTAATGGACATACCACGTCCTGTATTTTCAGTAGTTGCTTGTGACACAATCCTACTACCATTCTCAAATTCAATTGATCCTCTGTTGTAGTTTGTAACACCTGCCCTAATGTGATCAGGGCAAAGTTCATAGGCATATCTAATACGTGACATAATTTCCTGTGCGCCGGCATATTTATGAGCCGCAATTAATATAACACTATCAGGAACAAACATAGCGTACCAAAGTAAATACCCAGCCGCTGTAGTGGTTTTACCCATTTGCCTACTTAACAAATTAATACTAAAGCGATTGTCATGATAACTTTTTACAAGTGTTTCTTGAAACCCGTACGGATCGTATTTAATTTTGCCTTGTACAGGATGTTGTATAAAGAAATAATTTTCGAGGAAATACTCAGGACCAGTTTTAGGATCAGCACACAACACAAAGTCGTCAAGTTGCTCTGCTGTAAACTGCTGGCCTTTGTTGGCTTTTTTAATTAATACGCCGTCTAGAGATTTAGTGTTTGCCATATATGTATTTACTCAAGAAAAAGCCAGGTTGTAATATACCTGGCTTTGTTATGTATAGTCTGGAAAACTATTACTCTATGTCACTGTATGCTTTTTTCAGTTTCATAACTAATTTGTTATGGCCGTCATTGCCTACTGCTGGCATAACTTTAGGTCTGTTAGGACCACCTGACATTTTATTAAGTTGAGTATCAGTATCAGCATATTCTTCGTCTGGTGAGTTGGAATATTCTTCAACTGGCTCTGGTTGATTGATATCAGCATCTGTTACAGGTTTTACGCCTGCTAGATTTAAAATTTGCTGTAGTGTATTAGCATCTATAGAAACCATTTCTGGCTCTTCAGATACTGCTTCTTCTTCAACTGAACAAACACAAGGCGTTTCACTGCATTCTTCACATGCTTCTTCCATCTCTGGCTGAATCATTGCTTCTTCTGTATCTTCTTCTTCAACTGGCTGTGCTTCTGCTTGATTTAAATCTGCGTCTGTTACAACTTTTACGCCTGCCGCTTTTAAAATGTCTGATAAAGTAGTATCTGAAACTTCTTCATCAACTTCTTCATATTCAGTTACTGATTCGTTTTTATTAATGTTTTCTTCAACTTCTTCAACTTCTTCATCATCTGCTGAATCACCTTTCTTTTTAGCAATAGCATCACGTAAGCCAGCTGGCAATTTTTTCTGTGCAGCTGTTAATTCTTCTGTTACTTCTTCTTCAACTGCTTCGTCTACTGCTGAATCAATTGCTTCAATTGTTTTTTTAAATTCTGATTGTTCTTTTGCTTCGACTTTATTAAAATCCTCTGTTTGGATTTCTCTAAAAAGCTTCGCAACCTTATGTAAGTCTATTAATTTATTATCTTCCATTATGTTCTCCCTGCCACTGGTGATGTTGTACCTTGTGGCAAATCACTAGTTGTTTTTGCTTTTTCTGTTTTGCCTCCTGCTATATCTATTTCAGGTGTTTCTTTTTGTAGTTCTTTAAAGAAACCTAATTTAGATTCTGCAGGTGCTTCGCCCGAAGCGTAGTCTGATCCAAGATTTGCTACGTATTCATCACCTTGTGTTTTTACTGATTCTTCTCTAGCAACTTCTTCTGGATGATCACTGTTAATAACAACTACGTGATTGCCCGGAATGCCTGCTAAGTTTACTAAATCAGAATGTACAATTTGTGGTGTACTTGGGTATGTTAATGTAATTTCAAAAATTGTTACTTCGCTGTTGCGAAGATTTTGAAAGTCCATAGGATGTTCTTGAATTGGTGTTTGTTTAGGAGATGTAATATCCTTAACATCATATTTACCTAGCACCCGTTCTATAACATCCATTAATTCCGGCTCTGCTTTCATGGCCAGTTTCACTTTGAACTTATATTCCTTTAGTGACTCTGCTAAGTATTCATTGAAAAATTTCATTTTACTCTCCATTGTATTATATATAACTATTTATTATCTTTATTAAGAATTCTATCAAGCAATTCGTTGCGACTTAGCACAGTTGCTTCACCGTTTTCTACACCGTCTAGTTTGCCCATGTCTCTATCAATTCGGGCATCAAGTGCCTTCTTACGAAGCTGTAATTCTACCATTTTTAGCTTTTTATCTATCTTAGCCTGTTTAGCATTAAGTGTGATAGTTAACATCTTACTAGCAGTATCAAATATTTGTCCACTAAATCTAGCTTCTACATTCATTCCCAAATCCATTAAATTATCAAATGTATCCTCTGCCTTATTAGCAATATCATCCATCTCTTTATCATTTGCTGTAAGATTAGTAACACCTTCTAATGCTGTTTCTATATCGTCAACATCTCTGAGAGATTTTTCTACTCGGCTTACAACCTCAATTGCTTGTGCTGGCTCTATTTCTTCAGGTAGATTGTCTGTGCTACCGTCATCAATTGATGACATATTTAATAATTCTTCTAATTTTTTTGTCATGATAAGTTGCCTTAGTGTATACGGTATTTAGCCTCGGCGTTTTCCTTGATGGAATAAATCGTTTTCTGTAACGACCCTAAATCTTAGGCCTTTTGATTTACACCAAGCTGTTGCGGCTTCCCATTTAGCCATATTTTGTACTACAGCTAATTGTCTGTTTTTGCTTTTGCCAGCACCTTCCATTGTAGATTGGTTACTAGGCTTAATCTCTACGACTTCTGATCGTCTATTCCCATCTTTGTCTTGATACTGAACAAAGAAGTCCGGAACATATGTGCTTTTTTTTCCAGTTAATGGATTTCTATAAGGAATTCTTATGGCTTCACTAGCCCAACTTATTACACCAGGATTGTTATCGCAGAAGGTCATAAAAACCTGTTCCCAACTCGATCTATATATTGGTGTCCTTGCGCCTGCGTATTTGTCTGGATTTTTAACTGTATATCGACCGCGGGCAACTCCCTTGCCTATCATTCAATTACATTCCTCGATACTGACGGATTTGGTGTTCTTGTATTAGCAAAGCCTAACATACTTGTTTTCTTTCTTTCTCCATTAATCAGTGTTATTAGTGTTAATTGAAGATCGTCTATTGTGTCTGATCGTAGTCTATCGACGAGCTCCATTACTTTAATATTCTGGCTGGCACCTATTTCGAACAATGTATCTGTTAACGTATTTGATATCTCATCGTTGCCGTTTGTTTTTCCTAAGAAGAAAGATTTTACCGCTTGGTGCTCACTAGAGTTAATTTCAACACTTTGAACAAAATGCCCGTTAAAGAATTGCCTAGTATCTAATTCATTATCTGGAGTTGATTGACCTATGTTGCTTGAGCTGTATAAATTTTGTGACATTTTAGTTTTCCTGAATATCACCCATATTATAAGATTGGGTGTCGCCAACTGTTTCAGACTTGACTACAACTTTATCCATACGCTTATCAGCGGTATTTTTAGCATCTGGAAACGAATGTTGTTGCTGATTCAATTTTGCTTTTGCTACTTCTTCTCCTACTAATTTAGCATTTGACGGAGAGTATCCATCTCGATAATACTTAGGAGGCCGTTGCCATTCCTCATGTTCGTTAGCCCATGAGCTATTACTAACTTCTTTTAATATACTGCGGTTTTGGATGTTCATTCTATCTTCTTTGAGATTGCCTAGATCTTCCCAAGAACTTTTGTCGTCAAGAACAGGATTACCTATATGGTCAGGTGATGTTGTTTTATCGTAATGTAAATCACCAAATCCTGTAGGTCCTGCAGTTACACCGTCATTGCTAGAAGATGTCATTGTGCCTTGAGCATATTTTACAGTTTCATATTGAATCTGCATTGAATTCTCTAACACATCACTTTGACTGTGGTCATGTGAATCATGCTGGAATTGAGTAAGTATAGGATTAACTAAGGTGTATTCTGAGAACTGTTTTTTTCCATATATACTGTACAATTGAATACTCTTAAAAAATGAATCAGTATTCGGTCGAGCCATGCCCCACTTGCCAGTATCTTTACGTTCAGTATATGTATCACGAGTTACTGTATAACTAGAGGTTGTGCCGTTTTTCTGATCTTCATAGTAGTAATCTAAATAAGCATACCACAACCGTTTTGAAACATCCGACATATCGTCATGGAAACGTAGTTGGACTGGTTGATAATTTATTTTTGTCTGTACAGCTCTCCAGCGATTATACTGGTTCATCATAGTTGTATCAAATGTGTACGTTGGCAATTCCATAGCTTTCACTAACATACTTGATTCTCGTCGTATTTCGTCGCCCCTAGGCATTTTTGCGAGTTTTTTAAGTGCTGTTGGAGAAAAGTTAAACACAACATAAAATAAAAATTTCTGTTTTGGTGCTAACCTAAAATCACCATCAACAAACGTTCTAGCGGCATGTTGGTAATCTAATAAATGTTTTGACATTTAACTCGATCCTCCTAAATTAAAAAATTAATTTGCGCCGTTTTTACCGCTTGTGTGGTTTGATGTTCCGCCTGGAGTAACTGAAGTTTGTACCGCATTATCAAATCTAATTGACAATGTAATACTAGCAGGTTCCGAAGAAGCATAGTTCAAGTCGTTATAATTAACGTTTTCAATATAACAACCTACAACTTCCCATTCTTCTAATGAAGCTAGATTTTGCGAACCGTTACCACCGTCTAGTATTTCTAAACGTGTTCTGAATTTATAATCAACACCAGCATGTGCTGACGCTTGTTCCATAAAATCAAATTGTCTTTGAACCTGTTGCCCAATTAGTTTAGATACTGAGTTATTAACATCATCTCTTATATTAACAGAGATCGGATCCCATGTGTGTTTTCCGATTACGTTAATTTTTGAGTTATAAACATCAATTGGAATTTGCTCAAAGTTAACACTTGGACGTGTTATATCCATAATTTGTTTTGTAAGTTCTACTTTAGAACTTCCTGGTGTTCCAAACATTTCAAAGCTCACTCTAAAGCGATATTTTAATTTCGGCATTAACAAGCCTTGCGACGAAGTGCCGGAAACCCCTGTTCCTGTTGGAACTGTAAACTTACTTAATGACGATATTGCCATAATGTGTACTCCTTTAAATTTCTGTAATATAGAAAATCTTCTATATTATTATTACAATATTATTTATCCTAATAGCTGACCAAAAAAATAGGGCGTTTTACCGCCCTACTTAAATGATTTAATTACTTAATGCTGTTAAATAGATCCTGTGTTCTGGATTCTAACCGGAATGTAAATAAACTCAACTGCCTTAACTGGTTCAATCGCAACATCTATATATAGTTCATTTCTGTCTATCCTAGATGTTGTGTTGTTTGTTTCATCACATACTACCAAGTAGTCATATAAACCACGTTTAGCAACTAAGTCATTCATTAATGACTCTACAACACCCTTAACATCATCTCTAGTTAATTTGTCGTTTGGTTCAAATACATATGGTTTTGTGATTTCGCCTAGTCTTTCTCTAATATACGCTACAAGTCTTGCTACGTTAATTCTATCTAAAGCACTAGCAGAAGCATGTCTTGTTTTGTTACCAAAGTTAAGTATACCAGTTCCCGGAATAAACGTAATTGGATTAATCTTGTTCTCATATAGAGTATCTCTCAACGATTCTCTAATACCAGTAGTTTGGAATTCACCAGTAGCACTATCTATGTGTCCTAACGCTGTAGCATTATCTACGCCACCTCGTCTTGTACCTGCTGGAGCAAACCAAGGATAACTAGCGTCATCTGAACGTAAAACTGTTCTTAATGCCATGTGTGTTGGTGGAACAACAATAGAGTTTCCATCTAAGTCTGTAGTTTTACCCGATGGATAAAACACACCTAAATAAGTATCTGCTGTAACCAAACCATTGTCATTGTTGTCAAGTGCTAGTTTAGTGTTCTTAGCCCAATTTTGTACGTCTGTACTATTTGGTGCTAGTCTCATTGGAGCATCTCCAAGAACAAAACCTGTGTTACGTCTTTCGTTATTAAGAGCAACTAAGTTCTGCATAAGCTCAGGATATCCAGGAGCAACTAATAAGTTAAAGTTACGCTGTTCTTCACGAATCTCATCCGACTTAGAAACTGCTGATTTCATCGATGATACAATAGTGTTACGTTGAGCATGTCTACCTACATAAGGAGAACCATCATTTTGTAATCCAGAAACAGTTACCCAAGCATTTGTTTCTGTAGGGAGTACAGAATCTGGATAATCAGTAGCATTAAAATATGCTTTTTTGTACTCTTTAACGTTGTTCGAACTACGTCTTAAGTTAAATGCTAACATACCTCTTGGATACAAAGTTGCCTTTGGAGCATCAATATCCACATAGTTACTTGTTAACAAAGTTTTAACAGTTGTCATTGACGACGTTGTCACATCATCAGTAGCACTATCATGGAATCTAAAGTCAGCAAACACAATGCCTGCTTCTGTAGTTTGGTCTGTTGTATCAATAGCAACCCATTTATCTACAGATGCAACACTTTGCCATCTTGAGATTTTAAAAGTATCTGGTGCTGAACTATCAACCCATAAATCACCGTGTACTAGTGCTGTTGAATCAGACTGTAAAGTTGGTGCTGTTGCCGAAACAATAGGACCATTTGGTGAAGTATTTGATAAGTTATATCCCCTAGCATCACTTGACACATTTTGATATGCTTTCCAAGTGCTAGTTCCGTCGTGTATCATAATATCTACATCAGAAACTGCGGCATTGAACCAGTTAGTACCTGCAACTGGATCAGCTGTAGGTTGTGTAATACTAGCTGAATAAGTGTAAGCCTGCCAGTTAGATATAATAATATCTGAGGCGTTGCCTGCTCTTGCTGTAGTTAATGCTGAAGTAATACCAATATCTGCTATTGGTGTTCCTGTACCGTCTTTAAGTACAATCTTACCACCTAAATCATGTGTTAATGTAATAGCATTTGTAGTAGTATCTCTTGATACCGTTAAGTTAGTAATATTTTTTGCTGTTAAATCAGTAACAAAAGTTGAAGCAGTAGCACCACTCATTGTAACTGTCACTGCTGATGTTAACGTTGCTGTCTTATCTGACATTTGAATTGTAAATGCATCACTTGCTGTAAGTGTTGGACTTGCTGTACCTGTTACAGTAGTAGCACCCTTAACAAGCCTTTTAAAGAACTTGTAACTACCTCTACTGTTATCTTCAACATCGTATCTAACATATAAAGTATCAGCCGCAATATTTACACCGCCACCTGATGCATCTAAGGCAAAGTTTGCTGATTCATCGTTGTTATACAAATTAGCCGCGTTTGCTTCAAACAATTTAGTAGTAACGTTATAAGTTTTAAGACTAAAACTAGCACCTTTATTAGGTGTAGTTGACTTAATCCAAACAGATCCAGTTGGTCTTGTAACAGTATCTGCTGTTTTCCATTCTGGAATAGTTGTGTGTGCCTGTACATCAAATTTAGGACAATAATAAGTGCCAGCAGTCATGCCAACGTCAGCTAGTATCGTGTGTCCCGATCCATCCGCTATAACTATTGCATGATTTGTAGCAGATGTATTAGCGTAAAGTTCTAATTTATTGTTAACAACTGCCGCTGTAACACCTGTCACTGCCGCTGTATTAATATCAGCCGCTAATGAACTTACTGTAGTGCCCGAAGCTGTAACTGTAGTAGAATTAATTACAACAGTATCACTTGCTGATATTGTTGCTGAACTAACAGATCCTGACAATGTCGGATGTGCTATTTGCCATGCTAGTGTTCCAGTTTGTACCCATGTATTATCTCTATTTTTGTAAAAGAGTTTATTTGATGTTCCGGTGGCCATAATCGCATAAGTTCCTACTGTACCGTAAGAAGTCTTAGGGGTAGCAGGTGAACCCGATACATCATTAGTATCAGTAATTACACTAGGTACTACGTTAGTAAATAATTGTGTAGATTCGTTCCATACATGAACACCGAATAATGTCTTACTAACATCAAACCACTGTGTGCCTGTTGCAGGTGCGCCTGTTGGCCTTCCTGACTTAGTAATCATTTCGCTTAGATTTACGTCTGCTCTTAATACATATGCTCTATTACTAATACCTAGTACACTATAAGCTGACATAAGTCCGTACTCATTAACTTCACTACCGTGAAGTGCTGTACCACTTGTATTTTTGTAAAAGTTTGGTTCGCCGTAAGTTGTTACTAACTCTCGTTGTGAACCAATTAAATATGTTTTATTTGCTGTTGCTTTGGTTGTGCCTGCCGCTGTTGCGGTGCTAGTACCACTAGTTTTGTCTTGGGCTGTTGCGACAACAATAAAAGGGATCGTTCCAGCCGCCGTTGGAGCGTACTGTGATTCGTCTGATATTGTAACGTCTATACCCGGTGATATAAGTGCCATTTTATTTTGTCCTCAGTTAAAAAAGTTTATATTATTATACATTGTATTTAGCGATTTCATTTAAAAACCGCCTAAACTAGACACCTTTATAAAGGGCACCGCCGTATAAATACTAGTATGACTAGGCCAGTATGTATATCATGTAATGCTCCAGCGGCAATTAATTACAACAGAAAAGGAAAAACTTACTATCGTAGGTTTTGTGATAGCTGTATACGACAAAATAAAAAGCCAAATTTGTTCAAAGTACACGGATATCAAAAGCAAAGTACTTGTGATCATTGCGGGCATCAAAGCAGATATCCTGAAAGTTTTTTAATTTATTATTTAGATGGGAATAAAGATAATACTAGGATAACAAACCTTAAAACCGTTTGCCTTAACTGTAAAGTGATTCTTGGTCGGATCGGGTGGAATAAGATTGCTGGTGATCTAACACCTGATCTATAGAGTATTGTAGTGTTTCAACTGTATCATTATTTGTAAGTAACACATCAAAATCCCAGCCTGCCCATCGCCATTCACTACGGTGTACATCTGGATGTGCTCTTGCTACTGGATTATCTTCTGGTGGATTAGTATGTAGGTTATTAAGTTTGCCTGCCATTCCCCAATACTCTGGTTCTTTTTCTCTCCACACTTCCCATGTAAAGCCTTTAAGCCCTTTAACCATTTCAAGTTCATTAAAGAATCTACAGTCAGGTATTACAAAATTTTTATCTGGGTTTTCTAATATCTGTTGTTTAACTAAACTAACCCAAATGCCGTCATAAAATCCACGTCTTAAACATTCAGTTCCGTATAGTTGTAATACAGTTCTAGGTGTTATTTCTTTACCTGTTTCAGTGGACCAATACTCATCAATTTCTTCTCTAAACTCTCTTGATTCAACTGTATCACCTTCAAGCAATGCCCTATCCCAGCCAAACAGAGTTGATACGCCATCCTTTAATCTGTCGGCGAAACTTAATTTTATAAAGTTATGTTTGTCTACTAAGTAGTCAGCAACGGTGCCTTTACCGTTGCCTATTAACCCACATACACCTATAATCATAATGATATCCAAGACTTTGTTAATCGTTTTGAAACAATTAATCTTATTAACCAAAATACACTAGTATAAAATAATGTACCTAATAAAGTATTCTGGAAAAATGGTATTGCCATAGTATAACATAATATTAAACCATCTAACGTTTTAGGATACATATCATACATGGCCCATACAGCAAAATTTGTAACTATAAAGAATATTATACTAGCCAAAACAGCATTACCAAACACATTTCTGTACCTTAATTGAGTCGCTAATATTACAGCACCATAAGTCCAAAACATCATGCTATGGAAACCCCAATATAAATCGCCAATTAACATAGCACCTAATGTTACAGGTATTGCTACTAATTTATTCTTCATTATTAAAGGAACAAATATTGCTACTGCTAGTATAGGAGTAAAGTTCGGTGGATGTGGTATTATTCTACTCAACCCAAGCAAACAAGCAAAGCCTAAAATCCAAAGTATCTTCTCTACCATGCGTATGTTACTCCTACCCAAGTTTCTGTTCTAGCAAATGTATTTGTTAATGTATTACTGACATACCCACTAAAGCCAGAGTCTCCAAACACTTTACTAACACCTAATGTTTGACTAGAAAACTCTTGCCATTCGCCTTCGTTCTTAAATAATTGCCAAGTTGCCGAATGATTAACTGACATAAATCCATCTAGTACCGGTGTACTAGACCCAAAATAACCGTAATTAAGATCACTTTCCATTCCGTTTTCTACTGTGACATAAAAAGAGGAGTCACCTATAGCCTCTGCTTTTACTGATGTTGCGAAAAGCATAAAAACACATATCATTATTTTTATCATACTACTATTATACTATAGTCAGTAGGCTGTTGTCAAGTAGTTTATTCGATTAAATAGCAGTATGGACGAATTTATTAAAAAAACCCAAACAGTACTCACATACCAGGCAGGTATGGGTGGTGAATATATTGCTTCTATGAAATCACCAGCTGTTGCCCATTTAGTTGATGAGAATAATAGGTGGGTGCTTCATTGGATTCCTGCAGATCATTTTTTAAAAAATGAAGCGAAAAAAATACAGCCATTACCAACTGACTTTACAGTTGAACAACGGTTAACTTTTAAAACACAGAAAGAAGCAGTTGAGTATTTACACAGCAACGGAATAGAAGTTCACAACGATTTTACACATTGGGGTACTGAACTATACGATGCTTGGCTATGTGCTCATTGGCATTTTGGATTATGGGAAGACCATTGGCGATGGATCGACTGGGATAATGATAATTGGTTAACTCATTGGGGTCTATGTTCAGCATTTAAAATTCAGAAGCTCGACGAGTTTTGGACTGAGGGTGCTACCGTAGGATTTGATTATTATTTTAATGGGTCTGTTAACAGTATTAAATCATATAGAGAATACTATCGTAAATATTTCCCTAATAGCAGTTTTAACATAGATAGAGAAGATGGCAACTCAATTAACTATAAAGATTGGGCAAAGAAAAATATAGAAGCACTACATAAGCAAGATGCTTATAAAAATAATCTTATACCAGCTGATATTTTAGAAAAGTTTTATAACGTATTTTAAACATACGTTACATCTTTATCGTTTTTACACTCTTTACCGCAATGTGGACAAAATAATTTTTTGGGGATCCACTCGTCCATAGTAGCAATAGACCAAAACCCATTACAGCGTTTACAAGTAAAATGCCAAATTGTTTCTTTTGATGTTTGGATTTGAAATTATCCTATAACGAAACTTAACGGTAAACCGCCTTCAACATAGTTAAGTAGATCTTGCTCTAACTTGTCAAGCTCTGCCATAGCCTCTTGTTTTAATTGGTCGCCGTTCATAGTGGTGCCGCCTTGCGGTCCTGCAATAGTGGCAAATTTGCTTCTAGCTTCACCTAACATATACTTACATTGTGCTTTTGTATAATCATATATCCAAGGTTGGCTTCTATGATCCTTTAAAAGTGTTAAATCTGGTTTAAAGTTATAAAGCCAAAGTAAAACAGATTCACCTGTTCCATTTACTTTCCTAACTATTGTAAGTTTTTTAGATACTGGATTAAATGTAAAGTTAATATGGCCGCCAAACATTCTAGCAGTTAGTTCTTGGTATTGACTAAACATTTCATACGTTGCTAAACCGCCTACTCGTCCCGCTTGCATCAAATACGTGTTAACGTATCCTGCTTCAAATGGTTCAAAGCTGTTAGCACCGTCGCCGTCACTTGATCCAATAGTTCTACGAAACACTTGCCTAACTTCAGTTACAATGCTAGGTAGTGTATATTCTTGTGTTTCCTTTACTAGCTCTAAAAAGCCGTAACTCTCTTCTACGCCATTAGAACTACGTTGACGATATACTGAGGTTGCCTTTTTAAAAGCTATATCATAGTGTTGTGGATCTAATTCCACATCCACCATGCCATCACCTAAGCTAAATCGAACATAATCAATGAGAGATTGCTTTTCAGTCTGGAGTTCTGTGTTTGCCATTTTGGATTCCTACTTTAATAGTAGTATTTAGCTCGTTAGCAAAAGGATTGTATCGAGGTTTATACGACCGTTTAGTTTAGTCTCAGTAACATTAAGTGACTCAAAGAATTTTTTGCGTTGTATTTTACCAAGTTTCTTAAATTCAGCCATTTGCTCTATTGGCTTACGAAGGGTCTTCTGTACACTTTCTATCTCAGAAAAACGTATTAATGTTGTTCCTTTAACCTCTAATCCAGTACCAACACGTTGCTGTTTAAGAGGATCTTTCGATGTCGTAACGTAATATCCTAACTTTCTTGTTTTTGTGTTATATACCCAAAGCTCGTTAGCCTTAATAATGTTAACAGGATTAATACTTACAAGAGCAGTTTTTTCATCAGACGCTTTATATTTTAGTTTTGTTATTAATTTTTCAGCACTCTTAGGTTTTACTTTACGAGATTTTCTAGTAAGTTTAGCAGTATCAAGCATCATGTCACAAGCATCTACAATTAATTTATAAGCATCATACCTACTTTTTATTTCTGCTTTAGTAAAGGCACTAAAACATTCCTCTAATTGACTTCTCCAGTCTTGCTCTTGTTCTGTTAGTTGATCTCGTTGCTTACGAGTAGGAGGATTAAGTAATTCGTGTAATTCGTTAAAGCCTGGTTCGTAAAAAGTTTTAATAATTTTAGCATGGTTGCCTTTACACTCATGTACTTTTAACCAATTTAAAGGTTTAAACTCTGTTAAATCTATAATGCCGGCGCCTGCTTCCATGACATCGTCAATTTCTACTGTCATATTAATAGCCGCTTGATATAGTCTTTCTTGTATTGTGGGCTGATAAACATTAATCTTTGATTTTTCTTGTTTTGCTTTTTCTTCTACAAGAGTTTTACCTTTTTCTATGCCTTTTGCTATTTGAACTTTAATCCAAACAATTGAAGGATTAATATTTCCCATAGTGCCGGATAGAGTTTGCCAATATTCATCTTCTTTAGCATTAAAGTCAGGCATTCCAATTGTTAACATACGACAAGTTATATGTGCTGTTGTACCTATAACATAACTAGGTGTTTCTTTGGCACATTTTATATCTTCTGTGCTATAACCATTTGCCTTCATCCATTCAAATGTATGTTTAGCTAGTTCATCTGGTTTAAATGTATGATAATACCAAGCACTGGCTCCTTGCTTAAAGGTATGGAACTCCTTGCCGGACATTTCTTCCCAGCCATCCCATGATGGTTCTAACAGCTTATCTGCCGCTGTTACTCTTTGAGCTGTTTTCTTACGTTTAGCCAAGTTGTTCTCCTGTTTAATGTTTATATAGTCAGGTTATTAAAAAATAGGGCAATAATGTGTAATCTTTTACTATTTACACATACTATAACATCATTAGGAAATTTGTCAACCGATAAATAATGTTACTACAGGATAGGAAAAAAATATGCCAAGAATCTCAATGTGGAAAGAAAACAAAACGTTTGATTATAGTTTCCACGACAACCGAATACGTGAAATGTTTACTATCGGTGGAACCGGTGTTAACATACACAAATACTTAGGTACATTTGAACAAGCGGCAGGTGATGCTACCCAACCAAAGTATGATACTATTACAGAAAATCGTATACAAGACTTACTATTCTTAGAAAATAGAGATAGGAAGTATGATCAATCAATATATCAAATGAGAGGTCTGTACAATGTACAAGATATTGATTTTGACTTAACACAATTTGGTTTATTTTTAGCAAACGATACTCTTTTTATAAACTTCCACTTAACTGACATGATGGACTTGATAGGTAGAAAATTAATGAGTGGCGATGTATTAGAGTTGCCACACTTACAAGATTTTTATCCGTTAGACTCAGATCTGCCTGCGGCATTAAAACGTTTTTACGTTGTACAAGACGGTTCTAGAGCGGCTGAGGGTTTTAGTCCTACTTGGTATCCACACTTATGGAGAGTTAAATGTACTCCATTAGTTGATAGTCAAGAATACAAAGATATACTAGGAACAAATGATGATTCTAGTAGTTTAAAGAGTTTATTATCTACGTATAAGAAAGAATTAGAAATCAATACTGCTATTGTAACACAGGCTAACGTTGAAGTTCCTAAATCAGGATACGATACAGAAAAGTTTTATGTTGTGCCTACTAACACAGACGGTAGTTTAGCACTTGCTACAAGTAAAACAGCAGATACTACAAAAGCTAAAGCAAGTTCGTCTACAGTAAAAACAGATGAAACAGCAATTACACCGCAAGGCAACATAAACGGTTATATGACCGGTGATGGATTAGCGCCAAACGGATTTCGTGTAACACCAGGAATACAATTCCCTACAAGTCCATTAGATGGTGAATATGTGTTAAGACTTGACTATATGCCTAACAGATTATTTAGATATAGCGGTAGCCGTTGGATTAAAGTAGAAGATGCTATTCGAACAACACTAGATGGTGTCGGAACTACACAACAAGATACGTTTGTTAATAATACATCAACATATATAAACAATAAAGGTGTAGAAAAATCAGGTAAAACCGGATTAAGTAAAGCACTAGAACCTAAGGCAGACGAATAATGAAAACTTTTTTTTACGATCAACAGATTCGCCGATTTATTCTACAATTTGTTAGAATGTTTTCACATTACCAAGTAGAATTTGGTAAAGGTAGAGACGGTACGATAACATTATACCAAGTTCCCGTAAGATACGGTGACTCTAGTAGGCAGGCTGCCGCTATTATGAAACATAATAGTGAAAACGGTATTCCGACAGCACCTCTTATGACTGTTTATATTAGCGATCTACAATACGATCGAGACAGAATGCAACAACCTAGTCACATTGATAAAATAAATGTCAGAACAAGGGCAGTAGACCAAAACACTGGCGAATATACCCAACAACAAGGAGAAGCATATACAGTTGAACGACACATGCCTACTCCGTACAGATTAAATATGAACGTTGACATATGGACAACAAACACTGAACAAAAATTACAGTTACTAGAACAAATTTTAACACTATTTAATCCTGATTTAGAAATACAAAGCACCGATAATTATATAGATTGGACTAGTTTAAGTTATGTCGAGTTAACTGGTCAAACATTTACTAGCAGAAGCATACCATCAGGCACAGATGATCAGATAGATATTGCTACATTACAATTTAGTATGCCTATATGGCTAAGTTTGCCTGCTAAAGTTAAAAAATTAGGAGTTATTAGAAGCATTGTTAGTGGCATACACGACAACTCTGGTTCTCTTAAAGAATTAGATATGGGTCTTATATACGGTGATAGGATTTCTATTACACCTCATCAATACGGTATTATATTGTTGAACGGCCAAGCACAATTAACAGACTCAGCTGATGCTGTTAATACAGGCACGTCGACTGTTGTAAGTAAAAGCACTAGTGGAGCGAGACCTGATTGGACCTCTGTCATTAACAACTGGGGCAAACTAACAACGGCAGGTAAGGCTACTCTCGCAAACGGAACTAGTCAATTAAGAATATCGATTACAGCAGAACCTGATAGCCCAGAAATAGTCGGTACAGTAGCATTACACCCAACAAACCCAGATACATTGCTGTTTACTGTCGACACTGACACTATTCCTACAAACACATTAGGTCCTATTAATGCTATCGTAGACCCTAGCAAAAAAGGACCTGGGTCGGGGTTAGTTGCCTCTGCTGACGGACAACGATACCTAATTATAACAGATATCGGTGCGGCAAGCAACACAGATGGCGCTGATGCTTGGAAGGGTGCTAGTAACGAAGATTTGATAGCCACAGCGAACGATATAATACAATACAAGGACAATATCTGGCAAGTAGTATACGATGCTTCTACTAAGAGTGCTAGTACTGATTACCTAACTAACACAATAACCGGAATTCAATATAAATGGGACGGATCAAAATGGATAAAAAGTTACGAAGGAGAATACGAAGCGGGAAGATGGCGACTGGTACTTTAAATAGTGTTGGTTGCTTATTTTGGGCTCGTAAAACAAATCGCTTTCTATTTGTTTTAAGAAATACTAAAACATATAAATTTACCTGGGCACTAGTTGGCGGTAAAGTCGAGGTTGATGAGACTGTTTATCAAGCAATGTGTAGAGAAGTTGAAGAAGAACTAGGATCGTTGCCCGACATTGTTAAAACTATCCCTATAGAAAAATTTACACACAAGAAAAATAACTTTGTGTACGAGACATTTGTTAATATTATTGAAGATGAATTTATACCAGAGTTAAATCACGAACACGTAGGATATGCTTGGGTAGATGTAGATCATTTTCCAAAACCGCTTCATCCTGGATTGTATAATACTCTTAATATTGATGCTATTAATGAAAAATTAAAAACACTAATAAGTCAGTACAGAGTTTCTTATACCTCAACTGTGTTTAAAAGAGCCTATATCTAATTCCTGTACAAACTCCCTGTACGGTATATACCTTACATTTTTATACCACTTATAATCATCAGGATAGCCATTTTGGTTATTATCAACTATAGTAAATGAGATATCAGGATATGCTCCAAATATTTGACACATATTTGCTTCCCATTTAACACTTGATATTGAATGCTTTTGAGGTTGATATCCTGGGGAGCCTGAATATATATTACTATTATATCCCTCACCGGCATGCTGTCCTTCAAAACCTAACATATAGATATTCTTATGCTTGTCAAATGCCGCTAGATAAAGAGCCATTGCGCCGGCATTCATTTGTACATTGTAAGGCACTAAGTGAAATTTACCCGGGTGTGCTAAACAATTAGGGGCGGTAGAATACACAATACGTTCTTTAGAATACGGTTTGTCTGAATATTCAGTACTATTGGCTAATTCTTCTGTAAGATCCCTACCAGTAGCAACTAAAAAATCGCATTGAAACTCCCTAGACAAAGCATTACAGCCGTAAGTCTGAATTGCTTTTGACCCCAATACACCACCTCTGTGGCCAGATAATAAATTTATATTAAACCCGTTTCTAGTTTCACCGTTGCCGATAACAACAGCATAACCCATATGGGTATCGTTGTATACCGTTCGTGGTATCCATTCTCTTGTTTCTTTACGTTGATTATTTTCGTACTTTATTGATGTAATAAAAAATTCACCATCGTACTGGTCACTGTTTTTTCCTAGCATAACATTACTTATTATCCAATCTATCTGCTGTAGTGTTTATTGGTAAAAAAAGGGCGACATAAAGCCGCCCTTTAGATATCTTAGTTTTTGTTAGCTTCTTACATTCTGCCTACAACAACTTCAATAGTACCTTCACCTTCGTGATCTTCTAATGCTTTACCAATTACTTGGCCCATCTTAGGATCATCTTCAGATCTCGCCGCACCATTTCCAGCACTTACCATCATATCGCCCTTCTTGACAGATCCTTGTACTTTACAAGGTACTCTACCAACTAAAGCTACAGCACATTTGTGCTCCGCTTCAAGACCGTTATTCATTAAGTAAGCAGGGTTAGATGTTACAACGCCAGCTACTGATTTACAACCATCTGTATCACATTCTGATACTTCCTGGTCTCCACCAAAGTGTACAACTGTTCCAGGAGCGTATTCTGCATCTGCTGAATACATCTCTGCCAAGTCAGCATATTGTGCCGATGTAGCAGTACCTGTTAGTGTAGCAACGTGCATATTAGCGTATGAGCTAACTGTTACGTTACCAGATGTAGTACCGTCTTCTGAAGTATTAATAGCCGCAAATTCATCAGCACTTTCGTCCCAAATCATTGCCGTATTAGCACTTGAACCACGTTCTACAACCCAACCACTATCAATAGCAGGAGTACCTGTTTGTCCAGAAGCCCAAATCTGTAATGGATCAGCAACAGATACTGTTGTTGAACTAACAGTAGTTGTTCCACCGCTTACAGTTAAGTTTCCAGAAACAATCATGTTTCCTGTACATGTAGCATCGTCATTTAACTGAACAACACCTGAACCATTTGACTGTAGTACTAAGTTTTGGTCTGTAACACCATTACTGATTAAGTTACCAGTTGTTGTTACGTTTCCTGACTTAGAACCATCTGGAAGTAAAATACCTGTAGCATTCTGATCTGAGTGAGCAGTTAATGTTACACCACTTCCTAGTTCAGCTGTTTTAAGTATTTGTATTCCAGCACCTGCTGACATCTGTAATAAACCAGACCCAGAACCACCGTTTACACTTAGGTTTTGGTTAGCATCAGTACCCATAGTAATTGTACCACTATCATCTTGTAGTACTTGCTTACCATTAACGTATAATGATCCAGAGGATACATACAAATCTTTCCATTGGGCGTTTGAGGCGCCTAAATCAAAACCTGTTGTTCCGTTGGAGTTAACGTTTGGTATAAGGCCAGCCGCAGTAAATTTACCAATTGCAGTACCTGCCACTGTAAACTGAATTTCGTCAGCGTCAGCAGTAGTTTCAACATTAATGCTTGTGTCAGCATCAGTGTCTTGCATAGCAGTAATTGTACTTGTAGTAGTTAGTACTCTAGCATCAATAACATCGCCGGAAGCCGGAGCTTCTGTAAATGTTAATGTAGTTCCACTTGTCGCATAAGCTGTAGTTGGAATTTGTACCACACCGTTTATTGCTACTAATGTAGTCGATGTAGTTCCAGCTGAACTTAATGTAAACGTAGTATCAGATCCATCACCGTTAAATGCGTCTGCTGTCATGACCGTAAAGTCAGCTCCAGCGTTCCATTCAGAACCAGTGTAGATTTCTTGAGCACCAATTGTAGTATTGAATCTATACATACCAGCAACTGCAGAACTCGGACGTTGTGCCGTTGTTCCAACTGGTATAATCATAGAGTCAGTAGCAGAGATATGTAATGTAGCGTCGGTAGTCGGCGAAGCCGTTCCCATTCCTATATTACCGCTTGAACCTTGTACAAAGAATGCGTTAGCATCATTGTCCGATTCGATTCTTACGTCAACATCAGCTGATGATTCGTTAAACACAATTTCTTGTCCAGCTGGAGCTTCAATTATAAGTTTTCCAGATTGTCCAGTAATTGTATTACCATCAATTCCAATGTTATCAACATCTAATGCCGTAGTAGTTAGTGTAGTACCATCAAATGTTAAGTTAGCACTATCTTCGATAGCACCACTTGTACCTGCTGTTACAACACGTCCACTTGTTAAGTCTTCAATTACAGCAGAAGCTAATGTAGCCTCGCCGTCGGCTTCAAAAGCCGCACTTGCTGTAAGTTTACCTGTTACGTCTAACGTACCACCAACTGCTGTGTTACCACTAGCATGAGCTACTGTGAAACTTGAAGAAACACTAAATGTAGTTCCGTCAAATGTTAAGTTAGCATCATCTTCTAAAGCACCACTTGCACCAGCAATAGTAATTCTATTGTTAGTTAAGTCAGATACTGTAGCAGAGTTCATTGTAACGCCCGAAGCCGCTGCAACTAATGCTGTAGTTGAATCAACTTCAACAGTAAAGTTTCCTGTTCCACTATCTGAAACCGTAGCAGTAGTATTACCTTCTACTAGTCGTGTACTATCTTGAGAATCAACATACGCCTTAGTAGCCGCATCTTGAGCCGAACTTGGATCAGCAACGTTTCTAACTCTGTTAGCACCCATACTTACTACTTGAGAACCAGCAACTGTTACCGCACCATTAAGTGCCGTAGCCGCCGAAGCTGTTAATGTACCGCCAACTGTAGCCGCTCCATCAACATCTAAAAGTCCACCCATATGTAAGTTTTCACCAACACCTAAACCACCTAACGTCACAATCGAACCTGACGTATTAGATGTAGATGTTGTTGTTGCCGAAGCAGTAATAACACCTGTAGAGTTAGTTGTACCAGCAATCAATGTGTTACCAGATGTAGCATTTACTGTCATCTTGTTAGTAGCAACACTAAAGTCACCAGCAATATCACCAACACCACTAATATTAAGTGTAGCACCAATGTATTCACCAGTTGTAGTTAAGTTAGTACCGTCATATGTTAAACCTGCACCATCTTCAAGTAAACCTGAAGTGCCTGCTAATACAACACGTCCTGATGTTAAAGCACTAGAAGTTACAGAACCAACAACTATATTACCTGCTGTTCCTGACATTACTTCTGAACTGTTAGTAACACCTGTTAAGTAAACAAACGCATCTGCTGAGTTGTCATATCCAAAAAAGCCAACTTTAGCACTACCATCATAGTATTGAAATTCAATACCACGATCTTTACCATCATCACTACCAGGAGCAGAGTCGCCACCTAGTGTAAAGATTGGATCATCAATAGTTACTGTAGTTGAGTTAGTTGTAGATGTAGTACCGTTAATGGTTAAGTTACCAGTAACAATTAGGTTGTCGCCAACCGTAACATCAGCACCACTAGAAGCAATTGTGCTACCAGTAATGGATAAGTCAGCCGCAGTAAATACCGCTGAATCAAAACTACCAACTTCAACACCGTCATTTGTAAACGTAATCTTACCGTCTGCACCAGTGTCAGTTACAACAACACTTGAGTTAAGTTTGCTGATTGTGTCACCTGCCGCTGATACTGCGTTATCCGCATATATCTTAGTAGCAAGGTCTAAGTTGTCGCTTGGTGAATAAGAACTGTGAGCTCTTATTTGTAACGCACCTGCCGCTGTAGCACCAACTATTAGAACGTCAGTTGACGTACCGGCAACCATTGCGTTAAGTACAATTGCGCCGTCTTCTGTGCCATCAGTTACATCTATAGATTTACCTGAAATTTCAGCAAACTGAGTATCAGCATCACCGTCATCATAGCCAGTCCACGTAATTGAACCTAAAGCATCACCGTCTGCTTCTGAACCACTTTGCTTTTGGAAAGATAAATTACCACCTTCACCGTCAGCATTAGTATTAAGCAATGTTAATTTAGGCTTTGAACCACCTGATTGTGACATTAAAATGTCAGAACCAATAGTACCAGTAATTGTTATAGCGTCGCCTGTTGCGTCACCTAAAGTTACAGCACCATTTAAAGTAGTAGCGCCAGCGACTGTCAAAGCACCATCTATATCAGCGAGACCGCCCATATGTAGGTTTTCTGTTAGTCCTAAACCACCATCAATAATTACAGCACCAGTAGTGTTACTTGTTGCTGTTGTAGTAGCGTTAAAGTTAGTAACGCCTGTTACGTCTAAAGTACTTCCAACAACAACGACACCTGCCGCTGAGGCAGTAAAGTTACCGCCAATGTCTAAAGCACCTGTTGTTACTATTTGTCCGCCTGCATAAACATCTTCAGCAACACCTAAACCACCGTCAATAATCACAGCACCTGTTGTGGCACTAGATGAAGCAGTAGTATTGTTAAAGTTTGTCGCGCCAGTTACATCTAATGTACCGCCTACAGTAGTATTACCTGTAGCCGCCACAACAGCAAATTCACTGCCATCGCCAACTGCGAACGTAGTACCATCAAAGTGTAAGTTAGCGTCGTCTTCGACAGCGCCAGATCCACCTGCTATTAGTACTCTGTTATCTGTTAAGTCTGTTATTTTAGCAGAAGCTAAAGTAACGTCGGAAGCCGTAGCAGTAAATACTGATGTTGAATCAAGTTCCATTGTTACAGAACCAGTTCCGCTATCGCTTACTGTTACAGTTGTATTTCCTTCTACAAGACGTGTAGCTGATCCCAATTGAGAATCAACGTAGGCTTTTGTAGCCGCGTCTTGAGCCGACGATGGATCCGTGACGCCAGTAATTCTATTACTGCCTGCCGCGATGTTCCCTGCCGGATTTAGTGTAAAATCTCCTGAACTAGTGGTTATTCCATTAGCATCAAGAGTAGTATTGTCAACAATTAAAGAACCAGCTTGTAAAGCCGAATACGCTGAAATGGTAACATTACCTGCTGTTGAGCCTGTTTCTGACGTGGATCCTACAACGAATTGATCGGCACTTTCGTCCCAACCTATAAATACGTTTGTATCATCTCCACGCTCTGTAATCAAACCAGTGTCTACTGACGCTGAGCCTGTTGCTCCAGAGGATAGTACCATCAAAGGATCCGCTACTGTAGTATTCGTACTGTTTACAGTAGTAGTAGTTCCTGAAACTGTTAAGTTACCAGATATAGTTAAGTTCGAACCATATGTTATTGAATTAGCAAGTTTTCCAGCCGTAATCGCATTATTTGCAATTTTGCCTTCTGTTACTGCTAAATCAGTAATCTGATTCGTTTTTATTCTAGTTACAGCCATTTTCACAACTCCTTTATTTAAAGATTGTAAGGTTTCTTTGTATAGTTATTTATACAGTTTTGGCCAAAGTTATGTAGGTAGTTAGAATTTTAGTGTAAATTAACCCATGATCCGCCAGCATATCCCTGGAACTTGTCATCTGTGGAGTTATATATTACAGTACCGTTTGAAGGTGATGTAGCGTTTCGTTGTGTTGTAGTATAACTAGCAAATTGTACTAGTTGAGCATGTGTTGTTACTGTTGATGTCACCGTTAACTTGTCAGATCCTGCTACTTTTATATGTACTGTATCGTTGTCTGCTGTACGTTCTACTTCTATTTTAGTGTCACCATCAGCATCTTGTATCTTATCTAAAGTTGTAATACTTGAGAAAGTTTTTACACTAATTTTGTCACCAGTTGCCGGTGCTGTTGTAAATGTTAGAGTTGTTCCGCTTACAGTATAATCTGTTGTTGGCACTTGAACTACACCGTTAAGTGATACAAAAACAGTATTAGTAGAAGCACTATTACTTAAAGTAAATGTAGTATCACTAGAGTCACCATCAAATGTTTCATGTGTTAATGTTGCTGAAACAGAATCGCCCACTTCTTCCCAAGTAGCATTTGTAAAAACTTCAACTACATCTAATGTTGAGTTATATCTAATTTCACCCTCTGTTGGTGAACTAGGTCTTTGTGCTGTAGTACCAACTGGTAACAACATCGAACCTGTAGAATCAATTTTAACGATACCTGTTCCTTGAGGTTCAAGTATAAGGTGTGAGTTTGTTGGAGTATAAAGTGTAGTATTTTCTGCTGTTATGTCTCCTAAAGAACTACTTGCTCCACCTACACCAAATGTTCCTGTGTATCTTGCTCCAGAAACATAAATTGATTTGCCTGAGAAATTAACACCATATGGTAAGTTAGCACCGATAAAGTGTATAACACCTGATTGGTAATCAAAGAACCATTCGTCATCATTACCAGAACCTGTAGCATATAATTGAGTACCGCCACTTGCGGCCGTACCAGCATTTCCTGATGTATGTACATAAACTTTTAGTTGGTATGTTGACCCTATCTCAGGTGGTATCCAATCTGTTAAACCCGTCTTCCATGTTCTATTTGCTGTTGCTGAACCATCTACTGTACATTCATCCGGAGCTGTCGTAAGATAGACTGTTACTACTGCTGTGTTTGATCCTGGCATAACAGCAGGTATATCACTTGCTTGTTGCCAAACTTTGTCACCTCTTAATAATAACGGAGAGGATATAGCTTCGTTAGGTGCTTTCTTGGCCGCATTAGTGTCAGTTTTAGTGGCACCGTAACCTAACTTCTTCCAAAGGTAATCTACTTTTTTGCTATCAGTAATTGCCATTAAGCATCCTCAATCTCTAAAGCAGTTAACGAATCGCCACTTACTAGTTTGATTCTAACTAAAACAGTATTACCCGTAGTGTTAGCCATATTTTCAGCACCCAATGTTAATGTGCTACTATCATTTGATACTGTTGACCCTGTAGGTATTCTGTCGCCTGACGTTTGGGCACAACCGTTACCACCGTTACCACCGTTGCCTGTATCACTACCAGGAACACCACTACCAGCATAAGTGTCTGTGGCGTCTAGCCAACCACTTAAACCACTAGCACTATCTATTGCTGAACCAGGAGCCGCAATCCACACACCTGTTAATTTTCCACTAAACTTAAATTTAAAGTTAGCCGCTGGTGTTCTACGGAAAGCAAAAGTATAATATTGTGCTCCACTTCTACCTGTGTTTAAATCAGGCCCTGCTGGTAAGTAACCAGTACTTAAATCTGTTGTAAAGTGTTTTATTGTTCCCCAACGTGTAATTGCTTCTTGTGTTCCTGCTACTGTTTGAGAACCACTCCAAGGATTTGCTGTATAATAATTTGTACTTCCTGTGAAACTAGGTGTGTCATTTGCCGCACCAAAGCCTGTGATTCTTACACCGTCATCTGTATGTGTACTGCCGTTACCTAAGCTATTCGCAACCGGAATGGCACTTTCTACAATTCCGCTTGGTGTTGCTGTATGTACTTGTATTTTTGTTGAGCCTGTATTATATCCGCCTTGTCCGTTAACGTTTTTAGTTCTTGCTTTAATAGTTTGTACCGAGCTAACTGAACTGCTTGTAATAGGTACAGCAATAGTTCCTAATGTATAAGCACCTCCTACACCTGTGTTTGCTATTGGTACACTTGAATTTAAGAACGTACTTGCTCCGTCTATATTTGAATATGTATAATTGTTATTACTAATTACGCTACCACTAGTCGACTCGTCATTATCTGCTGGATCAACTTCATGAGGTGAACTTGTGTTTCTATAAGTTTGTCCTACAAGATTTGTTACTGTTGTTCCTGTAACATTTACACTAGGTGATCCCGAATTGTAATACGGTACACCTGAAATATATCTCTTTGATCCAGCAGTTCCCTCTGTTACCGTACCGATTGATGTAGTCGGCGTTGCTGTTAAATCATCTAAAACAAATCCTGGTTTGTTTGTAGCACCTGTGGCATTATGGCTTAAACCTAAATCATTATATCCCGTACTTAAACTTCCTAAACTGTGGCTAACTTTAGCACTAAACACTTGATAAAAATTACTTGGATATGTGCTTGATGATATTTGATCGTGGGCATCGCCTTCTGCTGTTACAACAAGACTTGTAAATGTTCCTGTCTCTCCAGTTGATGATGAAAAAGATTTTGATCCACTGGCGCCATTGTTAACCAATGCTGTAACTGTTCCTGTATAACTATTATAGGCATCTGAGGCAACACTTGTTTGTACTGAACTAGAACCTGTATATCTTGTTACACTAGAACCTTGTGCTGGTATATTGCCGCCACTTCTGTCAGTAGCACTTGCGGCTAAGTACGGGCTTGACCCACTGCTACTAGTAGACATTGATATAGTTTTAGCACTTAAATTAGCAGGTACCGACGGAGTCGCATTTATTTGGAATGTAATACCAGTATCATTATCTGTTTGTGCTGTTACGTCTGGTGTTGAAACAACACCTAAATTTAAATTATAATTACCGGTTGATTCTCCAGCAAAGTTATGAGTTAATGCTACCCCTACACTACCTGGCGTACTTCCGTTTTCAGTAACTACATCATTTGAACTGCCATCTGCCCAGTTAAATGTATATTGAGCAGAAGATGTTGTTGGTTTTGTAGCATTAGTAGTTGTAACCATTGCCCTGTTATTTCCAAATAAATCAGTAAAATCATATAAGTCATATTGGTTGTCGCCAGTTCTGTCACTTGTAACAATTGCTGTGCCCGTTACGTCTGCTCTGACGTCTGGTTCAAGGTGTACTGTGAAGTTAGAACTAGCAAATGGTGAACTAGTGTGACTACTTAATACTTCTAACTTACCTGTATAATCTACATTAGTACCTGCATCATTTTGAGAACTTGTTAAGGCATACGTGTGGCTTATTGTGCCAGCTGTGTCGCCCGATGCTCCACTACCAACATTAACTGTTTGCGTAGTTCCGTCACCAAATGTATATCTGTATTGTGTTCCGTATGTTGAATAAGAACCAATAGTATTTTCTGTATTATTTGTAAATGTTACAGGATGTCCACTTGTTCCTACTTCGTTAATTCCAGTTGTACTAGACAACCCAACAGTTGGCGTATGTGTATCGTAAATTTTGTGTGCTGTTGTAGTATTCCTAGGTATTTCGCTAGGTAGTGCTGTAGTATGACTGTCTAATGTTAGTCTTACCGTTCGTGTTTGTTCTTGTTCTGTACTTGCTGTAAATGTATGAGCCAATCTTGCTCCACCTACTCCACCAGCCACTGAATCACTATTTACAACATTATCTGATTCGCTGTCTGTCCAATCCCAAGTATATTGAATTGTTGCTCCGCTTGTATTTGTTGTATTGTTTTGGAAGTAAATTGTAGCATTGTCGTCCCATTGTGTAATAGGTGATCCACCTGCCGAGGCGGCATAAGCGGCAAATCCCATTATAGGAGTAGACGTATAGATAATAATATAACTTGCTCTTGTTTTAGCGTTTGTAGAACCTGTTCCGGCTCCGCTATTATTTTTTGCTGTTACTGTTACACTAAATGGTGAATTAGTATTTGAATTATAAGTGTGTGACGGTGTTGCATCTGTTGTATTAGTTGTTGCTGTTTCTCCAGTACCCCAGTCAATGTCATAATGTGTAGGGTTACCGTTTGCTGTAATTGTTAGTGTTACTGTAATACCAGCACCACCTGATGTTACGTCTGCTGTGAAGTCAACATTAGAAACAGCAGTACTATTAATAATATTATTTGATAATTCGTTTAGATCGTCAATTGCTGTACTAAGATTAGTAGTATCTAACCAAGTTCTAATAGCGCCTGTTGGATATAACGTGCTATCATCTGGCCAACTTAGTGTGACATCTCTACCAGTAACTAGTCCGCCGCCTGCAACACTTGTCCAAGTTAAATTGCCCGATCCATCAGTTGTTAAAACTTGATCTCCACCGCCGCCAGTAATAGTAATGTCTTCTATAGCACCTAAATCTAAGTCACCACCAACCGCACGGATTGATCTTCCTTCTAGGGTAATATTATCTACTTGTAAACTTTTAGTGGGGGAGGCTGTGTTTATACCTATGCGATCATTGGCTACGTCAATATATAATGAGTCTGTTTCAAATGCTATGTCGTTGCCTAATCGCTCAAGATTTGCCTTAAGCATGGCACCAGATATTCTTCCTATGGCCATCTAATCTCCTCCACCTCATTTCATTCCAGGGTGAGCCCGGGTATAATATAGTAAGTTATCTTACTACAATGTTATTTATATGAATTAAAGATTAAGCTAAAGTGCTTGTAATTGTAGAATCAAATCCTGCATAAGCATAAATTCTGTGCCCATTTGGAGGTGCTGATGTAAATGTAATATCTCTACCTGAAACAGTATATGCTTGATCAGGCTCTTGTGGAACATTGCCTACAACAGCAATAACATTATTTTCGTCTGCTGGTGCTGTAGTGAAAAAATTAGTAAATGTTGTTGCTGTACCGTCACCTGTTGCTGTATCTAGAACCATTCCTACTGTACCTTGAGGTGTTATAGACCTAAAAGCTGAACCGTCATAATATTCCATTCTTGTAGTGTCAGTGTTAAACCGTATTGCTCCTGTTTCAGCAACAGTTGGTCTTTCTGCTGTAGAACCAGATGCTGTAGGAACTCCTGATGATTTAGACTTTAAATGATAAGCCATTTTTAAATACTCACGTATGAAACATTAGCATATACTGATGTTGCCGCTGAACATAATGCTTGTATTGTATCACCGTTTGCGAATACAATTTTTTCAGCACTTAAAATATATGTGTCTCCGCCATCAATTGATAATTCTTTAATAATTCTATTTGTAGCATCTGCTGTGCTACTATTTGCTACGAGATGAACACTTATAGTTCTTGCCGCGGCATTGTCATTTGTAAAAAATATTGATGTAGTAGCAGAGTCATTTGTACTAGTATAAACTGTACCTATGCTTGTTCCTAAAGTTGCTTTTGCTAACGCCATTTTGTTTTCCTAAAATATTAATCCGTATACGATTGCTTTACTCTTACTTACCATTTCTTCTGCATTACCTGTTGGCGCCTGAACATAAACTCCTGTTCCGCCACCGCCTGGTGCTTTAGCAAAAATTAATGACTTGCCCGAAACCGCACTTGGGTCACTTGTTTGTGTTAATCTCAAAAGTCCATCAGTTGTAACATTACCAGTAACATCTAATGTTGTCGACACAGTCGCCGCTCCAGCAACTGCCAACGTTGATCCATCAAAAGTTAAATTTGCCTCGCCTATTAACGCATTTGCTCCAGTAATTGTTGTTATAGTATTATTTGTTGAACCTGATAAAGACATTCCAGATCCTGCTACTCCGTCAACATACGTTTTAGTAGCTAGATGATCACCACTGCTCGGTGTTGCTCCTGCTACATTTGTTAATGAGGATCCTTCTTTAAAAGTAAAAGCATCAATGCTATCATCATATAACATTGTAGTATTCGTAAGCGATCCTCTTTCAATTTCAATACCTGCCGTTACTGCGGTAACTCCTGCGCCTGATTCGTTTTTATTTAAAACAATAGTGTTATCAGCAATTACTGAATTAGTTGTTTCAATGCTTGTAGTAGTTCCAGAAACAACAAGGTTTCCTGCTACTGTAAGCGAATGTGTTGTTACTGTGACATTAGAGTCTGTACCACTAGTGGTAATTTTGTAATGCCCGTCAAACCGATTTTCTGATATTTTTGCCATTTTTTAATAATCCTTATACATTATTTATTTCTTTTTCAAATTGTTCAAACGTGATTTCCCTGTGATTCGGACATTCTCTCCAATTCTCTGGAACAAAGTTATTCAATGCGCCTACTCTAGTAAAGTTAGAATCAGTATACTCTAACATTATTCGTCTAATTTGATCAACCCAATTCATATAATAGGTGGCAGCCGCCGTATCTGGCTTATAAGCATTTGTTCCGGAATAGATATTGTTTATATTATTATCCCTATCGCCTATCCCCATTAAGTCAAACCCCATAAAGTAAATATATCTATGACTATCAAATGCGGCATACGTTAAAGCAACAGGGCCACTACTATATCCCCAATTATAATCTATTTTTCTACTATGTCTATTCACATGATCAAACTCTTGCCATTTTCTGTCAGGATGCGTTTTAATAATTTTTCCAGGTCTTCTCGTATAAAATGGAATTTTAGCAGGTATATTTTCTAAAACATCTGGATTAAATTCAGACAATTCTATTTCTTCTCGTATCTTATCATCTGTAGCAACTAATACATCAGGCATAAAATCTCTATATAAAGCATTACACCCATATATAGTTCCTTTTCCCCTTAATGTATTCAAATCAAAACCTATACGAGATTTACCGTTGCCAATTACAAATGCTCTTTCCATTATGTTCCTTCAAAAAAAAATGACTACTAACATTAATTAGCAGTCATTTTAAATTACAATTTTGTATCTGGATTAGATAGCAACAATCGTCATAACATTAACAGCAGAGTCATCTGATATGGACCATGTGTATCGTACATTATCATAATCAGTACACGTTCTGTTAAACAACTTTTTAATATTTTTATAAGTTGTAGTACCGTTAATTACAGCAGAAATAGACATTTCATCTGCCGCTAATTGCTCAGATGCTTTATCAACTAGTGAACAAACACCTTCGTTACCTGAATCATCTTTTGCATCATCAACATTGAATTTTGTAGATGATCTTTGTGATTTAATCATACCCTGAACTGAAGCCGCATTTGAGCTAACTTTACAGTTAACTGTGATGTTGCCTGAATCAGAATCTACTTCACCAAATTTACTTTTATTTACTGGACGTCCCATTTTTTTCTCCTAAGTTACGTTCTATGTAATACGCGGTGGGTCAATTCCGCATAAGTCTACACCTATTGTAGCACGATTTACGACAATAGTATTTATCTAATAATATACTTTCTTACTACCTCATAAACACATTTATGACCATAAGCATTTAATTTCCTATCAGGAGCACATTTTTGATAAAAATGTCCAGGGTGCGATAAATCAGGATGTTGGTCCATTACCCAGCCCCAAAATTGATTAATGTTATCTCTGTTAATACTAGGTAAAACAAAAAGTTTGTCAGTAGACGGTTTTGTACTTTCTTGTACAAAGAATAAACAATGTTTATCTTTTGCCCATTCATTTAATATGTTGTAAGTAAAATTAGATTGCCATTCACAATATTCATCTGTATGATGAGGACCTAAGTTTTCTGTAATAGCATGTAATGGTCCTGTGGAATCCCAATTTAAAGATCTAGAAGGCGACGGTACTACACTTATAAAGAAATCATCACTGTTTTGTGTAGTTTTTATAATATTACTGGCATAATATAACGGACTAATACCCACACATTTATCAGGGGTTTTTAAAATAACAGGATTACTTCCTAGTTCAGTTGCTAATAATTCCCACCAATGCTCACCTGGTTGTACATTATAACCGTTGTATGTTCCTGGACTGGCTACTAATTGATCGCCGTATACTATTAGATTCATATTAATATTTATAGCAGTCAAAAAGAAAGGGTCCTAAGACCCTTTCTTAAAATAGTAAAAAATACTACATCAGTGATTAGCTAAAGCTAATGTTTGACATTGCAATTTCGCCTAAGTAGTCGCCTGCATTACCAAGTGAAGATGCTGTGTTAGTTAACTCAACATATCCGTATCTTGTCATAAAGCCAACAACTGGTTCTAATGTATCAGGGTCTAAAACAACACCTGAAGACATAAGAGGAACGTATGGGCAATAGAACGCAGCCGCATCAGCTTCTGAAGAACCTTTGTAACCAACTAGCACAGCTGAAGAATCAGCGGCATAAGTGTCTACGTAGATTTTCATAGCGCCATTCAAAGTACCTACAAACTTATTGTTTGTTGGAGCTTCAAACGTACCTTCAGTTGTTCTTGCGAACGCTGAAGTTGATGCTGATTGTAGTACAGTAAGAGCTTGTGGAGAAACCACAGCCCAGTTACCAGAACCACGTCTTGTTCTTTGTGCAATTTTGTTAGCAACTCTGTTAATTAAAACAGCTAGAGCGGCATGCTCATCACCAACATAAGTAGCAGTACCACTTACAGCCGCTTGATTGAAAGTTTCTTCAGTAGCAGCCAAAGATCTAAGAGAAGTAAGAACTTCTTGGTCGATCTCAGCGGTAATTTCTTGAGCCAAAGCAGCCATAATTTCTGCTTCAACGTCGATTCCATGCATTGACTGAGCATCTTGAGCTGATTCAAAAGTCCAACGAGCTGAAAGTTTTCTTGTCTTAGCTTCAACTGGTTGCTTTAAAATCTGGATGTTCAATTTCTTACCTGGAGCACCTTCTAAAGTTGCTGTGCTTGAGCCTGCGCCAGGTGAACTATCGTTACCTGAATATTGCTCAGCAATTTTGAACGGGCTTAATGCTTCGTCGCCTGCAGTCACTGTAGTAGCGCCTGAAGAAGCATCAGCATATCTTACTCTAAGAGTATGAATTTGACCAACTGGACCTTGCATTGGCTGAACACCAACGATTTCGTTCGCGATCACAGTAGGCATTACACGTCTGATTACTGGTAGTATCACACGATTTAAAGTTGCTACGTTGCCGGCTGATGTAGCGCCAGCAGTTGCAGCCTCTTTTAAGTAGTTACGGGTGTTCTCTAGAACAACGCCCATGGTAGTCTTAGCTTTACCTTGCAAGCCTTCCATAAGTGCCGATTTAGTATCATCCCAACGGCTTTCAATTAATGTATCTGACATTTTTATGTCTCCTTTTAGTTACATTCCAGCTAACTTTTGAAGAAGAATGATATTATCTTCTGCATCTGTTAGGCTGTGTTTAGTTTTATTTCCAGTAACTTCTTTACGAGATTCCGCTAAAACTTCTTTTTTCGGAGCTTCGTTCTTTAGTACTGCTGGCAAATATTTGTCATACGCTGATTGTAGTTTATCAGTTTTGACGCTTTCAAGCAAACTTGTCATTACGTCAGCCTGCTTGTAAGCAAGTGGCTTTAGTAAACTGTCAATTTTAGCTTTTCTTTCGATTCCTTCGTTTATACGTCCAATTTTTGCCGTTTGGACTTTAACTTCAGTAGCAGATGCTTCTGATTTCTCAGTAACTTCTTTTAATTGCTTGTCTTTAGCAACAATCACTGCCTCTAGCTCTTTCATTTCTTGATTTTCATTCAAGTAACTAGTAGAGTATTCAGCGGCGAATGTTTCAAACAATTTGCGTCCAAAGTTATTTGTACGAGCTTGTTTAATGTCTTCTTTTAGTTGAGAAAGTTCTTCTCTTAAAGTGCCAGTTACAGCTTCTTTTACAAGTTTGCTTGATTTCTCTATGAATTTCTTCTTAAGAGAATCTAATTGATCCTTCGCTTCAGCAACTAGCTTAACTTTCGTTTCAATGACGTCTTTCTTGTCTTTATGAAACTCGCTAATTTCTTCAGCAAGATTATTAATTACAAACTGTTCAAGTTTTTCTATTGTCACAGACTGTGACTTACGGTCGCTTCTAAGTTCGCTAATTTCTTCAGCTAATTTCTTAACTAGGAAATTATTAAACTTTTCAGCAGACTCATTCATCGTTGTGTTTAATTTAACACGGTCCTCTGCTAGTGCTTTCTTTTCAGCAACTACTTGCTTAATTTCAACACTAAGATTTTCTGTAACCATTCTATCGAGAGCCTCAACCATTGTTTGTTTATCATGCTCATAACGACCAGCGAATTCTTCGCGTAGATCCTGAGTAACTTCTTCACGGATTTCCTGCAACTTGGTATCCCAAGCTTCAGTAATCTGATTACGAGTTTCCTCATTTACTAGATCACTATCAAGCAATGGTTTGATGACGTCTAACATATTGGTCAACTCCTTACTTTTAAGTCTTGGATGAGTTTAAGTACTTCATCCTTTAAATACCTCTGTACCTTAGTATCATGCTGTGCATCTTTGGCAATTTCTAAAACTCTATGACCATGTTTCATGTTCAAAAGTCCTTCGTATATTGCTGTAGGATAAGCATTAGGTGCAGAAGGTTGTGCCACAACATCTATTGTGACTATCTCGAATTCGCTCACCTGTCCGGTGGCTTCATTGACGTTGCCGCTTCCGCGACTGCTTACTCCCAATTTTACACCACTATCTAACATAGTTTTCACTAGTTGTCCCATAGGTGTTGGGAGAATCTTTAATTTACCAAATCCGTTTGGACCATCCATCCACATACTTTCTACCATATGGCATACTCGATCTAGGTTAACTTGTAACCCTTCCGGATGGTCTACTTCTCCAAGGACACTATTGCCCGTTGTGATCTGATCATTCAATGTTTTTACTGCCGAAGCAATTTCGTTTACAGGATATACACGTTCGTTAGCGTTTTTTACCCCGCCTTGTATACAAATCCCTTTCATATACAAGTCCTTGCCGTCGTTAGCAGATTCTATAATTAGATTCGCTTGATCGAACGTTAAGTTTTCTTGTAGTAAAGGTCTCATTTCCTATAATCCTTATTTTGTTACTGGCTTAGGTGCTGGAGACAATTTATGTTTGCCGCCGCCCTTTGTGTTTACATTACCAGCATCACTAACTTTAGGAGCTGAAACTTTTCCACCTGTTTCATCTTTCTTAGGTGTAGTTAGTCCGCCCTTTTGTTGCTTTGCAACTGGTCCAGATGATCCGTCTCCGCCTTCAGAGTTTGTTGGAGCAGACACATTTTTTGTGTATTCTACAACTTCTTCAGCTTCTTCAACGTCGTCACTTTCGTAACGTACAGATTCTTCAGGTGCTAATTCAGGTTCCATCTCTGGTTCCATCTCTGGTTCCATCTCAGGTTCCATGTCCATTTCACCGTCTGCAGGTGCTTCTTCATCACCAGTCATTGCTTCAAATTCTGATCTTAAATCGTCGATTGCAGTTTGAAGGTCTAAAATTTCATCTTCCATACGCTCAGCGTCTTCCGGATCCATTTCTTCTTCGCCTGCATCTAAACCCATGTCGTCAGCCATGTCGCCAGCGTCTGCTTCAGGATCTTCACCTTCGTCATCGTCTTCGCCCATGCCAATTTCATCAGCTTTAATGTCATCTACAAAATCAGCAGTTTGATCTCTAGAGAAGTCTTCTTCAACTTCGTCCTTTGCTTCATCTACTTCTTCGTCAGTTGCTTCTTCAACTGTTTCTTCTGTTTCGTCTACTTCTTTCGCTTCATCAACTTCGTCTTCTTCTGACGCTTCGTCGATATCAGCAAGATCTTCTTCGTCGATTAAGTTTTCGTAAATTTTACGAGACTCATCAACAGCGATCTCATGAAAGAGGTCTTTTGCTTTGTCTTCTTCCTCATTGACTACTAGTTCAATAAGTGATTTCCATTTGTTGTTCATGTTTTGAACTCCTTGTTAATACACGAGATATGGCGCATTTTCGTAATAGTATTTACAAATATGCTAGTTTAATTCGTTAAAACGTCAGATAATCGCACCTTTTGGTGAAATATGTAACACGTTTTAATTTATTAGTTGCCTGGGGTTATAATTCGTCGTTGCCTGAGTTTTCTTGCCCGTATTGTGCCTTAATTTTTTCTATCATTTTTGATTTTTCAAACTTTTTAGCATCATACATCTTTCTCAAGCCGTTAATTTGACCTAGTGTCAGTTTACTCTTACGAGTATTACCTTGTACTAAAATGCTTTGGTCATTTTCAGCATTATAAAAATCTTTTTGATCGTTTTGATCTTGGTTTAATTCGAATAATTTCATACTTGTATTTAATCGATTTCAATAAAATTTAAATCGATATATCCTCTTCTGCTCCTGAGTCAGCGTCGCCGCCTTCTTCTCCACCTAAATCGTCGCCTTCTTCTCCACCTAAATCTCCAGGATCACCTAAAGAATCTATGTCAGCGCCTAATCCGCCTGGTGTAATTCCAGCACTTCTAAGAGATTTACCGCCTAGTAAGTTTTCTGAATCACCTTGTTCTTCTCGCCACATTATATCATTATCTTTCATTTCTTCTTCAGTTAAGCCTAAGAATCGTTCTAAAGCAAACCTTTTACTAATATACGGGACACCTTCCATTTGAGTAAAGTTACTAATTCTACTAGCATCTATGTCACTTTGTCTGTAACTAGCAAAGTTTTGAGGCTCGTTAAGTTCAATGTCAAAGATCGAATTATCAATGTTAACTCCTCTCCAACGTAAAAACAATTTAAATTCATCGTCAAAGGTACTAGCTACTAAACTTTGTAACCGCATACAATACTGATTAAATCTATGTTCTTGTATTAATGCTACGCCTACTTTACCGTCTGCTACTGTATTAGTAGCATCATCACCTGATGTAGGTAGATATGTTGCTGGTATTCTTAATCCTCTGTACAACTTATTAGTAAAGTATTTTAAGTCTGATATCTCACCAAGGTTTTCTCCACCTGGTAATGTTTCAACTTTAGAACCTCTGCCTTCTGCTGTTTGAGGGAAGAAATAATCTTCATTAATTGATAACGGATTATAAGTAGCATCCATCATACTTTGTCCGCCACCTGTTGATGTTGGGATTCGTCTTTGATGAATTTCGTTTTTAACTCTTTCAACATAGCCCATTGCCATATGTGTTGGCATGTTACCTACGTCAATATAAAATACTCTACGCTCTGGCGCTCGTTGTACCCTGTATATAATAATAGCATCTTCTAGTAATTCTTTTTGCTTGTATACCTTAAATATATTTTCTAATACACTTGTACCAAAGGGCCAGTTAGCATCTAAGCCTTCTGTTAAACTTAAATGTACAACATTTTCTGCGTCTATGGAGTTTTCAGTAGTTTCTGTCTGTCTGCCGCTGTAATGTCCACCGTTGTTAGACCCCGTAGTCGAACTAGGCGACATGTTTGCTGTTTCTGTGTGTTGAGGTGCTGTAACTGTTAAGTTTTCAAAGTTGGGGGCAAGATCTTTTAATATATAAACTTCTGGTTTTTTACCCTTTGCTTCATTAACTACAACTTTTGTTACGTTTTGCGGCTCTACCCAAAACCATTCAAATGTTTCTGGGTCTCTAATGAATGTTTGATCGCCGTACTTTAATACATTACGAAACACTTTAAAAATTCGTTTGTTAAAATCGTTTAAACTGTTCCAATTTTTAAGTTGTTCACTTAAAACTTTTACTTCTGTTTCTGTAGGGCTTTCTTTAAAATTAAAAGTAAATGGAGTACCATTTTCTGGTGACTTCATTGTACAAAATTCTGCTAAAATATCAATTGCTGTGTTAACTTCAGAATCCATATCCATAGATTCGTATTGAGTGTATCTTTCAATCCTGTTTGGATGACCAATATACACTTCCGGAAGTTGACTTTGGTAATTCTTAAAACCCATATCAGGTTTTGAGCCTTTTCCGCTTAATGGACTAAGACTGCCCGTATCTACTGTTTTAAAATATTTTTTCCAACCCATATTCTTTTTCCTATTATATACTGCTATTTAGTACATATTAAACCACGGTTAAATTATCTTGGTTTAATATACTACGAATTAGCTGATATCGTATTTGCTATCTTGTTTCCTGTTGTAGTTAATTTAATTAACGTATTTAACTTATCAATTTGTTCGCTAGTAAGACTAGCATATAATTCAGCATTTTTAGATATTTTATTTTCTATTCCTTCATTAATTTTATTGCTTTCTTTTAAGGCTTTATATATATTTTCAGAATGTTGTGCTGTTGACAGTTCCTCATTAGGTGTTATAGTGCCGCCGGCGCTTGGTGTAAATAATTCAGAGCCACGCTCGCCAACAATATATGGATTGCCCATTCCGACAGCTCCGCCATATTGCTTAAACGGTGGAGTTAGGCCGTTACTTGATATTCTGTTGTTTATCATCGACCGTATGTGCCACAAGTCTTGTAGCTTGCCGCTCTTTCCTAGCATTCCTTCAAATCCGTCAGCCGCTAATCCAATGTCGTTTGTATTAAATATTTTCTGCATTTCGGCGATTGTTGCTGACATGCTGTCAGGCATTATACCGTCATTGTCTCCCATCAAATCTGATACATTATTTGCAAACTGATGTGCGGCATATTGGTACGCCGATCCGGTACCTAAGCCGTTAGTAGCATTAGACCACTGAGTTAGCATAGAAGCTATAGGCGAATCGTGACCGTATGCTTCCATTTGAATATTACCGTTTGGTAATATTACACCATTTTCTAGAGGTTTCTGACTAAACAAATCACTATAACTATCAGCGTTAAACGAAGGTGTAGAAGAAGTAACTTCACTTCCTGAAGTGGCAACGTTACCCGTAGTAGCAGAAGTTCCTTTAGCGTCAACGTTACCTGTTTTCTTCAGATTGAGGTCAGCTTCTAAAGTAACTTCACTTCCTGAAGTGGCAACGTTACCCGTAGTAGCAGAAGTTCCGTTAGCGTCAACGTTACCTGTTTTCTTCAGATTGAGGTCAGCTTCTATTTGCTCTGTAGTAAGAGTATTGCTATCAGTTTCTACGTTACCCAGAGTTGAAGCCTTAACGATCTCTTCTTTCTCTACTGCAATTTCCTCGCCTTTTCGTGTTTTAATGGCTTCGTAGGTCGCTAACGCTTGGTCTTTACCCTGAAGGGAGCCTTTTATTAATGCTGTAGCATCCTCACCTGACAAACTGCTAATAAAGTCCGGGGTTATAGTGTCGCCTAATCCCAATCTCTCTATATGCCCTGATGCTTGGCTTCGTAATTCTTTTGTACTTGTGCCACCTAATAAGTAGTCCCACGGTGCCGCGGCAACTATACTAAACTGTGTGTAAAAGTCCGAAAATGCGTCAATTATTAAGTCAGCCATCGTGCCAAACTTATCAATACTACCTTGAATTTTGGCGCCTAAGTCTTTAGCATCTGAGAAACCCATAGATTCAACAAAATCTGCTATTCCAGTATTAACACCAGACTTAATACTAGATGTAGCTGATACTAACTGTGCAGAAAGGTCCATAATGGCACCACCGGCGCCTTCTGCTGATTTAGTTGTAGTGTCTATTCCATCAGCTTCTGCTTTCCTTAGTTGTTCAATTTGAACATTATACTTCTGAACACTAGAACCTGCTTCTGTCATAGTAGTAGCAACATCATTTATACCGTATAATGATTGAAATTCTTTGCCACTTCGTTCAATAGCCGGTGTTATAGCGGCCATTTGCTTGTGAAATTCGTCTTGTGTTATTTTTCCTGTTGCTACAGCATCACCTAAGTCGCGTATCTTTTTAGCCGCTTCACTGTTACCAGCTACAAAATTCTTAATTGTTGTGTTGCCAGCGGCCATTTCTTGGGCTAAATCTTTACCTGCAATACCTGCCATTAACAATTGTGAAATGGCCGAATCTTGTCCGCCTGAGGCACTAAATGCCATTTCCAATGCTTTTCGTGCCTCAACTGTAGCACCACCCAATCGCAAATTAGCATCAGCTCTTAAATCGTTCTGTGCTAGTTCTTCTGATAGTTGCTGTCTGCTCTTGCCTGTGAGTCCTGTTAACTTAGTTAAGTCTGTTATATAATCTTTAAAGAGAACACTTTGTTGAGCATAACTCAAATTTTGAAAATTTGTATTTCTCGATTGTGTTTGAGTAAACTTAGCCATTTGCTCTGCTTGTTCGTCAAATGTGATACCTAAAGCATACAGCTCACCACCAAATTTCCCATGCATTACATCTGCTAATTCTACAAATCGTTTGGCACCAGCTGAAACTGTTCCGCCAAAGTTTGCTAGTCCGGCTGCATTTTGTTGAACAATCTGAGTAAAGGCATTCATTGTTATGCCTAACCCCTGTACCTGGCCAGCTGTCCTAACTATGTCACCGTTGTAATTTGCTCCACTTTGACTTAATGCTATAAATCCGTCATACATATTTTGAGCATATGCGGCAATAGCCATTGCGGCCGCGCCTGCGGCGGCACCAACCATCGATAGTCCAGCACCTACACCTGGCAGTTTAGTGCCTAAAACTGATATACTGTCTGCAGCGGCTCCTAATCCGTCACCTAAGAACCCAGCACCTTGCTGAATTGCCCTACCTAGTGATTCAAAACTAGCCGGGCCTCTTATAAGATCACTTATTACATTACCTGTATTTTTTACAACTTTGCCCAAAGCGCCAGCTACTGCTTTACTCCTTGCAGCCATATCGGCAGACAAGTCTGCAGAGGCGTCATCCATATTTCCAGCCCAGTCAGTTAACGTAATTGTTTGTTTATCTACAGATTTGGCGAGTTTTTCAAGTTTTTCGCCGGTATTTTTTGCTTGTTTCGATGCGTCAGTAGTGTTGTTACCTTTTTTCTTAAGGCCTTCAACTGCTTTTAGTAGTTCCAGTAGAGTGTCTTCTGTTGCTACATCACTGACTATAATTTCATTATCTTCTGTATTAATTCTTATTGCCATGTTTTCATTTCACCATTATATACTCATATAAATAATATGACTAACTACTATTATATTGTATTTAGCGGAGGAAAATTCATGAGTACTATAGAAACAAATAATAAAGTTCCAGAAATGGCAACTAAGGTAACAAAACCGGAAACACCGGTTAATCCATTACAAGCATATTTTCGTAGACCGGCACTTTATATTTCATTGCCAAGCAAAGGTGAATTTAATACACCGGATGAAATTGAAATTCCAGTTAACGGAGAATTGGCTGTTTATCCAATGACAGCTAAAGACGAAATTCTAATGAGAACACCAGACGCATTAATGAACGGTGCTACTACTGTTGAAGTTATTCAAAGTTGTATTCCAGGAATTAAAAATGCCTGGAAAGTCTGTGCATTAGATGTTGACATGATTCTTGTTAGTATTAGAATTGCTACATATGGCGAAACAACAACACTTAAAGGTGTGTGTCCTAAATGTAGCGAAGAAAACGAGTTTGAACTAGATCTTAAAACTATTATAGAGAGGGTTACAGTACCATCATATAAGCCATTAATTAATGTTAGTGATTTAAAGATATACTTTCAACCATTAACATACGAAGCAGTTACTAAAGAAGCTATTAAGAACTTTGAACAGCAACGACTAATACAAGGTATTGCTACTGACGACGGCATGACTGAACAAGATCGTATTGACAAGTTTCAAGATGCGTTTGTTAGATTAACTGTATATTCAGTTGGTATTTTATCAGAGGCAATTCTTAAAATCGAATTGCCAGACAGCACAGTTGTTACTGATCGGCAACAACTAAAAGAATTTGTAGCAAACTGTGATCGAAGTATATACAATAGTATTAAAGAACATTTAGAAGAGAATAAGAATCAATCAACCATCAAACCTATTCAATTCGAGTGTGATGGTGCTACTGATTTAGAAGGTGTCAATACCCCTTGTGGGGAGAAATGGTCGCAACCGTTTACTATTGACAACTCAACTTTTTTCGGATAAGGCTTTTGGCACTAGACAATGACAACATTGTCAAATTACTCCAAAGTTTTGACAATGAGTCAAAAGCCTTACAAAAAGATTTGTTGGAGACAACTTGGTATATGCGAGGTGGCATATCGTATACCGAAGCTATGGCACTATCACCATCTGAACGTGAACAAATACACGAAATAATCAAACAAAATATCAAAAATACTGAGAGCTCAAAACTTCCACTAATGTAATAGATACACTTAGTATTATTAATGGAATCAATAAGAATATGTTAGCAAACTATTTTTATCAGAGCTTTCAGAAACATAATAACAATAAAGTATTGTAATGTTATCAACTCCGTTGATAAGTTTTATCACTGTCGTTCAAAACATTTTTTTTTTAATTAATGGAATACAGTTAGTTTATCATTCAGATATTTTGCCCATACTTCACCCGCTAGGGGCAAAGTAAGGATTGTTCATCATTCGAGTAACTCACCCATCATATCATAAGAAGATTTAGTATTTCTACTATCGGAGGCGGCGACCCGCTAACCCCCTACTTCAGCTTCACATTAGTCACGGAACATTTGATATACCGAGATATCCAACATATCAATTGTTGAGGTTGTATCTGTTTCACAGAGCCTCTATCTTTTAGCACTTGAAGTAAATGCCTTTACTTGCTACAACCCAGATTCCGAACATACGATGTCGTATGCCCTCAAGGGCATGATTTCGAGGTAGCTATTTGGTTGCGGTTAAGAGTTGCGGTTAAGAGTTGCGATTAAAAGTTGTTGTTAATAGTATATTATGCTAGGCACAAAGCGTTTTAACTAAATCTGAATTTCTTGTGAAAAATTCTTCAAAGTCTGATATACGCCAGTTTGAACCTGTAGTGTTTGACCAATAGTCTATGTAATTTTTTGATTTTGATTTGTATTTTGATTCTATAGCGATGTATTTGCCTACTTGATTGAATTTCATTATTAACATATTGAAATCGTCCGGATCTGCTACATCCATAAGTTGTGATATCCATTCTTCTAATTGAGGAAGTGGTTCAGGTCGTAACAGTCTGTGAAATGAGAATTGCTTATAAAACTTACATTCTACATTTAGTTTAGGAAAACTTTGTCCAGGTACAATGTCTCCTTTGAAAGCTCTGATTTGGCCTTCGTGTAAATATTCTTTTCTTGCTTTATTAACCCCACCCACATAAGCACCAGAACCAGGTGCTCTTATAAACGTTTCACCGTATAGTCCGGACAAGAATCTTGCGACATCTCGTTCCCAACCTGATCCTTTTGCTTTTTGTGGGCTTGGCATAAATTAATATTATCTTTCTTAATTAAGAAAGAACTCTAATTACATAGCGTTCTTTTTTTCTTGTATTTCGGCTCTACGTGACTTACCTAGCTTAGATAAATCTCCTAGTGCTTTACGAGCTCTAGTCGCCGCGGCTTTATTTCCTTTAGTATCAAACTTTTCTGCTTCTGCAATATAGTTTACATATGCTTCTGTTATTTGGTCGTGTAATGTTGACATTACTTTCTCCTTTATTAATAAGGACTGTATTCTACAGTCAATGTTATTTACAGTTATAGGTACCTACAGTAAAGGTTTCTGAACTAATAAGAGATTTATAAATTTTTTAGGACTATATTGTTGATTTCTTCCCAACTGTTGAAACAATCTAGTTGAAATTGCCATCTAGGCTCTGGTGAATAATTTACCCCGTGTCTATGACCGCCAGCATTTATAAAAGTAATCTTTGTATAATTGTGATCATAAAGCAAATTATCTTCGTCGTCATACCATTGTATACGCTGAGGGAATGATAACGGAATTATTAATCCGGCTGTTCTAAAGTTATCTTGATGGATATCAACGCTGGTAGCTTTTTCTTGAAAATTAGTTCTTACTAGTTGGAACCCTGCTTGGCCACTGCCGGGCATACTTTCATCTTTTTCAAAATTAAATGTTAAACCAAATTTTTCAAAGTATCCAATCCAATATTGTATAATAGGTTCTTTTAGAATATTTGGATTATATACAACTTCTAGTCCTAAAGGTATCCCATATTTACTGTGATACATTTCAAATTCTCTATCGTACTTGTCGTACAAGTATGAGAACTCATCTATGTTATATCCTATAGAAGTTTCTGCTACAAAATTATCTTTGGATCGTTCAGAGTACATGTTAATGTCTGCCTTATTTTAAAGTTGTCACTAACTCTATCACTTCCTTCTAAAAGTAAATGAGCAGTTGTAGTAGTAGCACCATTTAGTGTTGGTGTAAATTCTATTGTTGTTTTCCTTTTTACATCATGTATAAAGTCGTAGTTAAATGTTTTAGTAATAGGATAATTAGCATCATAGTCAAATAGCCTAGCATCACAATACTTAATAAGTTCAGTTAAGATGTCTTTATCTATGCTGTACTGTTCAAGGAAAGTCCTTGCTTCGGCATAAAACTCATCTCGTTTTTCTGTTAAGTTTTCTCTGTAACCTAAACTTTGACTTGCTAATCCAAATATATATTCGTCAATTCTTCCTTTTGCTTTTTCAAAATGTCTTTTAATTAACCCGTTACCATTAATAACAAACAAATACCAATCATCATAAAATTGTTTCTTAGATACAATTTTTTTTCTATCTAAATAATCTGCGGCATCACGTAAAAAATTAAATTCATGCCCTGTTCTAGTAGTCCATGTCCATTCCCAAATGTGTTTTAAGTCATCTTCAGATAACCACTTTGTGGAAACTACAAGTTCTATATCTTCTTTTGTTTCCTCATTTAGTACTCCAGGAAAAGGCCTACGGATAGTTTTAAATCCAAATTCTTCTCGACTTGCTGTACTGCCTAATTCAGCATTAGGTAATAATGCTAAAGGATACAAGTATGTTGTTAGTTCTTGGTAGTTTGTAATTTCTATGTAAGTATCTTTCCAACTGTCTACAGTTTCACCAGGGTTACCAACAATAAGTTCACAGTCAAATGGCAAACCTAATTCAGCACAACGTTTAGCAAAGAATTCGTAGTCGTTACTATCCATGTTATCACGCTTTATAAGTTCTAATGCTAATGGTGTTAGTGTTTGTAAACTCATAATAAAACTTTTAATAAGTCCAGCATCAAACATTTTCTTTGCTATTATTAAAATTTCTTCATTGGCATTTTTTGCCCAGTTAACAAAGAAAGTTTTAGGATAGCCATATTTCTTTTTTGTGGCAATAATCATATCAGCAATAGCACTATCTCGATCTTTTAAAATACCAAAGTTAGCATCAACACTATATAAAAAGCCAATTTTATTTTTACCAGCGTATTCTATTTCTGCTTCTAGTCTATTAATATCATGATTAACTAATTTACTGTAAGTAAGTCCGCCCCAATCACAAAATGAACAAGCATAAGGACATCCTCTGTTTGTTTCAAAAAGCATAGCATGGTGTGGTTTTATTTTAGGCATATTGCCTGACAAATAAGGACTTGGTAATTTACTTAAATCACGTTGTCTTGTTTTTCTTTTATTACCCGCAACATTATTTTTCCAATGTGTGCCAAAATTAACAGCAGTATTGGGCTGAGTATCAATATATTCCTTGCTAGGGTTTAGTAATATATTTCTAAATATTTCTTCACCTTCTTGAAACACAACAACATCTACATACTTGTGACCATTCCACCATTCGTGTTTGCTGTCCTGTGGAACTTGAGGACCGCCGTAAATAATCATACACTCTGGCCAGCGTGTTTTAATTTTTTCTGCTAATTCATTTGTATAGTTTTCATTCCAAATATAAACACTAAATCCAAATATAAACGGATCTACTAGTTCATCTACTATTGTATCCATGTCTTTCTTTTCGTAATAAAGACCTGCTAGTTTATAATCGTTTTTAATTTGTTCATCTTGCTCAGCATAACTCCACAACCCAGCAACACTATAAGGCAAGAATTTATGATTGCCCGGGTTTATTGTCATACTAAAATTTGCTAGATAAACGTTTTTCATGTTGCCTTAAATATCCTCAAGGAATGATAGTGTTGATGTGTTGTAACTAAACTGGGCCAAGGACCGATACGTTTAACCTCAGTTAAGAATTGCTGTTCGTTCCAGCCTGCTTCTTCCATATAGTTGTAGTTATCCATATCGGGCGTTGTTATAACTAACATACCATTTTCTTTTAAACTGTTAGCAATGTTTTCAGCAGGTGCCGAACTTAAATGTCCTTTGGTAAAAACACCACTTGCTATAATAATATCGTATTTTTTAGGAAACAATTCTTGTGTAATATCTATAACTGTAGCATCTCTATAAAACTGTTTTGCTTTACTTACAAAGTGTTCTGTTAAGTCGTACCCATCTACATTAACGTAGCCCGCACCTTTAAGAATCTCGCCAACTGGCCCAGGGCCACAACCTAAGTCAGCAATTTCTACAGACTTAATAATATAATTTTCTACTACATATCTAGCTGTTTTAACTGGTCCTAGCCAGCCTGCTTCATCGCATATATCTTGGGTATATGTTTCCCAATGATCATAAAGTTTTCTTTGTTCTTGTTTGTTGTCGAAACCATTATTATAACTATCACTTAAATTTTTATTAAGGCTACTCATCTTTAATCCAATCCGGGTTATCTATTAATGTGTTATGTATATTTACTCTACTTACTTTAGGAATACATGTTGCCTGACGTAATATTGCTACGGTGCTTACTAGCCTTGTATATTTTACAGGTTGCTTAAATGTTTGTATTTTATCTTTACACCATTCTTGTAAATCTTCAGGCGAAACATCGCCGTTGTATATACAAGCCGGTACAAAATGTAAATTCTCATCAGGTTGTGGATAAACATAAATTTCTTTAACACCTGGATGCTGTGAAATCATATGCTCAACTTCAAACGGATATACTTTACCGCCACCTCTTACAATAATAAGTTCATTTGCTCTACCTTTTAATATCCAGTTACCGTCTTCATTTATTTCAGCAATATCGCCCGTGTCCCACCAATCACCATCCGGTGTCATTGGACCTCTAAATTCAATAGTACTATTTTCTTTTGATAATCGATATTCAGCACCAGAGTTTACAAGACAATCAATTGGCTTACCAATTGTATCAAAATTATTTGAATAGTTAACAAGTGTCATACCAGTTGCGGCATCACCGTAACCACATATCCAATTACTATGCCCAAAGAAGTTTTCAAATTCTTCTTTTTGTCCATCGATAAGTGCGGCACCACTATACTCAAATACCTCAATGCTGTGTCCACCGTTGTCACCTTTGTCGATTACTTTTTGCCATGCTAGTGGAAACCCTGCCAACCATGTAGGCTTAACCCATTTAGCCGCTTCGGCATATTCTTCTTGTTCGTATATAAGATGACAATGCCCACCTTTTGCTATTGTTGTAAATGTAACTTCTTGTCCCCAACCTATATAAGGACCCATAGAATTAATTGTTCTGTTTGTTTCTGGATTACCATACCATTTGTTTCCACGTTCTCTATAATAATGTGTAACATCTTGGCTAGTGCCATAATTATTTTCATCTAGTTCATAAGGTACTGGATAACTTTTAGTCCAACCGTACGGGTGACTTGTTCCACTGCTATAGTAAAGCATTATTTCTTTGTCAAGAACTGTACTTTTTTCATAATGTAAATGTTCTAAATCAACAGTACCATCTAGGTTAACATAAACAATAGCATTAGATTTGTTAGCGTCTAACCTAAATTTCCAGTCACCTTCTTCGCCGTTTTTATATGCTTGTTTCAAATCATCACCCCATGGCAATGTTGTAGCACACATATCTAATGCCGCGGCGAAAAGGTACAAATAAGTTTGAACAGAGTTAATACCTACTACACTAATTCTGTGCCCAGCATGATATCCTTGTTCTTTATACCAGGTATTAATCCTGTGTATTTCTTTAATAAATTCGTTGTAAGTTAATTTGGTATTTTTATCACTCAGGGCGACACGATCCGATGGTACTAGTAAGTGGTACGGTCTCATTTATTCTCCTTTAATTGATTTTGACGTCGTTGTTGTAACTAGTAAATCCGTTTTCTTTAGTTACTGTAAGAACATTATTAACTCTGCCAGCTAACTCGTCTCTATGTGAGATAAGCCATATGCTCTTTTTTCTGTCTCTAGATATTTGCTTCAACACAGCCAACGAACTTTCTACACCCGATGTATCCATGCCTGAGTCTACTAGCTCGTCGATAAACAATAAATTTATCGGTTGATATAAGTTTTCCCATACATCTCTAAATGCCCAACTTAATGATAAAATTAGTCGATTACGTTCGCCTCTAGATAAGTTATCAAAGTCTAAATCACGCCCTAGTTCAGTAATCTCTATTGATAAATCATTTTGAAATAACACTTTATGTGGTAATCCAATTCGATCAAGATAGTATGTTAAACGTTTATTTAAAAATGCTAAATTCTGCTCAATAATACGTTTACGAACAAAACTATCTTTACTAGTAAGTAATTTTTGTAAAAACTCTTGGTGTTCTTTAACATTATTTAACTGCTCTAATATTACAAAATCAATTTCTTGAATTCCCGATACTTGCATTTCAGTTATCTGTTCGTTGTATGTATTTTCTTCTGCTAGTTTATTTGTTAGCTGGTTTTCAAGTGTTGTTAAAGTACTTTTATGATTGTGTGCTTCTGTAGAATCAGCATAAAATGTTTCTGGTTTCTCTCCTACATCAACTCTTAATACGATTTGTAAAGCAAGATTTTTGTTTACTTCTTGTAATTCTATTGCGGTATCTTCTTGTTCTTGTTTGAGATGTTTTAATTTTTCTTCGTATTCTTTTAGGTGTTTAATGTCTTGCCCACAACTATCGCATGTATGATTTTCAACATGTTTTAAACTACTAGCAACTTTTTCTGATGTGCTAATAAGGCGATCTACTTGACGTTCACTACTAGCAATGTCACTTTCAAGCGTAGTTTGTAGTCGTCTAAGGTCCCTAAAATCAGATAATTTTGTATGTTGTTCTAGTTCGTTGTTAATATCCACATCACCTAAATCGATAATTGCTTTCTCTAACTTTTGTACTTGTTCGTCTTTAGTATTTTCCCATAATTTACTTCTGCGTTTGAGATTTTCTATTTGTTCTTTAATATGCTCATTAGCAGACTCTACACCTTTAATTCTAAATTCTTCTTCTTTAGCATCATCTCTATTTCGCTTCATCTGATCTTTAAGCGTTTCTGCTTTTTCACTTAATAGAGTAATACCTAATAGTTGCTCAATGATAGCACGTTGGTCGTTATTTTTTAAACTTAGGAAAGGTTCTGTGTAAGTGTTAAGAGCAACCACGTGCTTAAACATTTCGTGACCCATCTCAAGTAAACGAATTATCTCATGCTGTGTTTCTCTACTATCGCCTTGAGCATTGTCTTCTACTTCTAATTCTTGCTCGTCGATATAAAATTTTAATAAATTTGGCCTTCTTCCACGCTCAATTTTATATTTTTTGTTATTCTTTTCAAACTCTAAACAAACAAGCATGTTTTTGCCGTTTGTTTTGTTAATTAAATTGTCAACCCTAATCTTAGTAAGTGCTTGACCGTACAAGGCATAACTTAAAGCATTAATGATTGTAGTTTTACCAGTACCATTTCTAGCGCCTGTATCATCTCCACCTAAGTCTAAGTTCTCACCAAGTACAAGTGTTAAGTCTTCTCTATTAAAATCTATTGCTTGTGTACTGTTACCTACACTCATGAAATTCTTAACAGTAATACTATTCAAATTGAACATTAAAGATTCCTATATATTTCGGTTAAGAGGTTTTTATCATAAAAATCACTCTGTACAGCGTCAAGCTGGCTGTAAACAATACTGTCAACTGATTCAAAATTAATTTCCATTGTTTCGTCGACTTGTGTATCTTCTAACTTTTGCTGAATTAAGCTCAATTCACGTATTGGGTATTTGTCCATGAAGTTTTCTCGTATGAAATTTGCTTCTTCGTAGCTAATTTCAATGTCTAGCATGACTCTAGCATATGTCTTAGGCAACAAATATTTGTCCGGGTCGTCTAATAATTGTCCTAATTTTAGTGTTTTATATTTCGGAGCATCAGGCCAAGCAAAATATTCTGGCTCTTTATCCCATTCTAAAACCATCGCGCCGCGTTCATCATCCCAAGCGTCAGAATAATTGTGGGGGAAAGCATTACCAATGTATGTAATGTTTCCTCTTGTTTGTCGTTTATGAAAGTGCCCACTAAAAGCATGTTCTACACCACCAAAATCTTTGTCTTTTAATACACCAGTATCAGGCATTTTTACCTGGGCGTTCATATAAAAGTGAGGGAGTTCTAAGTGTCCAAACATGTATTTGGCTTTTAATTTACTAATGCTTTTATGTTCATCACCAACAAGCCACGGCACAATAGCAACATCGCCGTCAATAGTAACATCATTGTAAATTGTAATATTGGAATAATTTTTAATCCATGCTATAGAGTTATAATCTCGTTTATCACGATAGTATTCATCATGATTACCAGGAATAAACACAATTTTTTCAAATGCTTTGCTTAATGAGTCAATGGCTTTAATGCTATAATTGAGCGTAGCAACGTTAATTGCCGCTCTATGATGATGCCAATCACCTAGAAATAAACAAGTGTCGCATCCTTGTTCTTTACCTTGCTTAATTACCCATTGAACAAACTCTAAACAATCGTCATTAAATAATGTCGAGTTAGACTTATTGCCAAAATGAATATCTGTAAAGGCAATTGCCTTTTTAAATAAATTATCTGTCATATACCTACCTTGTTTATATCATTATACTACATATAAGACTAATTGTCAAACTCAATCTTCGTCGCCGTCTCGTTCAGTCAACAGCACATTTAGTTCTTCTTCAGTTAAATCTTCAGCTTTAAACGTAGTAACAGGGCCGTTTTTGCCAGACATTTGCATTTTACCAGATGCTATCTCATTCTCTGTTTGCCTAGTGAAGCTTGGCATTAACCCGGCTTCTTCTAGTATATCATCTCTGATAATTTGGTTCTTTTTTTCTAAATTTAACACCCTAGTAAAACTATTAGTGATTGCCGCTGTGTAATATGCGAACGGATTTTCTGATTTAGATTCGTCAAATTGTAATCCAATTTGTGCTAATTGTAGTAAAGCAGTACTTCGCATTTCGTCGTTATACGTATACCCTCGCCAGTTAGATCTAGTAGCATAACGTTCACATAACTTCATAAACATCTTTGCTAATTCCCGATTAACACTACCGTGTTCTTTATCGAAATTACCGTTTTCTAATCCACCATTCCAATGAGATTTGCCTACACGTATTAATTCTCCAGACTTCTCGTCAAATCGATAATGATTAAATGGCGGGAAATTACATCTAGTGTGATGATCTGCTAATGTTTTGGGATTCTTTTTCCTGCCTGGTTCTAGTGGGATATGCTCAAACGTCATTACACGAAATACTACTTCGTGCTTTTTAATCTTCTTCCAATCAACAGCAAATTCAGCCTGCTTGACTTTTTGCCCGCTTTCGACTGCGGCTGTGTAGGCCAATTTTTGAATTCGAGCGGCACGATTACGTTTGCCCTCTGCTGTAGTTCTAATATTAATTTTATCCACACTGAGCAAAATGATATCAAATTGTGAATCAGTCTGGTCATCAATATACGAATTGTAACTATTCTTACTAATATGTATTTGTTTTAAAATATCTCTATTATTTAAATACTTTTTCCTAGCCATAAATCAACTCCTTTTATTATGTACTCATATAATAACATATATAAATACAAAGAGCAAGAACAAAAAGGAATTAATATGGCAGATAATAACCCAACACAAGACGACCGTGTCTATGGAAGTCGTTATTGGACCTGGGAAGGAACACCTTTTACAGATCCCGCAGAACTAACTGGCGTTGGCGTAGAAGGATATCCGATAGAGTCCTGGTTTACCCCGGTTTCGTATGATACAGGTGCTACACTACATGACCGTAGAGACAATCGGGTAAGATTGTCACTGCCACCTGGTGCAAAGAACATGTTCTACAATAATAAGAAAAATTGGCTGTTGGAGCCCTTACGGGCATCTAACGGTGTAGTATTCCCGTTTGTGCCGCAAATAGTTATAAACAATACAGCATCTTATAGCAGTATGTCACCGGCACACACAAATTATGCATATCAGGTATATCAAAATTCATCTGTCGGAACAATTAACATATTTGGCCAGTTTACAGCACAAACTGTTGCTGAAGCAGAATACGTGTTAGCAGTTATTACGTTTATGCGATTAGTAACAAAGAGTTTTAGAAACGACGACCCACATGCTGGAAACCCTCCTATTACCCTTAGGTTATCAGGACACGGCCAAAACATACTTCCAAATGTTCCAGTTGTTATAACATCATTTGATTTAACATTACCTAGAGAAGTTGATTATATAACAATAGGCACTGATAATGTACCAACAATGACAGATGTATCTATAACAATGATGCCAGTATACAGTAGGGACCAGTTATCGAAATTTAGTATGAAGGACATAGCAACCGGCCAAATGATTTCAGATAAAGGTGGATTCCTATAATGGCAACATATTCAAATTCTAGCCCTTATCTAGAAACAACACAATTTAATAACGAATTAGATATCTTAAATATGCGAACTATTCCCAACGAAGATGACGATCCATCATATACTATTATGAAAAAATACGAACATCGACCAGATTTATTAGCATTTGATTTATACGGTAACGTAGGATTATGGTGGGTGTTTGTTAACCGTAACCGAGACATAATTAAAGATCCTATATGGGACTTTACTGCCGGCACTATAATACGATTGCCAACGAGGAATACGGTTACTACGGCATTAGGACTATAACATGACACCCATAGAACTTGAGATTCAGCAATCCGAGGCAGAACTTGCCGCCTTTATTGCGGTAGATGAGTATGGCAACAATGTAGGTGATTCGAAGCTTTTATGGGAAGACGGTGTACTCGGTGGATATGAAGCCGATGGCGTAACAAAATATTATGACGCGGACGAGATGGTCGATCATGAGGATAGAGTTGAACTTCTTGAGGACGAGCTCGAAATTCTGAAGACACATCTGAACGATGAAGATGGTGGTACAGCCTTTCTTACTCCGCCAGTTGTAGCTGTTTCGACACCTGTTGAGGTTGGTGTTGGGCAAGAGGCCGATGTAGAAGATCAAGTTATTGTTGAAAACACAGATGCATCTGCCACAGCAAAAGGGACATCTAAAAAGCGAGTAGATATCAGACCAAATCAATTACACACACTAGCATCATATAGTATTCAATATGACTTTTATATGATGCCGTTTGAGGATTTTAATGACATTCAAGATACATTAATATCAACAAACCCCACAGATAGTTTCTCTACGTTAGCATTTAATTTCGCTAAAAAACCAGGAAGATTATTAATGAGCTCAGCTGGTGTTCAACGAACATTAACAGGCGGCAATTCTAATCATAATCGATTCTTTCAAAAAAATTATCATATTGACGATATTAGCATTGATAGTTATGTTGGCACAAAATCACACGCTGGAGCAAAAGTAACTAACGTAAGTATGAAAATATCTGAGCCTTACGGGGCTACATTATTAGAGAACTTAATAAAAGCGGCAGTTGGGTTTAAAAGCAAGTGGTATATTGAAATGCCTTATATGTTAAAGATAAGTTTTAAAGGCGTCGACGATTCAGGGAGACCAGTAACACTAGACAATTCCACAAAATATTTAATGTTAAAAATTGGCGACATTAACTTCAATGTTTCACAGAACGGATCAGAGTATAATGTATCATTGTATAAATATTCCGATTCGGCATTTAGTGAAACTACTGGTTCTTTGCCAAATGATATACAAGTTAACTGTGAAACTATAGCTGATTTTTTCGGCATTACTGAAGTAGGATATGCTGTAGATAATAATACAAGTCAGGGTATTCAGTATGTTAACAGACAACAAGTGACGCAACTTGGCGTACCTCAATTAGGTTATCAAAATAAAACAGTTACAGTTGCTAAAAAAGGCTTAGGCTTTAAGGATTTCCCAGATATTATAAATCAACAATGGACCGAAAATATCCAAGATGCCGGCAGAAATATAACAAAGCCTGATTTCCCGGATGAGTATTCTTTTTCGATAGACAATGGATGCGGCCCCGAAAACATGAAAAAATTATTAAATGCTAAAATCCTAAAAGCTGATTCTCTAGATATTAATAATTACGCTGTATACACCGGCAAGCTAGATGCACCAGGAATTCTACAGTATAAAAGCAATATTTCAGCAGTTAACCCAAAGGGTAGCAAATCAATTCAATTAAACGCTGGTGTGTCAATTGTTAATGTTATTCATACCATAATTTCATCTAGTTCATTTATGACTGACCAGGTTACTGTACAGCCGGGATATGAAAAAACAAAAGCTGGACCTATGTTCAATGATCCTGCAACAACGTATAAATTAATAGAATCAGAAAAGTCACCGATTTTACTTTATAAAATAACACCAATTGTAACAGTAGGAGAGTGGGATAATACTAGAGGACAATACCAGAAAAAAATTAAATATGTTATAACGTTACACGAATCGAAAGGTAATTCTCCAGATTCGTTACCTTCGTACGGTACAACGGATATTGTTAAGAAGTACAATTGGATATATACCGGCCAAAATAAAGATGTATTAGATTTTGATTTAGATTTTAGTGCCGCAGGATTTCAAAAGAAGATGATAGGCGGATATGCGTCAGGGCTTGAAAATGCCATCGACAAAGGCGCAACACCCCTAGGTACTTCAATAGTTCCAGTTTATAGATTTGGAGATGCCCAAGGCCATGTAGTGTTTGATCACAGAGCTTATAGCCTTACTAGAACTGACCAAAACGATTGGAGTGCTGGTAGTAAATCAGATTATCGAACTGTTATGGCCCAGAATTTTATGTCGCAGATATACTCGAAAGGTGTTGACGCAATGACTGGAAAGATAACAATCGTCGGTGACCCGGATTGGATCACACAAGACGAGGGATTTGGATTATCAGTAAATAATTCACTGTATGTAAATGGTTCAGTTAATACACACCGAGATCCTACTATTCAAATTAATTTTAAGACGCCGCCTGACATTGATACCGAAACAGGATTAATGGCAACGCACAGCGGCGACACCGAGTATGGAAATAGTATTAGTTTGTTTAGTGGTTATTACAAAATTACGTTAATTAAAACAACGATAGAAAATAACACATTTAAACAAGAATTAGAAATAATACGGGTAACTAATCAAGAAATTGAAAAAGAGCCTGAAGGCGAATCTACTATACATGCAGATATCCAACCAGGCACAACAGGATATGAAGCTTGGAAAACAAATGTTCCTGATGGCGACGTTACTGTGGCAATGGACATAGATTGGAACAACGTGGGATAAATTATGGAAAATAGAGTACCAGTTTACAAAACAGATAAAACTCGTACAGGCAAACAGTACGGCCCGACTGACCAAGCAGGCCCGTTTGTTGCTGAAATAAAAGCTGTGGGTGATCCCACAAAAAACAACAGAGTGTCTGTAGCATTAATAGATGCTACAAGCAATACTTCAATTGACAATCCAAATACATGGCTCGATGTTACAATCGCATTGCCGCATTATGGCAATACACCGTACACTACCGGAAGTAATACACGATCTAAAGAAACTTGGGACGGCAGTTCAAGTTACGGCATAACTATATCAGCACCTGATGTTGGCACAAATTGTTTAGTTGTGTTTGCTAATGGTGACCGGGCACAGGGTTATATAATTGCTTTTATTCCAACTGCTTTCCAAAATACAACAACAATAGGAAGGGGCAGTTCTAAACATAAAGGAAATATATCATTTAGTGATGCCGACAAGGCCACGTTTTATGAAACAGGTATTACCTTTCCTGTATTAGAGAAAAACTTAAAATCAATAAAACAAGCAAGTTTAGAAGCAGTACAAAAAGTAAAATGGGCATTTGATAAACTGATGGCAACTACTCTTAAAACCCAAGGATTGTTATTTGATACTACTAGAGGAACAACCATAACTAGTATCGAACGAGAAGCACCTGCTAGTGTATTAGGTATGTCGACCAAAGGAAGACCAGTGCCTGACCCAGAAGACAATCCTGCTATATTAGAAAAATATAAAAACTCCCCAGACACATTAACATTAAGTGAGATAGATATTTTGAACAGGAAGCCAGGGCATTCGTTTAGTATGGATGACGGAACAATTGATGGCAACAATAACTTAATTAGATTACGTTCTGGTAAAGGCGCTCAAATACTATTACACGATAAGAAAGATTTAATATACATAGCAAACTCAAAAGGTACATCTTGGGTTGAAATAACTTCAGAAGGCAAAATTGATATATTTGCTACTGACTCAGTTAGTCTTCACACAAAAGGCGATTATAATATTACAGCAGATGAAAACTTTAATGTAAAAGCAAAGAATATTAATATGATGGCAAGTGGTGACACTGATATAGTAACAACAGGTATTACATCTATCGACTCTGTTGGGACTATAGGAATAAGATCAACAGGAAACATTTTACAAAAAGGTGCGTTAATTCACATGAACTCTGGCGGCAATCTACCGCCAGAACATACAGGATCAGCAACAGCAAGAATACCAAACCACGAACCGTGGGGACAACATGAAGATTATGATCCGGCATCTTTTACACAAGACAAAACAGCCGCTGGCTTAACTAGTCAAGTAAGTGTTACAATAGGTGTAGACGGCGTATTAGTAGTCGGTACTAGTAGCACAGGAGAATAGGTATGGCCGCAGTAACTAGGGTAGGGGTTGATAAACATGTCGGCCATGCATCACCCACACCAAATCCATTTCATCAAAACCTATATGCTACAGGGTCAGCTGATGTAATAACAAATGATCAAAATACTGTAAGAATAGGCGACACAACTTCTTGTGGCGACCCTGCGGTTGGCGGCAGTTCAAATGTCTTTATAAACGATTTAGAAGTTCATAGAAAAGATGATCCTACAGGTGGCCATTCTAGTTGGGTACCTAATAAATCTGCTAGTGGTAGTGACAATGTGTTTATCGGTGACGATAATACTGTTTATACTGTATATAATCCAGCATCAGTTCTGCCAGACAAAATAGAAGAAATAAAAATAAACGAGCTTCAAGCAGTAAGAACTAGAGAACAAGCTAGAATAAAAGCGTTAGTTGACAACGCCGACACAGAGGAAAAACAAAAAGCTATCCCTAACATTGATATGCTAATGTCCAACCAGACTATTGGTACAGGATGGGCAAGTACACCATGTACATGGGTAGACGACGGAACTACAGTTGACCAAGTATTAACATCTCTTTGGTCTAAAATAGAAGTACTTGATGGCGACAAATATATAGAACACTTAACTTGGCGTGGCACTCAACCATCGCTATACACAATTCCGATAGATATAACTGCTATAATGGGTCCTGAAGTAACCAAGAATGCTATGGTAGGCACTACTGTTGTTGACACAAAATTAAATTTTGACAAGTTTGTTCCTTGGGCTTCAAGGCTAGCTAGCCTGCCAATTGGATCGGTTAATACTACTGTAAAAGTATATCAACATTACTACTCCAATGTGGCTCGAGATGGCGGAAAGATTACGGTTTATAGAATAGGATCAGATCACTTAAAAAATGAGTTCATATCTTCAATAAAATTAGCATTACAGGATGGACATGATAACAAATATATTAACCTGTCAGAATTAAAACAATCAATCGATTCGTGGGATTGCCCAGTTTCTCCTTACTTAACTGAAGTAAATAGCGGCGTTGATGTTAAGAAAATTCCATTTTATATTATAGACTATGAATTTTCGATTGATCCTGGGAATTTAACCTGGGTAGACGACTACATTGCTGGAAGAATCAACAAAGCAGATATGAATAATCAAACAATTCTGTATGGGTTTACCTCAGGCAATTCAAGCAGGAACATCCGTGGCCCCCAAGACTCGATGACTATTTCAATGGCGGCTCCCTCGCCTGATTTTGGGGATCATTTAATTACAACAATGCATGAATCAGCTCATTTCCTTAAAGAAGCAAAATGGGGATCTGGCGATGTTCCAGGCACAGTGACAACGCCGCCCAGCAGTAGTGTCCACGGAGTCGTAGGCTCAGTACTCACCGGCATGACCGGCGGATATTCAGTATGGAATCCTGGCTTCAATATGCTTTCACAAGAAACAATGGCCAGGTTACACACGTTTTGGAATCAAGATAATTTTATTGTAGCGCCTAGGAATTTAATACATTATCAACAAACACCTCAAACATGTGTAGGTGGCACAATTGATTCTGTAAACGGTAAGCCAAAAGGAACACATCAGCACAGCGGTATCTATGCCAGCTTAAAGTACTGTAATCGCCTCGGTGGCACGCATACCGCAGGAAGTAGGAAATGGATGGAAGAAGATAGAATTAGATCACTAGGTGGTCCTTATAATCGACAATGGTCTGATGCTGACTATTTTAGACATCAAAATTTTATGGCCAACCCAAATTTCCCATTATTAGAACATTTAAGTGGTTTGAAGCTTTATAAAGATAAGCCTGTAGTGAAACGCGAAGATGAATTTCTAGCTAGAGTATATTCGATGATGTGTACTAATAGATGTATAGGATTTAAAAAAGATATAGCATGGTTAATCAACGAATACAATTATCTCATAAACGGTGTTCCTATTACAATACCCGAACGTGATGCTGAAAATGTAGATATAGAAATGAGAGATGTGATGAAATTAAATAGGAGATTGTTGTAAAAATACAACAACTATAATTCTTCTCTATTTGTACTAGCCACCCAAGCCTTACTATGTAACCCACCGCCACACATTTCTTGACATTCGTAAGTACATAACTTGTGACTTGGATCTTTCCATGTAGTAGGTAAAATCTTTTGAAAATACTCGTGATAAAATATATCTTCTGCTGTATGATGTTCTAAATTGTTCCATCCTACACCGTATTCTTTTTCTAACTTATTATAATGTGTCATATCTTCTTGCTTTGTTGCCGCAATATGATTACAGGGCCACAAATTCATTTCACTATCAATATACATCATTTTGCTTTCTTTAAAATCACAGGTAATTTTTGACATATCAGACGATTCGACTACTTCTCTATAAATTTTAGCACCCTCATCAGTAATGTTTAACTCTTTTTTTGTGTCTGATATTTTACCACCTGTTCCTCTTTTTGCTTTTTTAATATCTGTTTCTACTTCTATCGATTGAGGTACATTTAATTCCACAGCATTACTTCTTCTTGCCTCGGTGTTTTTATTTTCAACTTCTGTGTGGTTGTATTCAAAGTTTCTTGTTGAAACATGTTTATCAAATTCCCAAAAACCCATATCCTTTGCTATTTGCTGTGCTTCTTCTACTTGGTGTTTATTGTGTTCAAATACAATAAACTTCCACCTTGCTTTACCGCCCGCATCTATAAATGCCTTTGCATTTGCTATTGTTCTTTCGTGTTTAATGCCTATACGATATAATTTGTTTGTATCTTGTAGTCCATCTATGCTAAATGATACTATTTTTTCTTGTCCTAGGCGCTGTTCAGCTTCGCCCATTGCTTTCCCTACTCTTGCCCAGCTGTCTGGTGTTCGCATACTACCATTTGTTTCAACATCAATGATATAATTTCTATTTGCTGTGTTAATAATAATTTCTTCCCAGTCAGGAGTCATAGGTGGATCACCGTGACATCCACAGAAAACCATATTAACAGGGTGCGTTGTAGTAGCAATATGGTCCATATCTGCTAAAAACTTGTTCCATTGAGGAGCAAGTATGTGTCTTTGGCGTAAAGTAGGGCGAACAATACTAGTACCCATGAAGTGCCGAGGGCACAATGGACACGCTACATTACAATATGTTGACGTTTCTACCTGAAAAGAATCTATTTTATTAAAATCGAACATAAAAATTAAGTGCTCACTTTACTATTACGATAAATATTTATATGAGTATATACAGAGGCTTTTCAACAACTGGTAGCGATTTTGCTACACCGACCGTAACTGACTATTTAGCGGCTAAAATCGACTTACAAAATAATTTAAATGTTCGTCGAGGTGAAAGAATTATGCGACCTGACTTTGGTTGTATAGTATGGGACATGTTATACGATCCATTTACGGACGAAATGTATGATGCCTTAATTGAAAACATTACAGCGATAGGAAATAATGATCCTAGGTTATCATTGCTAAATATTACGCCTACAACACACGAACACGGAATAAAGATTTCAATGACGCTTAAATATATTCCAACTAACCAAGTTGAAAAAATGTTATTTACATTTAACAAAGAAGCATCTAGTGTTTCGTTAGGATCTTCAAACACAGGAACAGCAAATGGCTACTAGTACAAGACAAACAAATTTATTTGTAAGTGAGGATTGGAAAAAAGTTTATCAAACTTTTAAAAGTGCTGACTTCCAGAGTTATGATTTTGAAACATTAAGAACTACGATGATATCGTACCTTAGGAAACAATATCCTGAGGATTTCAATGATTTTGTTGAAAGCTCGGAATACATTGCCCTTATTGATTTAATTGCATTCTTTGGCCAGAGTTTAGCATATAGGCAAGATTTAAACGCCAGGGAAAACTTTTTAGAAACAGCACAACGACAAGATTCAGTATTACGCCTTGCTACGTTGTTGTCATACAAACCTAAAAGAAATACAACAGCAGTAGGTTTGCTAAAAATTACAGGCATTAGCACAACAGAGCAAGTATACGATTCTACTAATAACAATTTAAGTGGACGAACTATATACTGGGACGACTCTGTTAATACTGATTACGAGGAACAATTTAATACAATTATAAATGCGGCGCTGAGTTCAGCACAACGTATCGGTAAACCAGCATTAGAAAAAACAACAGGTGCTATAAAGACACAAGAATACGAACTAAACCTATTAGCTGGAACACAACCGTATTTGCCATTTACATCATCAGTTAACGGAGCTGACACTAAATTTGAATTAGTTAACGGTACGATATCTGGGCAAGATTATGTATATGAAAAATCACCTATTCCTGGATCAACATATAATTTCTTATATAGAACTGATGGCAAAGGCAACTCGTCAGCAAACACGGGTTTCTTTACAATGTTTAAACAGGGCACACTAGGCCAGGCGGACTTTAATCTTACTAGTGGGCTACCTAACATTACATTTAACATTGATAAAAGTAATATTAATAACACTGATGTGTGGTTATACGAAGTTGATGACAAAGGCAATGTAGGCGAGCAATGGACTAATGTTCCAGCAGTTGCAGGTTCAAACGTTATCTATAACAGTTTAAGTTCATCAAACAGAAAATTATTTGCTGTTGAATCTCAAGCAGATGATAAAATTAAACTTATATTCGCTGACGGTGTATTCGCAGATATCCCTAAAGGAAGATTTAAATGTTATTACAGACAGAGTGCTGGCACATCATATGCTATAAAGAGTACAGATATTTTAAATGTTGGAGTAAGTTTTAATTATATAAGTAGAACGAACCAACAAGAAACATTAACTCTGTCATTAGATCTGCAACAAAATATTAATACAGCAAGTAGAAAAGAATCATTAAGTAGCATTAAGCAACTAGCACCGCAGGCATATTATACACAAAACAGAATGATTAACGGTGAAGATTATAACATCTTTCCGTTAACACAATTTACAAGTATTATTAAATCAAAAGCTGTTAATAGAGCGGCAAGTGGTATTAGTAGATTTTTAGATGTTAAAGACACTACAGGCAAATTTAGTAGTACAAACATATTCAGTGACGATGGTATATTTTATAAAGAATATACAACTAAGAAAAACCTATTCAGTTTTACAAATGATAATGAAATTATTAATGTAATTAAAAACACGTTAGAAAAGAACTTAGGTGGTAACGAAATGTATCACTTTTACTTAGATAAATTTACGCCACAAGTTTTTACAAATACAATTACATGGGTTAAAGTGTCAAGCACAACTAATACTACGACAGGCTATTTTAAAGATTCCGCCGGCAACGTTCTACAAATAGGTGCAAGTGTGTCAGATTTAAATCAGTACCTAACATTAAATAGTATGATTAAATTTATTCCAGAGGCCGGCAAGCACTTTATGGCCAACGGAACACACATGGCTGGTACAACAACTGACCATTTAGGTGCAACAAAGCAAACATGGTCGTCTATTAAATTAGTAGACTCAAACGGTTTAGGATCACTAGGCAACGGATTGAAATCCGCTGGTGTTGGTGCTGTCACACTTAACGAATTAGTGCCAACAGGCGCAACAGTTGAGCAGGTATTCCCAAAATGGGTTAGCGACTTACCGTCTGCATTAGAAACTACAATTAAAACAAACATTAAAGAATACAAAGACTTTGGTATTAGATTTAATCACACTACTAGTACGTGGTCTATTATTACTAGCGATAACCTAGCTGTTGATAAAACATATAGCGATAGCAATGCTGGTAGTACATTATCAACAAAAAATGATGCTAGTTGGTTAGTACAATTTATAACCGACGGTGTTCAATATACTATGAAAAGTCGACAACTTGATTATTATTTCGCTAGTAAAGACGAAACTAGATTTTACTTTGATAAGGGTGTTAAAATTTATGATAGTGTTACCGGAAGTACAATAACAGACCGGTGTACCGTATTAAAAGTTAACAACAACCCAAGTAATAATAATCCACTTGAAGAAGATTATGCTTTAGATATTATTAATATGGTAACTGAGAGTGACGGATTCAAAGACAATACAAAAGTTAAAGTAACACTCGGAGATGCTGACAGCGATAGCGTAACAGACAATCCAGATATGTTTAAAAATATTGTAGGTACAGATGATACAACTGGCCTAGCAAAAGATAGAAAGCTAGTTTTCTTTAAACAGTTTTATGACTATGATAACATTGAAAGATATCAAGCATTAGACAGTAGTGCTGTTTGCCATGATTATAAGACTATGAGAGAAGCAGAAAATAATATGGCATTATTCCCTACAGGAAAAATATTTTACGCCACAACAGATGATAAATTTGCGGCATCATTTTTAAATAATAATAATACATTACAAATGAGTGTTAACGCTTCGCCTGGTTCACAATTTACAGCCGGAACAAGTGCTACTGCTTCAGCTTATAAAGTTTACATAGGTCGTAACAATTTAAAATTCCAATACAAGCACAATGCTCCTAACAACAGGCGTATTGATCCAAGCCCGAGCAACTTAATAGATATGTACATTTTAACACAATCATACGCGGACTTATATCGAGAGTGGATAATAGATTCTACCACAAGTGTTACAAAGCCAAATGAGCCAACAGCGGAAGAATTGCGAACTTCATTTAATTCAATTGAAGATTCAAAAAGCATATCAGATACAATAATATATCACTCAGCTAAATTTAAACCGTTATTTGGACCAAACGCAGATACTAGTTTACAAGCATCATTTAAGGTCGTAAAAAACCCAAACATAGGTATAAGTGATTCAGAAATTAAAGCTTCTGTTATCGAAGCAATTAACACTTATTTTCATGTATCAAATTGGGACTTTGGTGACACTTTTTACTTCTCTGAATTAGGGGCGTACTTACACAACTCATTAGCAACTAAGATAAGTTCTGTTGTTATTGTTCCTAAAAGCACATCTCAAGTATTTGGAAGTCTATTCCAAATACGTAGCAATCACGATGAGGTATTAATTAACGGTGCTACTGTTGATGATGTAGAAATAATTGACAGTATAACAGCTACAAAAATTCAAGCAGGTGGCTCCATTGCGAGTCTGCAGACTACAACAAACACTACAGCAAGTGCTGTAACAACTAGCGGGAGTTCTTCTTACTAATGGCTAAGAGAAAGACAAGTTCATTTTTACCTCAAGCATATCAATCAGATAAGAACAAAAAGTTCTTAAGTGCTACACTAGACCAGTTGATGAATAGTGCTAACCTTCAAAGGCTTGACGGATACGTAGGTCGTAAATATTCACCGGGTTATAAAAGCACTGACAACTACATAAATTCAACTGGTCTCCGAAGGGACTATCAACTAGAACCTGCTATCGTAGTTAAAAAAGACTCTTCTATTACTAGCGATAACTCTGTAGGATCTATTATAACATATGACGATTTACTTTATAAATTAAAAAACAATAGTGTCAACACAACTAATCACAATAAACTTTTTGATGAGGAGTTTTACAACTGGGCAGGATTTATTAATTTTGATTCACTTATAAACTACGGTAGTTACTATTGGCTTAAAGATGGACCAAATGCTGTTAATGTAACAGGTAGTAAAATTAAAACGACCGGATCGTGGACTACTACATATGATTCAGTAAACAACAGATTTACTGTTACTGAGATAGCTGGAAATAATCCTACAATATACCTAGTACGTGGTGGCACATACACGTTTACTGCGGACCAAACAGCAGATTTTTATATACAAACAGAAGAAGGCTCAATCACAGGGGTAGAAACAACGTCACCTACAAAAAGCACTAGAGAAATTTATGGCGTCGAAAACAACGGTAGCAAAACTAGTTTAACATTTACAGTACCCCAAGTGGATGCTCAATCATGGTTTGATACTAATTTAACGCTTTTACAAGATGTTAATTTAGTAAGTGATCTAGCATGGAATAAAGTACAAGGCCGCAATGCAGAGGATCTAATTTCATCTGCGAACGGTATAGACAATCAACGGGTGTTAGAAGGCAAAACAGTTACATTTTTACAAAATTCAGACTCATTAACAGATAATAATAACTGGACAACTACTGGTGTAGATTACACAACAGCACCGTATATTGATACAGGCTTTTCAGTAACAACAGGGCAAGTATCCACAGTAGATAGACAAGGTGTATTTCGTATTAACATTGTTAATTCTAGAATTGTATTATCAAAAATTGCTAATGTAACATTTACAGACAAGATATACATAACAGAGGGAACTACATATGCCGGAAGACATTTTTATAAAGAAACCTCTACTAATCATCTTACAGTTGTACCTGTACTAACAGCAAAGTTAGATACACTTTATTATCAACACGGTACTAATAAAACTACGTATGGCACAATTAAAATTGCCAATGCTGTTACTACCTCAATAGAATCGACAGACTTTTTAGGAAAGAAAACATATACTGCACCTAATGGTATTGTGTTTACTAATGGATTAAAAATAACATTTGACACAACAATTTCAGAAACAAAATACCAAAATAAATCATATTATATCGAAGGTGTTGGCGACAAAATCCACCTTGTTGACACTACGCTAGTTGCCCCTGAAACCGATCTAGACAATAAAGATTACATTGTAATGACTCGCGGAGCAACAGATAAAAATGCTTGGAGCAGAGGCAACAAGTGGTTCCATAAAGATATTATTACAACAACAGCAACATATAACAGTGAAGTAACAATCATTGATGATAGTTTAAGAGCCGTAAGGCCAATTATACAATATGATGCTGGCCTACACTTATTTAATCACGGCACTATTGGTGTTAGTGGAATGGAATTAATCGATACAACTACCACTGATGCGTTGTCGAGTGTACATGGCAGTTCAGGTTATTATGTTGATGGTGTAAGTTTATCCGGACTAGATAACATTATCTTTGCAAAAGATAATGACTTACAAACTAGAAAAAATCCCTGGGCAATTGGTTGGCGAGATATAGACGGTGATTCCACTGCTGAAACTATGACACTAACTGACTATGACAAAGAAACTGTTACTACAGGAAGCAGTATTTACTTTAGCAAAGGAACCGTAGGCAAAGGAAAAACATACCATTGGGATGGTGCTAACTGGATTGCGTCGCAAACTAAAACTAAAGTAAATCAATATCCTATATTTAAATTGTACGACAGTACAGGTATTAATATCAATGATACAACAACATATCCAGCAAGTGACTTTTTAGGAAACAGTTTATTTAAGTACACCTTAGGAACTGGTAAAAATGATACTATTATAGGAATACCGCTAAAGTATAGAACATTTAACAACGTCGGCGACATTTTATTCGATAACACATACGTTAACGATACATTTAATTACAAAAAAACAACTGGTGTTGCAACAGTAAGTACTGCCACTACGTTAGCAAAGAAAACACACCCGTACAGCAACACAGTTTCGTATACAAACGGCTGGGAAAAAGGTATACAGCACAGTAGACAGTTTCAGCAAATAGAATACACAGTTGATGATATAGCAATTAAATCATATGACTTAGGCGCTAATCCAGATACCTCTGTAACAGCATTGCCTAATGTATTTGTTTATATTAACAATAAGCGTACAACAGCATTCACAATAGCATTGCAAAATGGATTGTATAGTTGTAAATTAACTAATACTCAAGTGTTAGGTGATTCGATTACTATTCAATTTTTTAGTAAAACTACTTCTAAAAGTGCGTATTATGTTGTTCCTAAAAACTTAGAAAGCAATGGACAAAACGAGAAATTTACTAATATTACATTGGGGCAATTACAAAACCACGTGTCAGCATTAGTTGATACTAATAAATTTTTTACTGGATCATTACAAGGCAGTAACAATTTAAGAGACTTAGAAAATTATAAAGCAACAGAGGGGCTAATTACTCAACATAGTTCGTCGATGATTCTCCCGATGCTTTTAAGTCAGCAAAGTGAATTAAACTACGTTGATTCATTAAAGTTTGCTAATTCCGAATACGAAAAATTTAAATCAAAGTTCTTAACTACACTCGAAACATTAGACAACTTAGACCTTACAAATGTTAGTGCTACTGTTGATACTGTTATGGAAAGTGTTAATGCTAATAAAAGTTCAACATTCCCATTTTACACATCAGATATGATACCTTACGGTGCTGATGCTGACGTAATAACATATACTATCACAGACGACCGAGATAAGACATACGAAGTATCTAGTGTATTTGATAATACTGTTCCGGGAAATCGGGCTATATTAGTATACTTAAATAACGCCCAACTGTATCATGGATTAGACTATACGTTTGAAACTGAGAGTTCTAATGTTAAAATAATTAAAACAATAACAATTGGCGATGTGTTAAAAATAGTTGATTATACAAATACATTAGGAAACTATGTTGCGCCAACGCCAACAAAATTAGGATTATATCCAAAATTTAAACCAGAAATAGTCAGCGACGATACGTATGCTGTAACTCAAAATGTTATAGTCGGTCACGACGGAAGTAGAACAATAGCATATGGCGATAACAGGGACAACGTTATACTTGAACTTGAAAAACGAATGTATAATAATATTAAAACAGAATATCAAGAAACCGTTTTTAATATTAAAAAATATACGCCTGGTCGCTTTAGGGCTACTGACATCACCGAAGCTCAAGTTAACGATATATTAGAAGATGAGTTTCTACGTTGGGTGACGAAACACAGAATACCTTACACAGAAAACACAACATTTGATGCTAATGTATCAACTACATGGAATTATAAAAACTTTACAGATAGTGTCGATAAAACAGTATTACAGCAAGGGCACTGGAAGGGTCTATTTAGATATTACTTTGATACGTACAAGCCTCATACTAATTCTTGGGAAATGTTTGGCTGGAGCCAAAAGCCAAGTTGGTGGGAAACTAGATACGGTCCTGCTCCGTACACATCAGGTAACAAAGTACTATGGAATGACGTAAAGAACGGACACCGCTATACTAGTGCTAAAGTAGATGGGTACACAGTTGATTTATTGTACAAACGGGCAGACATCTATTCGTTAATTCCTGTAACAGAAAACGGGCAATTAAAATCACCAATCGATTGTCTTTCTCCTAACTCGGGAGATTTATCACCTAGTCATGCTTGGAAATTTGGTGATGGCGCGGCTTCGGAACATGCTTGGAGGAACTCTAGCAGTTACCCATTTAGTGTACAACACTTAATGTCATTAATCCGACCAGCAGAATATTTAAGCCAAGTATTCAATAAAAGCCAAATAGTAAGAAACACATTAACTGACCAGTTAGTAATGACACTAACAAACCAGCGCCAGACTCCAACAGATTTAAAAGTAGATACTTCCACAACACGATACGAAGGATGTGGAAACTACGTTGCTGATTACTTACGTTGGCTCAATGTTGATGTTAAAACAAATTTAACAAATATTATTACTACATTGGATATTAAATTAGTTCACAAACTAGAAGGTTACACAGATAAAAAACTTATTAAAGTGTTAGCTGAACAAGTGTCACCAAGTAGCACAAGCAACTCAGTTTATATACCAGACGAAGATTATTCAGTTCATCTACATAAAACAGGACCAATTAAATCTATCCCATACAGTGGAGTAATAGTCCAAGGCAATGCTAGTGGATATACTGTATACGGTTATGATTTAACCAACCCGAGATTTACGATTCATAAGCCAATTGAAAATGGCAACTTTAGAATACACGACGTTAACGAAGAAAAAATAACAGAATGGGAAGATTATTATGTAGAAGAGTCAGCAGTAGCATATGGTACAACATTTAATACAAAACAAGATGTAGCAGACTTTATGTTCTCTTATCAAAAGTACCTAACTACAAGCGGATATGACTTTGATAATAGGATGGAAGATTTTGGTTCACAGAAAATAGTGGCAAACTGGGCGATGAGTGTTAAGGAATTTGTACACTGGTCCGGACAGGGTTGGCTACCGGGATCTGTCATCACACTAAGTCCTAGCTCTAGTAGAATTAGATGTATAACACCAATTGGCATCGCTGACGCATTATCAAACAGTCAAGCACAAACAAATGTATTAAATCAAAAATATGAACCGCTAAGGCCTAATACTTACAAGATGAGTAGAAGCGACGGTGAGTTTGAATTATACCCTAACTTAGACAAGGGTGGAATTTACTTTGTTAATACAAAACTTGTACAGTATGAACACGTATTAGTGTTTAATAATATAACAAAATTTAATGATGTTATATACCAGCCTGGCTTAGGTAATAGACAGCACAGGTTAAGACTAGTTGGTTACAAGACGGGTGGCTGGGACGGTAGTTTAACAGCAGAAGGATTCATTTACAACGACGGCGATGTTCCGAGTTGGGTAGCAAATACAAATTATGTTAGAGGTGATATTGTTACATTTAGAGATCTGATGTATACATCAAAGACTAATCATACAAGCACAGCTTTGTTTATATATGAAAACTGGACACAAACTGATTCATTTAAAATTGGCTTACTACCTAACTTTGATACATTGGGTAAGAACTTTGAAAGTTTTTACGATGTTAATACAGTTAACCTAGAAAGCGAAACTGACAAATACGGTAAAGGTGCTATCTCATATCAAAATAGAAGCTACTTTGACCAAATTGGTCTTGATGATGTGAGTCAGGTTAAATTTTATCAAGGTATGTTACAGGAAAAAGGCACAAAAAACGCAGTTGATAAATTAATTAGAAGTAAATTTGACCAAATTAGCAGTGATATTAGTTACTACGAAGAATGGGCCATTAGAAATGCAGCCTACGGCGCTACTGATTTAAATTCTAGGGTTGAAATTTTATTAGATGAAGAAGGATTTACTGACAACCCACAGCCCATTACATTACACAAAACAACACAAAACAAATCAGATGTTAACAGCAAAGTAGAATATACAACAAGTCAACTATATAAAGCACCTTCGGATATAACATACGACTGGGTTCCTGTTAGAAAACCGTTTGTGTCTGGACATAAAAACAATATATTTTATGATGAATTATATCCTAATGTTGGTTATCCTAAATTAACAGATGCTGACGGAACATTGTTTTACAACAAAGATGCCGACACATTAAAAGACATATTATACAAAATTAAAATAGGATTTACTCTTTGGATCGCAGAAGATTCTACAGGCGATTGGGATATGAGATACCTCGACACAACAGCAACAGAAGTTGTTAATTGCGACGGTGGTGCTGACGGTGAAACATACACATGGACAACAACTGACAACCACAGCCTAGCAGTCGGAGATATTATTGCTATTAAAAACTATCATACAGATGGTACAACAGTAACCCGCAATGGTGTTTATGATATTAGAACTATTCCTACATTACAATCATTTACAACATCCGGTCCAGGGGTATCCGGCAAGAACGCAGAAGCCGGATCAACAGTTATATTAAAATTTAAAAGTATTAGATTCAAAGACGGAGAAAAGATTACAGCACCGAAATTAGGCTGGTCAACAAATGATAAGTTTTATATCGACAAAGATGATTCAGGAAGCTGGCTTGTCGCAAAAAAGAACACAAAATATACTGAAAGCCAAGCTATTACTCCGTTACTAGGAGTAGCAGATGAAGAATTTGGTGATGCTATATGTTCAGATATTAATAATCAGTGGTTAGTAGTAGGACAAAAGTCTAAAAACAAACTGCAGATATACACACCTAAACCAGTAAATATGACCCATAGTGCTGTTATAGAAACTACCATTCCTAACATTGACGAATTAGGAGCAAGTATTAGTACTGGCTCACCTACAGAGCGACCTTTTAAAAATAATGAAAACTATATAGACCATAGAGGAAAATACGAAGAATGGGATAACGGAAAACGTTGGATCGTTGCTGGAGCACCTAACTCAAATAGTGGTAAGGGTGCTGTACTATTTTATTATTACGACGCTAAAAGTGGAACATTTTTACCAGGGACAATATCTCAACCGTTAGGGTTAACAACAAGTGCTAAATTTGGTACTGATGTAAAAATGAGTGCTAACGAGTTATGGTGTGTAGTATCGGCGCCAGGCGACAAAAAGGTATTTGTGTATAACAGAGTCTACGCTAAACCGGATGCCATTCTAACACAAACATTTATCGGAGATGGATCTGATACTACGTTTACATTAACTTCACTTGGGAGTCCTGGTTCAGCAGAAGAATTATATATTCGTATAGGTGGTACTGATTACGTAGCTGGAAGAGATTATACATATAACCCAATAACTAAAGTAATTACGTTCACAACGGCACCGGTTGCCAGCAGTGACATCAGTGTAACTTCTTTAGGTGGCTGGAGACTTGTTGAGACATTTACCGGAACAGATACCGACTATGGTAAAACTATTAGCATAGATAGTCAAGGTCGACACATTACTATTGGTTCACCTAATAGAAGCACCGTAGGTGACGATTCTACAAGCAGAATGGGTGCTGTAGAAGTTAAGACCAGGCATTGGCAATGTTTTGTAGGTGACGGGACTACAAAAACATTTACAGCCGAAGGATCAAGTGCGAGTTACATTACTGTAGCAGTTAACGGTACAAATATTACAAAACAGCCTACGGTATGGTCATCATCAGGCAATACTATTACATTTGTAACAGCACCTATAACAGGTGACGAAATAGCGTTATGGACCGACAGGTGGCGACAGTTACAAATGATATCACCAAGTGACATTGCTAAACAAGTGGACGGGCAATTTGGATCATCGTCTATTGCGATAGACGAATCGGCTCAAACGGTGTATGTTGGTGTTCCGGAACGTGACGGCGTTGTAGAAAATTCAGGAACTGTTTCGATATTTGAAAGGAATCAAAACATAGTTAATGACAAATGTGTTGTAACATCATCGCCGGAAGGGTTTACATCTTACAACTCCGGTGAAAGTTTCTTCATTAATGGATATAAAGTTACGTCTACTACTACTACATTATCAGGTATTGTAATTGATATCAATAACGCAAATATACCTGGTATTACAGCATCGTCGGCAGGTACTGTATTAACTGTTACTAGTAGTGTAGGTAAGATGAATTCTATTATTGTTACTCCAGGGGTAACTGGCACTATTTTTAAAGACATCGGATTAGCTCCTTGGTTTAATTCTACAACACTTACGTTAAATCAAGAAATTACCGCTGGTCACAAATTTGGCGAGAACATTAAAGTTTCCAGAAACAACAACTTACTTGTTGTTGGTTGCCCAAGTGGATCATCACGTGTTTATACAACAGTTGATCTTAAAAATACTATATTTGACAGTAGCGGCACTAGATTTACAGCAAATAGATTCTTTACAGGCTCTACGCATGTGTTCCAAAAACTAGGCAATAGCTGGGTCGAAGCTGATAATTTATACACAAATAACTTATCTAGCAATGACAAGTTTGGATCTAGTATAGCAATTACTAACGATACTATTTACGTTAGTGCTCCACTCGATGACGACGGAATAACATTAAATACCGGCAAGGTCTTAACGTATAAAAAAACAGGTGACTTATTTTCAGTAGATGCAAAGGAAGAACCATTAGTTGATATTGATAGAATTAATAAAGTATTTTTGTACAACAAAGAAACAAATAAGATTGTAACATATTTAGATTACATTGATCCTATTAAGGGAAAAATTATAGGAGCCGCCGAACAGAATATTGATTATAAGACAACATGGGATCCTGCAGTTTACAATTATAGCGACGGAACAAAAGATGTTAATAAGAGTGATGCTTATTGGAACCAGGATATATTTATTGGAAAAATTTGGTGGGACATAAACGAACTTAAATTTATTAATTATGAACAAGGTAATGCTGATTACAAATCTTTATTCTGGGGTGGATTATTCCCAGGAAGTACTATTGGCATTTACCAGTGGACCGAGTCAACTGTAAAACCTAGCGTGTATACCGGAGGCACAGCAAAATATGGTGATAGTGCGTATGTTGAAATACAAAAAATTAACACTATTACAAACTTACTAGAAACAAAATACTACTTCTGGGCAACTAGCAAAACAACTGTACATGAAGGAAAAACATTAAGTACAGAAACAATTAAAAAACTGATTACAGATCCTGTAACAAACGGTTCTGCTTATGCTCAATTTATAGGAAAAAATCAAGTAGCACTAGTTAATACAGCAAAGTATATAGAAGCAAACAATACAGTATTAGCAGTTGAATATGATAAGAAACCGAACGATAAAATACTACACACAGAGTGGGAATTAATCCCAGAAGGCAGTACACAACTTGAAATACCTGTAGACCTATTTAAGAAAATTAAAGATAGTTTAGCAGGTGCAGATAAACAGGGCAACATTGTCCCAGATATTAACCTAAGTGTTGGCGACAAGTACGGTATTGATATACGGCCAAGACAGGGCGTGTTTATGAATAGATATCTTGCTTTAAAAGAGTATATCACATACGTGAATGCTGTTATTAAAAAGTATAATATCAGTGACAGTTTAGATTATTCTGTGCTAAACGAAGAAGAACCGTTACCGTTAACGACTTCATTGGAATACAATGAGACTGTAAATTCAATAACAGAATTGGGTTATATCAGAGTAGCTCTTAAAGAAACAGGATACAAAGTAGCGGTAATAACTGATTCTGTAGTTAACGGTCGCTGGAGCATCCATACATTACAATCCGATAATACTTGGTTACGGTCTAGAACGCAAAGTTACGATACTAAAAAGTTCTGGGCATTTATAGACTGGTACGACACTGGTTATAGTACGGATACTAACATTGATTATCGTTATACTGATTTTAACAAAGTGTATGAAAATGCTACTACAATAGCAGATAAAAGTATTATTAAAATAACAAAAGGTACTAGTTGGGATTTATATATTAAAACATCCGGCAAGCACACACTAATAGGTCAAAAAGACGGAACATTAAAATTCGGTGATGACTTGTATGATTATGTTAAAACTAGTTACGGTTTTGACACAGACGGTTACGACTTTAATTTAATGGATACAGAACCTCAAATTGAAACTAGGAATATTATTGATGCGATTAAAGACCAAATTCTAGTTCACGATTTAAAAAATGAACACAACAAGTTAATGTTTGTTTTATTGAAATTTGTATTACAAGAACAGTCACATGTTGATTGGATGTTCAAAACTAGTTTCATCCAAGTTAAACATAATTTACGGGCACTAGATCAATTTCCAACATACCAAAGAGATAACCAAGAATTTGTTAAAAGCTATATCAATGAAGTAAAACCGTATCATTCTAAGATTAGAGAATACGTATTAGGTTACACTAAACTAGAAACATATTTAGGTGACACTTCAGACTTCGATTTACCAGCTACATACGACAGTATTACTAAAACGTTTAGGTCACCTAATAAAGAAAAGGGCCACGACGCTACTACACTTACAACAAATACTGCTTACAAAATGTGGAAAGATAATCATTCTTATTATGTCGACGACATTCGTATAAACTGGCAAGGAACTGGATATACTACAGCACCAGTAATAACAATTGCGGCCGCGCCTGCAGGTGGTGTTACTGCTACAGCAACGTGTACTATAAGTGGCGGACGAGTTAATAGTGTAACAGTAACAACTAAGGGCAGTGGATATCTTACAACACCTGCTATTACAATTACCGGTGGTAGTCCAACAATAGCAACAAACTTGTATGCTGTTATAAAAAATAACAATATAAGAAAAATAAAAGAAACGTTAAAATTTGATAGAATTAAATTTAGTTCCGATGTTAAAACATGGACTAAAAATACTGCTTATACTACAACCGATATCATCCAACACTTAAAAGAAGCATATACAGTTAACACGGGCTTTACGTCAGGAGCAACATTTGATAGTGATAACTTAACAATTAAGGCAGATGCTACATTTAATAATGCAATGGATAGAACTATGGCATATTACAGTCCTAAAGCAGGACAAGATGCTGTAGACTTGGGAGCAATATTTAAAGGTATCACATATCCAGGAACAAAAGTTCAAGGACCACTATTCTCAGACGAACCAAACTTTGATCACAGTGCATTTGATACTGAACCGTTTGATAACTTTGAAATCGACAGTGACGGTCGATTTATTTTAAGTTCAAAAGATATCGACTTAACTTTACAGGGTAAATTTGATGATACACAATTAGGATTACGACCTGAAGATATTATTGTAGATGGAAGTAGTAAATTTGTTGATGCTTATAGTTCACATGCTCCTGAAGAATTTGTGCCCGGTAGAGTGTTTGACTCATTAAGCATAAACGTGTTCACGTCGCCTAGCACAGATACAGACAATGATGATGCGTTAGGCTTTCCAATTTATAGTATAAATTACAAAGGCGATGGAACTAATAAAGTATTTAAATTTGGTGATGATAAAACAGGAACAGATCAAGCAGTTCTTGTATATTCTAGATCATCAGGTAAAGTTTCTTCTACGCTCTACACCGTTGACTGGGTTGATAATAAAATTACGTTCACTACTGCTCCAGTAAACAACGAAATCATACATCTAACTAGCTTCGGTAATACCGGTAATAGTGTGTTACTTGATTTTGAACAACAAGCAATTGCTGGTCAGACTGTTGTTAATCTACCAATAGCGTATTCATTAATATCAACTAAACAAAACTTTATTACAGTTAATGGCGTACACAATACAACTGGAACATTAGCCGCCAGCGGCACAGAAACAACCTGGACACCGGCTACCGCGTTATCTGCAACAGACCAAGTGCGAGTTATGTTATTTGATGTGGCATCATCTGCTACTAGAACATTTAGTAAGGTAACAATAGACGACTGGACTGTAACTGATAGCACTAGAACATTTACATTAACAGACGGAGCCGATACATTTTTAGCAAGAACAGATAAAATTATTGTCGAACTTAACGGAACAAGATTACGCCCACCGGTGTTCACGTACCTAACAAACGATTCCAGTTCAGCAACATACGATTTATCCACAAAAGCAGATATTGACCATGCAACATTAACAAAAAGCGACACACGAGTTTATATTAACGGTGTACAAACTACAAATTATAGTATAGTTACTGGATCAGATAGCACAATAAAAGCAGTTCAATTAGACGAGGCACCATCGGCTAGTTCTAAAATTGATGTTGCTGTAACTACAAATGCTGATTATATTTTAACTGATGCTACAACATTAACAATCACAGGCGGAACGTGGAGTGGATCAGACTCATTAGTAGTAACAACGTTTAATAATCATAATAAACTAAAAGTTACAACAGAAACATTTAAAGGTGGCTCAACTAGTGCTATTACTACTGATATTGGATTTGATGTTAGAGGATTTGAATCTGTGCCGTTTGATGCCGTAACTGCAAGTGTTGTAAATATAGCAGAGTTTAGTTTATTTAGAAATCCTACTAATGTATCTTACTTGTGGGTAACTAAAAATGGTGTTAAGATGGTACCGAACTATGATTACAAACTGCTTGGTAGTAAATTAGCATTCGCTAGTACACTACAAGCAACTGACATAACAATAATAACACAATTTACAGAAGAAATTATACAGCCGGCAATTGGATTTAAAATCTTTAAAGATTTATTTGATAAGAATCATTATTACAGGATATCAAATAAACACAAAGCAACTACTGCCGCAGAGCTATTATCATCGCATACTGAAATAGTAGTAAACAATGCTCAGCAATTTGCGGTACCGGATGATACTAGCAACATGCCCGGTATTGTGTGGATCGGCGGCGAGAGAATAGAATACTTACATCTAGATATAGCAACAAATACAATATCAAGACTACGACGCGGAACTAGTGGAACACATATTCCAGCAAGTCACCCAATACATAGTGATGTTATAGATGTTAGTACTAGACAAGAGATACCATCAGCACATGATAAAACTTGGTATACTACACAAGGTAGTAATGCTAGTAACGGATTAGGCTTGCAAAATTCAACCACGACTCAGGCTAATTTCTTACTTGATGAACCGACTTACATAAAGAGCTAAATATATGAATAAGGCAGAAGAAGATAACGACATGGAAAACGAAATTAAAGAAAAATCAAATAATAACCCTGATGAGACTGGAAATGTCAACGTCGAAGGTCATATAAGAATATTTGACCCAGTATCAGGTGAAGAATTCGTCAATAAGCGTAATGCTATTCATTATGAAAATATGAGTGAAGCAATGGCGCTGTCTATTGCTAATAAAACAACAGGATTTGTTCATGAAATAGCCTTAGGAAACGGTGGTACTAGTGTTGACCCTACTGGGGTAATTACATATAAGCCTGCTAATAGTAGTGGTACTAACAGTAGTTTATATAATCAAACATATTACAAAGTAGTTGATAACAATTCAGCGTTAAATACTGACCCAGCACGTAACAAAATAACAACATCACACGTAGAGGGTACTGTGTACACTGATATCGTTGTAAGTTGTTTGTTAGATTATGGTGAACCAAGCGGACAAGCGGCGTTTGACAACACGAATAACTTTGATGGTACGTATGTATTTGATGAGTTAGGATTAAAAAGTTGGGTAGGTACTGTTGATACAGGTAAATTATTAACCCATGTTGTGTTTCACCCTGTACAGAAGTCCTTAAACCGGTTAATTGAAATTGAATATACAGTAAGAATTCAAACTTTAACTAATCTGTCAAGTGTTAATTAAACGATAAATATATAAATAATGTTAGTGGAGTAATAAATGGCATATACAGTTAACAAAACAAGCGGGGGTGTTTTAGCTACCGTAAGCGACGGAACAATAGATAGTACTACTGATTTAAAATTCATTGGTAAAAACTATTCCGGCTACGGCGAGTTATTAAACGAAAACTTCGTAAAATTATTAGAGAATTTCTCTAACTCATCAGCCCCATCGGCGCCTTTGGCTGGCCAGATATGGTGGGACAGTTCCAATAGTTTACTTAAAGTATACACTGGTTCTGCTTTTAAAACAGTTTCAAGTTCTACAACAGCATCATCGGATCCAGCAAGTGGTGTTGTAGGTGATTTATTTTGGCATACAACAAACAACCAATTAAAAGTTTATAACGGAAGTACATGGACTACAATTGGTCCACTTTCAACTGTGGGTTCGGGGCAATCAGGACCAACAGTAGAGTCTATAACAGATACTGGTTCAGTAGCACACGTTATTGTTAAAATGTATGTTAATGATGTTATTGTATCAATAATTTCTAAAGATGCGGTATTTACACCTAACGCGGCTATATCGGGTTTTGCTACAATTAAGCAAGGCTACACAGTTAACTCAACACTAGCTTCGGCAAAATGGAATGGAACAGCAACTGACTCAGACGCTTTAGGCGGTGTGGCAGCGACTGGTTATTTAATATCAGGTGGCAATGATACTACATCAGGTACACTTAAAGTTCAAAACGATACAGGTTTTTACGTAGGCGCAGATGACGACTACAGAGTTAGTGTAGCAGGAAGTAATATTACACTTCATAATAATACATCAGACGGTGATATTATTATGTCAGTCAACGACGGTGGTTCACCTACTACAGCATTAACAGTAGATGGCGCCACATCGAGAATAGTACTAGCAGGTGATCCTACAGTTAACTTAGGTGCCGCTACAAAACAATATGTTGATAATCAACTTTCAGTAAGTGGTGTAACACTATTAAGAGACGGTAGTGCTAGTATAACTGGTGACTTGATCCCAGATGCTAACAACACTAGAGATTTAGGTAGCACAGCTAAAAAGTTTAATCAAGTATTTGCTACTACGTTCGAAGGTGAAAGTACCTCGGCACAATATGCTGACTTGGCAGAGCGTTTTGCTATTGACAACCCGCAAGAACCTGGCACTATTGTTGCTTTAGGTGGAGCAAAAGAAATTACAAAAGTAAGTGACGAATTAAGTAACAAAGTATTTGGTGTTATTTCAACAAGACCAGCATACTTAATGAATTCTAAAGCAGGAGACAACGCCAGTCATCCAGCGATAGCAGTAAGCGGAAGAGTACCAGTCAAAGTTATTGGTACAATTAAAAAAGGTGATAGACTAGTTAGTGCTGGAAATGGCATGGCAAGATCCGCATCAACCGGCGAAGCAAACTATTTCAACTGCATAGGTAGATCACTCCAAGACAAAAATAGTCATGAAGTGGGTGAAATTGAAGCATTTGTGATAATTAATTAATATAACAGGACATAAGGGAAAAATATAATGGCATATTCAACAAGCAATACAATAACTGCTTCTGATTACAATGCTTTTGTTTCGACGGTAAATGGCGTAATAGGTGTCGGTTCGGGCACTAAAGGTTATAACCAATCAAACTTAACAACAGTATCAGCAACAGATAGCATTACAGCGGCACACTGGACGGCGCTACTAACGGCGGTCACAAATGCGGCAACACACCAAGGAACATCAGTAACTATTCCGGGAGGAAGTGATACAGGTTATCCAGCAACAAGTGGCACAGTACACGCATTTGACGGAACACAGACAATTGGCGGTGCTTCTTACTCATACAATTTGAGTGGAGCGGTTACAGACATTGACAATAACTTTCAAAACGTAGACGCAGGACAACAAACAACTCCAGCAACACAGCACACTTCAACAAGAAGTACTGCTTGGGGCGGCGAAGTTGGCACAGCATCTATTAACTCAACAGTTACGTCAACATTTTCTAATGCTAATCACTGTAGAACGTTTTTCAACTCGGGTGGCGAGTTACACATGACGTTTGATCAACCAACAGCAACTAGCACACAATCTACTAACTGGAACACTATTTTTGATACTTCCATAGGTACTATTAAAATAGGTTACACTGGTACTACAAGAACTGGTAACGCTGGAACACCTAGTACAACAGTTGGCTTCCATGATTTAACTTCAACTTACGCGACTGTTTTTGAAGGAACAAACATTGGCTCAGGCGCTTATAGTGCCAACGATGTATTAGTTCAAGCAAAAACTGATGGCACAATTGTTACAATTCAAATTACATGGGACGATCAACATGCCGCGACATCTCCAAGCACAGTTGATACAGTAGAATCAGGTACAAACGCAGTATTTACATCAAGAAGGTCTACTGTTTATACACCCGCATATCCAAGTTGGGCAACAACAGAATCATTCTAAAAAAGACTTGACACCTTAGTCCTAACGTGTTATAATATAGCGAGTATGTGTTAAAAACTACTCGCTATTTTTTTATCTAGGATATCTCAATGAACAAAGAAACATCAGAATTATTCAAAAACGCAAATTATCGACAAGTCCAAAATAACCAATTACAACTACTAAAAGAGCTTAAAAATGAAAGGCTCACTATCGGTTATAACGGCGGATTATTTAATATCAATCCTACATTGCTAAACTTACTAGATTTGCTCGAACGTAAAAACTACAAAAAAGCTGTCATTGATGACAGAAATGAAAATCTAATCGAAATAGAAGTTGGACCTTTTATGAAATTAATATTAGATACTTACGTTCAAGAACAAAATAGAGCTCAGGCAGAGCAACAAAAAATAGTAACAGCAAGAAGTGTGGAAGAGATATTAACATATGACGACTAAAGGCTTAATAATATTTGCTAAAAATAACGAGCAATTTAATTACATAAAACAAGCCGAAGTAGCCGCGACTATGGCTAAGCATTTTCTTGATATACCTGTTTCCTTAATTACACTAGAAGCTGATTACAACGACAATACATTGTACAATGCTAGTGATGTTTGGGATAAGGTGATATACTTAGACAATGTCGAAGTAGTCAATGGCAGAGGTGTAATAATTAACGGTAAACGTGAACAAATTACTTGGTATAATTTAGATCGGTTATTAGCATATGATTTATCACCATATGACGAAACAATACTAATCGATAGTGACTACTTAATACAAAATTCAGTTTTAAATAACGTGTGGGGAAATGTTGAACCTATGCTAATGAATATTAATAGTAGACTTCCCGGAAAACAACAAGAACACATTTACGAAAAAGTTATCACAGATGGCTACCCTAGTATACATTGGTTTACTGTATGTTATTTTAGAAAATGCGAACAAACAGAACAATGGTTTACATTAGCAAAAGAAATCAAAGAAAATAACGATTTTTATAGTACAACATATAATAGCCCGTATACATTTTATAGAAACGATATAACGGCTGCCATAGCCTCACATATTATGAACGGATATACTGATGGATGGTTAAAGCCATTACCTACAAGACAGATTAACAGTTACCCGCCCGAAAGTGTGATAGATATAAACAAAGGAAGTATAACAATTAATACAACTGAAGGACCTGTAAGATTAAAAGACACAAACATACACTTACTAAACAAATTTGAAATAGAAAAAAATTATGATAGGTTTATAGAACTTTATGGCTAGAAAATATAAAAGACAACGAGGGTTTTTTACTATAGCACAATATAGTGAAAAGTTTGGCGACTATCCTAGAATGGCTTATGCTTTAGCATTGAGTTTAAAATCAAGTCAAGTAGAGGCACCGTTTTTAGCAGTTGGCATGACAAAAGAAGACCAAAAACGTTTACCAGAAAACTACAAAGAAATATTTGATGAAGTTGTTACAATCCCATGGACCGACGAAGCATTGCCGCATAACTGGAAATTACACAACTGGTGGAAAGCATATCATATGACACCTTACAAAGAAACTATTTGCTTAGATGCTGATATGCTATTCACACACGACCATAGCGACTGGTGGAACATATTAGGAAAAGGTTTTCCTGTACAAATATGTAACAACCCTGTTACATTTAAAGGACACAAAGCAGACGTAAGTTATTATAGTCAAGCGTTTACACGAAACAACTTGTATAGAGGATATGCGGCCCTAACTTATTTTAGACAAAGTAAAGAGGCAAGAAAGTTTTTTAATATGTGCGAAGATATATTTAAAAATTGGGACGACTACAGTTGGGAATATATTAGACATAATAAAAAACGTTGGCCAGCAACCGACGAAGTATACGGACTTGCTATTAGATTATTAGAATGGGAAGATAAAGTTAAACCTATTCCTAGTTTTACTTTTGTACATTTAAAATCAAAATGCCAAGGACTATTAGATTATAAAGTACAAGACGTTGATTGGACTGATTACTTGTCAGATAGTTGGGACGAAAACGGCAGATGCTTTATTAACAATTACTTACAAACAAAGCCTATACATTATCATGTTAAGCAATGGTTAACAGATGACCATATTAAACGGCTCCAGGAACTAGCAGAATGAGTATCGAGGATATATACAAAAATATTATAATAGCAATCGTATCAATGCCAGCTGGTTCTGGTCGTGATTTCTTAGGATACTTACAACAGTACTGTTATGATAACGTTCCTGCTTTAACAGAAGAAGACTATCCTAAAAATAACAACTGGAAATCGTTTAATGCCAAAGCCCGTATGGGTGTACCAATTGACGAAGTTCATTTCTTAATGTATGATACTCCGGGGCATGTTGTAAAGGCAATAGCTGACCCATTAAGTGACATTATACAGAATACTCATACAAAACTTGCTATAGAAATATCAAAGGTTAAAAAAAGCAATGCCTCGACAATAATAGTACATCCGCACAATTATCCAGCCGGTATAACACATAAATTTAAAAACGTAAAGCATTTATTATCAATGGACTTAGATCTAGAAGGACATGCTAGAGTATTAAAATTACAAATTTTAAAAACACACACTAAGAGAGTTGCTAAAGTATTATTAGAAAATTATAAAGAGGTAGCGTCAACATTTTACAAAAATCAACAGATTGGTCTTAAAGAATCTCCGCCAATTGTTAAGATTAGCTATAATAAAATGTTTATTGACATAGATAGAAATGAAATTAAACGGTTCTTAACAAGTACGTTATCTAGTAGAAGCATGTTGGATAAAATAAAACTAGACAATATATGCGAAATGATTAAAACATATACAAAACTAAACGAGGAATTGCTATGAAACAAGAAGACGTTCAAGCACTAGTTGACCAATTGTTTAATGTAGATGTTAAGCAAACAACAAAAGCAAGTCAGCATAGAATATATTATAACGACTTTGGTCAAATTATAGCACTTGCTCCAAAAGAAGATGGAGATTATAAAGACGATCATTATATTCGCATTAGTAGGGATAGGTATGTAGAGTTATCCGAATTTAATTTAAAAAACTGGATGGTAGATACTGGGCAATCTCCCCCTCAACTAATAAATATTAGTGCCGAAGCAATGGCGGCAACTAAACGTATTCATGTAGTAACAGAATACAACCCAAAGCGCCTTTTCAGATTTGAATATAACCCTACTACTAGGAAATTAAAATTAGAGTCTAGGGGAAATTTACCTGATCAGAAAACACTTTGGGTTACACCTAAAGGTCAACATTCAATAATGTTAAAACGTATACCCTTACAATCTACCGGTGAATACGAATACGATATTGACAATTACCTCAACCATCAAGAAATCTCATTAATATCTAGATACAATTTAGACATGCTAGTAAGCTATAGGACAATCAATGATTAAACAATATAAAGTAAGTGACTTCGATGTCGTGTATATCTCATACGACGAACCCAATGCCGAAAAGAACTGGGCTGATTTAAAAAGTAAATGCCCATGGGCAAAACGAGTACACGGAGTTAAGGGGTTTGATGCCGCGCACAATGAAGCAGGACAAATTAGTGATACTGACAGGGTATTTACTATTGACGGCGACAACAGAGTAAGAGAAGAGTTTTTTAATGAAGTATTAGAAATAGATGACGAAGCACAAAAGGACTTTGTATTCAGTTGGTGTGGACATAATATTATCAACGGTTTAGCATACGGAAACGGAGGCGTTAAACTTTGGCCTAAACACATCATTACTAATATGGAGAGTCACGAGAAATCAACTAATGAACAAGACGCTGTAGACTTTTGTTGGATGGTTACATACTTCCAAATGGCAGATACTATGAGTGATGTCTGTGTTAACGGAAGTCCTGAACAAGCGTTTAGGGGCGGATATCGAGAAGGCATTAAGTTAAGTTTAGATCAAGGCATGCTCCCCGACAAATGGGATTACTTAGAAAAGAACCACTATAAGAATTTACACAGATTAGCAATATGGTGTAGCGTTGGCGTTGATATAGAATACGGCGACTGGGCAGTACTAGGAGCAAGAATGGGAACATACGAAACTAATGTAGAAAGAAAAGACCATACATTAATTGCTGACTACGACTACATGCAGAAAATGGTACAAGAAGTATTAGTTAAATATGATGACGAAACAAAACGCAAAGAAGCGATACTTGAATATGGTGTTAAATTAAGAGACGATTTACAATTTAGAATTGCTGACTTAGATGCTGATGCTAGTAAATGGTTTAAAATGGTTTACACTAATCCTACTAGGTACGGTGTTATGTTAACCGAGCGTGACATAAAATGAAAATCTTATGTATAGGCAATGGTGTTAGTTTAAAAGATAATTTACATATTTGTAACTATCCATATGATTTTAAACTAGGAACAAAACGCCAATACAAACGATTTAATGATTTAGATTTTATTGCGGTAGCAGACAAAGAACCAGCATTACTATTAAGCGACGAATACAAAGGCAAAATTATTACTAAATGGAATGATAAAGAAAACTTTATTGTGCCTAAAGAAGCGGACGATTTTGATATTACAGGAACTTTACAAATGAAATATGCTGTTGAACTAGGTGGCACAATTATTCATACAGTAGGCTTTGACTGTTTAAAAAATCGTATAGAGAAAGACGAAACCTGGTCTTGGACTAAACCTACGCCGTGGGATATGGACAAAACACAACAAACTAAATGGGATCGAGCATTAATGGATACATGGAAAGAAAAAATGAAAGCTATTGAACACCAACATCCTAATATACAATGGAGACATTTATTTTGATAGTAAAAGTAACTAGAGTCGAACACTTTACGGACACATTGTTTAAAATTAGAACAGAGAGACCTAATACTTTTAGATTTAGAGCAGGTGAGTTTGTAATGATTGGGTTGGACAACTGGTCAGAAAAACTACAAAAGAACAAACCTATAATGAGGGCATACAGTATTTGTAGTGGGCCATATGACGAGTTTTTAGAATTCTATAGTATCAAAGTACCCGACGGTCCATTAACAAGTAAACTACAGCATATTAAAGTGGGTGATGAATTAATTGTAGGTGAGAAGCCTACAGGAACATTAACAACTTCCAATATAGCACTTGGTGGTAACTTATGGCTAATGGCAACCGGTACAGGTATTGCTCCGTTCATGAGTATATTAAGAGACCCTGAGACGTTTGAATATTATGATAATGTATATGTTACTTGGACAACAGGCACACACAACGCCCAAGAGTCTTATGCTAGTATATTAAATATGGGCAAGTGTACATATATTCCAACACTTACACGTGAAGAACCTTTAAATTACGAGGGACTTACACACAAACATAAAGGAAGAATAACAAATTTAATTAAAGACGGAACGTTGTTTAGCGAAGCAACTCCAGAAACAGATAAAGTTATGCTATGTGGTAGCATGGCATTTAATATGGAGATGAAAGAATATTTAGAAGGACGCGGCTGGAAAGAAGGTAGTGTTAAAGAACAAGGAACGTTTGTTTTAGAAAAGGCGTTTGTAGGATGAGAAAGATAAGTCATAGAGGTAATTTATTTGGGCCAAATCCTAAAAGGGAAAACAGCCCACATTATATTTTTGAAGCACTAGCAGAAGGATATGATGTTGAAATAGATGTGTGGTATAGCAACGGTATGGTTCAACTAGGACACGATAGCCCTATAGCATCAGTTAACAAGAATATGCTAAAAATGAAGGGGTTATGGTGCCACGCTAAAGACATACAAGCACTAGAGTATATGACCAACGAAGGCATTAATTGTTTTTGGCACCAAGGAGACGATGTTACATTAACAAACCATGGTTATATTTGGACACATTCAGATTATAACAAGTATGGTCCTAAGTCAGTTGTTTGTCATATGGAAAGACCTACAGCAGAAGAATTAAAAATATATAAAGATTGCTACGGTATTTGTAGTGATTACATCGGAGTTATAGAATGAAAATAGCAGTTTGTGTCAGTGGCCAGTTAAGAGGAAGATACGAAGAATGTATTCCTAGTTGGGAGAAAATGTTTGACCCACTCACCGACGAAGTAGACTATTTTGTACATACGTGGACTAACTCTACAGCGCCAAATAAAGTAGCACACGCTAATAACGATAACGAAGAAAAAGTTCACAGTAATACAGAACTTAATATAGTTAAGAGATTATTAAAACCTAAAAAAATATTAGTTGAAGATCCCATTGACTTTGTTAACAGAGGTAAGGATCAACACGAATGGGCAGTATTTGACCCTAATTATCATAGCCAGTTTTATGGTGTAATGATGGCTTGCCATTTAAAGCAACAGTACGAACGCGAGTTTGCTATGGAATATGATTTGTGTGTTAGAATGAGATTTGACAACTATGTTGAAGAAGAATATAAGATGTCACCGCCAGCATTAGACATCACGGCTGAAGGAGAACGCTTTCAGCCAATAGCATTAGGCAAGATTGTTGAAGAAGAATATAGGTTGTCACCAATAGCATTAGGCAACGTTAATGTAATACATCAAACGTTTGACGATTTTCATAGATACAGATGTAGTGATGTTTACTGGTCAGCTCCTAGTTTTGATTATGATCGTATTTGTGATTTTTATAGTTGTATTCCAAAGTATAAACGAGAATGGTTTGATTTAGGCAGGCAAGAAGCATACGGGCCTGAACACGTTTTATCATTTCATATAAAAGCAAACCATATTAAACCTAAGCAAACATACATGCCTATAAAATTAAAACGAGAAGAAAACCATTACAGCGGAGGTTCCCATGAGATCACCTAAAATTGCTATATGTTGGAGCGGGCAATTAAGAACTGGACTACGAGCTGTTCCTTACTTGTTAAAGTTTTTTGAAAACATAAAAGCAGATCATTTTTATCATGCTTGGGACGATGACCAGCCCGAAGAAGACTGGGCACAACTTAACGAACTTTTAGATCCCGTTGAGTCATTTGTAGAAACACCATGGAAACACAAAGGCTTTTGTGGCAATATGTTATACAGTATACAGCAATCCAATTGGCTTAAAAGGCAACACGAAATTAAAAATAACTTTAGATACGACATTGTAATTAAATGTAGATTTGATTTACTAATACCAGTACACAAGCGTTGGACATATACAGATGTAATTGATCGAAGCATATACTATAGCATAGGCAACAATGGATTAGTATTAACCGACTTTGCTACACATGGCTTTAGTGATATAATATACTGGGGTAATAGTCATGCTATGGACATTGTTAGTGATAGTTACAGGTATTATAATTGGACATTAATGCAAAAACAACAAACATGTATAACTGGTGGTAACATAGACCCAGAAGATACTATGTATTCACCAGGAACAATAATGTATCAATTAGGACAAAAATACAATTTAAGAATGATACAACTTAATCCCCAATTAGGCGAAACACTCTGGCGTACATCAGTAGTTGACTTAGATCCTGTATTAGATTGGCAAACAATAAGAGATGCGTATTAATGATTATTAGCACCGTTGGCTTATTTTGTTATTATAATATCTCAGGCGCAGACGAAGAAATGCTGTACGGATTTAAAAATCACAAACACGCTACAATAGAATCAGATACTAATACAGCATTACATAGTTTTATTGTATACAAAGATTGCTTTAGAATATTCTTTGATCAATGGCATGATAGCGGTCTAATACAAAAGAAATTTTTAGATAAAGTTGTTGTTCCTGATATTCCTGATATTCCTAGTAACTGTAAACGCTTTCACTACAACAGCATGGAAACAACAGCTAATTACATACAACAACTAACTGGCGAAAAATTTTACCCAGAGCACAAAGAAAAATCTCGTTATAAAGAAAATGATGTTATGAAAGAATTAAAACCCAATATATTAAAAATGTTTAAAGAATATAATACTAAACTAGGATATGAATATGAGTGAGTTATTAGTAGCGGGCGACAGCTGGTCATTTGGATCTGAGATTAAAGATCCAAAATTGCCTACAGCAGTTGCTGACTGGGACGTAAAAAATAACAGTTATCGTATTCCTAAAATTTGGCCAACAATACTTGCTAAAAGGTTAGGCATGGGATTAACTAATATATCTTACCCGGCGGCTAGTAACGATCGTATAGTAAGACACACCGAAAGTTGGTTGTATGAAAACTACATTGGTCAAAATAAAGACTGTTGCGACCTTGCTATCATTGTTGGATGGACTAGTCCAGAGCGCAAAGACTTTTTCTATACAGATCCATACAAAAAAGGAACTAGCAACTGGACAACTATATGGCCGCAACAAGCAGGTCATGATTATCATCAGCCAGGTATGAACGAATTCTTTAAACAATATGTAACGTATCTATGGGACGAGCGTGAAGCATTAAACAGATATGTTCATCAATTAACAGCAATGGAAAACTTATGTAAAGTACATAATATTAAATTATTAATGTTCCAAGCATTCTACGATAGAGGAGTAGGTATACACGGAGCAGATGAGGATATTGATACTTTTGTAGATTATAAAAACTCTGGTTATATAAATGACCAATTTAAAAAAGCAGAATTAGGAGAGAACCACCCTGGGCGCCATCATCATTACGGCAACGAGATGAATAAGACTATGTGGGAATGTTTAGATCAAAAAACATTTCTATCAGATAGTTTTTTTGGTTTCTTAAAAGATAGAGGATTAGATTCAACAATTATTGGGCAACATCCTAACGAATTAGGTCATACACTATGGGCCGACAAACTTGAAAAATATATTAAAAAGGAACTAAAATGGTAGAACTGTTTCTTAATGCTATACCAAATGTGATTGCCGCAATGTTCGTTGGCGCAGCCGCGGGTGGTATTGTACAAGTATGCGAAGAAGACTTACCAAAATTAGAAAAGTTTAAAGATAAGATGACAATAGTTATGAAAGAAAATGACGTAGAGGAAAATATTCAATCAGCATTCTGGAAAGCATACGACGATACGTACAACGGTAAACGCCTTCCAGCAACATGCGAAGAGGCCTTACAGGCTGTTGGATCGTCTAAACAAGAATTAGAAAACAAATTAAACAATGCCTCAACACCACACACAGACGGAGTATTTTAAATGGTAAAAAATATAATTAGTTGCGGGGATAGTTTCCCATGCGGCATGGGATTGGGAAAAGATAGATTTGAAGTATCGTATCCTGTTAGAGTAGCAGAACATCTCAACGCTACATTAACAAGTTTAGCCAGACCTGGTTGCTGTAATTTTTCTATTAGTTTAATGGTTAAATGGATAGTTGATAATTTTGACAAAGATGCATTTTATATTATAAGTACTACTAACGAAGATAGATTACATTGGCTACGACCCGGCATTGTATACAACAACAAGCACAACATAAGTATTGAAGAACTCAATTATGAGGATTATGATCAATTTCTTTTAACTAAGTTACCGTTCTCTCCTAACAATACAATCCAATCAGAAACCTGTAGTAATTTATTATTACATGCCCAAGACAAATTAGGGGCTAGTCAGTCGTTATCTAGAGAACCAAAGTCTAGGATAACAGCACTTGATCAGTACATTAAATTAGTACACGATAGTAAAGTAAAACGACATGTAGATTTTAGTTTACTTGCTACACAATTACACAGACTTAAAGAAAAAACTAACAACTGGTTGTTGCTTACTGAATGGGCTGAACTAGAAAACACATTTAAAGATAATTCAATTCAAGCAACCTTTGGAGCATTAAGTGAAGATTACCCAGACTCACTAGGTAGTGGTCATTTTAATCACACAGGGCATAGAGTAGTTTTTAACAATATTATGAAATGGTATGATGCAAGATAAAACACTTTTATATACAACAGGTGATAGCTGGACTTACGGCGAAGGACTGGAACACGCAGATCATCCTAGCGATGAACAGAGTTATAAATTTTATAACACATGGCCTTGGCATGTTAAAGAACATTACAATATACCTCAACTAATTAATGACGGTAGAGGCGGCGGCAGTAACGCTAGAATGTACAGAAGAACTATAGAATTTATACAAGACTACAATGGTGACTTATCTAAAGTTGTTATTATAGTTGCTTGGTCAAGTGCTGAACGCACAGAGATTCCTATTCCAACAGAGGTATGGTCTGAAAATGGTGTTAGTGAATTCAATTGGACTGACAGGCAATATTGGGCATGGTCACATAGTGCCAATATGGACGCTAGTGACGTAGACAGATCAGACATACTTCGTAATGTAAAAGAACCAAAAAAACTTCATAAGACAATAACAATGTTAAAACATCCAGATGTAGATGTACCAATAACCAGAAATTTTATGTGGGGATTACAAGAGATATGTAAAGCAAATAATATTGAACTACACCAGTTCCTAGCATTAGACATACCTGAGTTTAATACTAGCAGTCATAACTACAACCCCCAACTCACAAAAAATATTAAATACTATGTGCCATCCTTTATAGAACAAATTAATCCAATTGTCACACCAGACTTAGTCTTAAAGTGTCGACATCCTAATAAAATGGGATATAAACATATAGCAAACTTTGTAATAAAACAAATAGGAGAGTCTAATGAACATACTTAAACGAATACTTAAACGTATTAAGAAATTCTTTACTGATATAGTAGATAGAATTAAAATGGAAAGAGCATATAGAAAGAAACTCAAAGACATTAAAAAACGGGATCCGTTTATATACAAATGAATATAGTAGTAGCAATGGCAGGGCTTGGATCACGTTTCCAGGAACAAGGACATCTTTACCCAAAGCCTTTAATTAGAACTGGCAACACGACTATGATACAAAATGTGTATTACAGTTTAGAGTGGCCTGACGCTGATTGGCATTTTGTTGTAAAAATGCAACATCTTAAAGATCATCCTTTTATGAAACCATTGTTAGAAAGTATGGGTAGTATTACAGCAATAGAGGAAACAACACAAGGAGCGGCTGAAACATTACAAAAATGTAGCGAAGTAATGACTAGTAGCAACCCTTTTATTAGTGTTAATTGCGATCAAGTGTTTGAATGGGATACTACTAGCCTACAAAAGAAAATAACTAATAACCCCGAGTCTAGTTACATAGCAATTTATAATCACACAGATACCGAACGACATAGTTTTGCTCATACCGAAGGTGATACTGATAAGGTTCATCTATGTACGGAAAAAACAACAGCAGGACTTCCTACGAACAATGCTACCACTGGATTTTATCATTTCCATAACGGTGAAGTATTTAACGATAGTGTTAACACATTATTAAGTAAGCCACCAGAATATGGAGAATATTATGTTGCGGCGGTTTATAACGAACTAATTACAGAAGGACATGATGTCCGAGTTGATCGAGTACATGCGAATACATTTTGGCCTGTAGGTGTACAACACGATTGGCAACATTATACACATAGGCATTACAGGAAATAACATGAAAACATTTGACTTTAAAGATATGTTCAAAGGTTGGTTTGTTGGGGACTTTCCAACAACGGCAATGCCCGCCAACTTTGAAGTAGCATATCATACACACACTAAAGGTGAGTTCCACCAAGATCATTTTCATAAGGAACAACGAGAAGTAACATTTATTATAGAAGGCGAAATGATTTGTAACGGCAAACACTTGAAAGCAAATGATATTTTTGTTATTGAACCTTATGAAGTAAGCATTGTAGAATTTTTAACAGACATTAAAGTAATAGTAGTAAAGGATATTTGTAACACAGATGACAAATATTCATTTGACATTCAGAACTAAAGAAGGTATAATAACATTATGGAAATATATAGAGCAAATAAACCCGAAGATCACTTTAGCTGTCACTTCTTTTTACAAAGTAAAACAACACTAAAAGAAGCGGCCGAAGGATTAGCAATAGGACAAAGTATCGGTAACCCGTCTGTGCGAAGTAAATATGAAACAACGGAAATGATGGAAAATCATAGTGCTAAGATTATAGCTGACCCAGATGACTTAGCAGTTGTTCAAGCAGGTGTAGTCGAAATTGCCTGGCCTTATAGAAACATTGATTGGTATGCAGATGGCATAGCTCAACTAATGTGTACTGTGATGGGAGGGCAAATGGACATTGACATTATACAGCAATGTCATTGGACTGATATTAATATTGATAGAGTCAAAGCAGATTTATCAGCGCCAGCATACGGTCTCACTGGCTTTAGAGATCACGTTCAACAATATGATAAACCGTTATTAGGTACTATTGTTAAACCAAAAACAGGACTTTCTCCTGCTACATTAAAAGATATTGTACAACAAATGGTAGATGGCGGCACTGATTTTATTAAAGAAGATGAGATTATGAGCAACCCTGCTTGTTTAACCCTTGAAGAAAGGATCGGCATAGTACAGCCTATCATTGATGGATCTAAAACTGTTTATTGTTATTGTATTAATTCAGATCCGCACACATTAATGGACAAAGCAAGAACTGTTAGTGGATGGGGAGGTATGGGAGTACATATTAACTTCTGGAGTGGCATGGGTGCTTACAAGGCTATTAGAGACGAAGACAATGGAACATTCATACACTTTCAAAAGAGTGGCGATAAAGTTCTTACAAGCAAGTACAATGCCTACAGAATTGAATGGGCAGTTATGTGTAAGTTAGCAGGCCTCATAGGATGTGATACAATTCACGCTGGTATGTACGGCGGCTATATGGACATGGGGTATGAAGAACTTAAAAATATTCAAAATGTTTGTTTAGAACAAAATCTTACTCCGGCATTTAGTTGCGGCATGACAAAGGATTTAATTCCTGTTATTAGAGAAAAATTCGGCAACGACTGGATGGCAAATGTAGGCGGCGCAATCCACACACACCCTAAAGGTATTAGGGCAGGTGTAGAGGAACTAAGGAAAGCTATCGACAATGGCTGATGGCAAAAACAGAAAACTAATTAAGGATTATATTAAAACATATCCTGATTGGCCAGTCAAGGGAGTAGACTTTAAAGATACTTCTAGTTTATGTAATGGGCCTGGTTTGAGATTAGCACAAAACTTTATGTATGATCGTATGCTAAAATACAAACATAAGGTTGATCGTATTGTGGCCGTTGATGCTAGGGGATTTATATTCGGCGGTGTATTAGCACATAGATTTAATGTGCCATTAGTACTAGCTAGAAAAAAGGGCAAACTTCCAGGTGCTGTACACGGACAAGAATTTAAATTAGAATACGGTTCAGCAACATTGGAAATACAATCTGATTCTATCCACGACGGAGAGAATGTTATTATAATAGACGACTTACTAGCAACAGGCGGTACTGCGTTAGCTGTTATTAATATCATACAACGTGAATGGCGAGCTAATGTATTAGCATTTGGTTGTGTGGTTAACTTGCCTGAGGTAGGCGGAGAGGCCAGGGTACTACAAGCAGGTGTCCCTGTCATCAAGGCAGTAGAATATTTAGGATCATAATATGGAAAAGAATTTTGTTTTCGACGTAGACGGAACATTAACTCATGCTAGACAACTAATGGACCCCGACTTTAAGTCTTGGTTTATTGATTGGATGAAAGATAAAACTGTTTACCTCGTAACAGGCAGTGACAGACCAAAAACAATAGAACAAATAGGACCAGAGATTGTAGATAATTGTAGCATGGCTTTCCAGTGTGCTGGCAATGATGTATGGCGATATGGTATTCCTATAGCACAAACAAACTTTACACCACCAGAAGATATGATAGGATGGTTAGAAAACGAATTAGAAAAAAGTGCTTACCCACATAGATATGGTAATCATATTGAAAAACGTGTAGGCGTAATTAACTTTTGTATAGCTGGACGAGATATGCCCGAAGAAGCCAGAGATGTTTACTTTGAGTGGGATAACGAACACGGTGAACGATTAGACATATCACAAAGGTTTAATAAAAAGTTTCCAGGCTTTGAGGCATCAATTGGCGGAAACACTAGTTTAGATATATTCATGAAGGGTAGAAATAAATCACAAGTTTATAATACTATAGGAACGCCTTTAGTATTTTTTGGTGATCGATGTGAGACTACAGGCAATGACTATCCGTTAGTAGAAATGTTAAGGTTATACGATAAGTTTTATCATGTAACTGGTCCCGACGAAACATTCCAATTATTAAAGGATCTATATAGTGGCGAATAAAAACTGGCGCGAAATGCAAAAGAGGTTAGACGAGAAAAGTCCAAGCCTGTGCCTTGCCAAATGGACCCAAGTAACTTTACATTTACAAAACGGTCATACACAGAGTTGTCATCATCCGAGTACACATAAAATTCCTCTAGAGGAACTAGAAGTAAACCCTAGTGCTTTACATAATACAAAGTTTAAAAAAGAACGCCGCAAGGAAATGCTTAACGGTGTGCGTCCTAAAGAATGCGATTACTGTTGGAGAGTAGAAGATGCGGCTCCTGAGATGTTAAGCGATAGGCATTATAAAAGTAGCTTTAGTTGGAGTGAACCGCACTTTAATAAAATTGCAGCAATGGAAGGCGACGAAGACTTTGATCCTACATACGTTGAAGTAAGTTTTGGTAATGCTTGTAACTTTAAGTGTATCTATTGTGCTCCACATATTAGTTCTAAATGGATGGAAGAAATTAAACAGCATGGACCGTATCCAACAAGCAACAAGTATAACAACTTAGAATGGCTAGAACATGCAGGCCAAATGCCTATACCAGAACGTGAACACAATCCTTACCAAGAAGCATTTTGGAAATGGTGGCCTAGACTGTATCAGAGCTTACACACGTTTAGAATAACAGGTGGTGAGCCGTTAATGAACAAGAATACTTTTAAAGTATTAGATTATATTCAAGAAGCAGAAGAACCAAATACTAATTTACTGTTAGGTATTAATGCTAATTTTGGCGTACCTGATAAACTATTTAATAAGTTTTTAAAACAATCCCGAGAAATATTAGATAGTAATAAACTTCGCAAGTTAGAAATATACACATCAGCAGAAGCATGGGACGATAAAAACGATTACATTAGATTTGGTATGAACTACGATGAATTTATTAGACGTGTAGCACAATGTATCGAAACTTTACCAGAAGTTCCGATCACTTTCATGTGTGCCTATAATGCATTAAGTATTAGCAGTTTTACAATGTTCATGAAAGACATTGAACTTATAAGAGAGCGGTACGGTAAAGAATCAGTCTACGTAGATATTCCTTATGTTAGACATCCTGAATTTTTAGACTGTAAAATTATGAAAGAGGGTGACCTTATAGAGAAAAGCTGGAAGTACATGGCTAAATCTAAATGGTTCGACGAAGATGAGACTGCTAAGATGGAACGTATATACAAGTACTGGAAGCATCAGCAACAGAACGATTTTACTAAACAACGAGAAGATTTAAAATCATATGTACACGAACTAGACAAACGGAGAGGAACAGACTTTGTTAAAACCTTCCCAGAGTTCAAGGAGTACTATGAGTAAATTATTTTGTCCATATCCTTATATGAACTTATACTATAGAGGTAGGAATCATCCTAAGGGTCATAGAATAAAAGTATGCTGTGATGCTGTAGAATCTATAACAGCTAATAGTTTACAAGAAGCCATGGATGGAAGATTTACAGAACCTTATTGGGAAAACCTAAAGCAAAACTTTAGAGATGATGAATGGCCTACTGCTTGCCGCAAATGCGAAAGAGATGAGAGCAATCAAAAACAAAGCCATAGGCAAGTTGCTGTACAAACTTTTAAATTAGAAAGCGAAGAACAAGTACTAGAACAATTTGGTGACAAACCTCCTGTACTACAACTAGATGTAAGACCAAATAATAAATGTAACCTCATGTGTAGAATGTGTACACCGGTTGACTCGAGTTTAATTGCAGAACACGCTGGAGAGAGTCAAACACTAGTTGAACTATACGGTGAACGAGATATAGCAGATGGATTAGAACCTCCCACGTTTGCTGTGCCGCCAAAAGAATACTTAATAGGCATTACTAATATTCGCATGTTAGGAGGTGAGCCAACTCTAGATGAAAACTGTTTAGCGTTAATGGATAGAATGATCGAGTTGGATAAAGGACCAGAAGTACATATTAGTATAACAACAAATGGCACTAACGCTAGAAAAAGTTTCCTAGAAAGGATTGCTCACTTTAATACAAACTTACGATTTAGTATTGACGGTTATGGATCTAATTACGAGTATATACGAACATACGGTAATTGGAATAAGTTAACTAAGAACATAGGTAGACTAGCACCACACGCCGCTGGCATGGGGGCAAATTTCGTACTTCAGATGTATAATGTGTTTGGCATAGGAGAGTATGCTAAATGGTTAGATACAATGTATGATACATATGAAAATTGGAATCAACCTAGCTTTGCTATACCGTTAGAATGGCCTACGGGATTTGATATCGGGAACTTAACTGACGAACATCGAACTCAGTTAGTCGAAGAACTAAATACAATTGAACAAACAGCTCGCAACAACCACACAATAAAATTTATTCAACAATGTACTAATTGTATACTCACACGTCAGGCACCAATTGCCGCAAAAGGCCAATCATTAACATTACTTACTAAAGCTATGGATAAACAACGGTCTACTAACCTACTAGATTTAGACAAGAGATTTGGAGAATACCTATGAAGATACTAGGTGTGAGTGCAGGATTTCACGATGCTGGCCTAACTGTATTACACAACGATAAAATTTTATTTGCTGGACACAGTGAACGCTTTAGTAAAAAGAAACACGATAAAAATTTATGTCCAGAAATAATCGAAGAAGCATTTAAGCATGGTCCATTTGATTGTGTAGCATATTACGAAACACCATGGAAGAAAAAGACAAGAGAAATATATGCCGGACAGGGATATAAAAAAGGGTCAACATGGACAATTAAACAAACTTTAAAAAAGCACTTTGGATCATATTATGATATGTTACCTAAAAAGGTTCACACACTCAATCATCATATGTCACATGTTGCTTCTGGGTTTCAAACATCTCCCTTCCAGGATGCTACAGTTGTAGTAATAGATGCTATCGGAGAATGGGATACTATTTCTATTTGGTCAGCAACATATAATAAATTTCCTATGATGGGAAGGTATGGTGAAGTAGATTATAAAAAATTATGGAGTCAAAAGTACCCTCACTCTATAGGATTATATTATTCAGCAATGACAGGACGACTCGGGCTACGCCCACAAGACGAAGAATATATTTTGATGGGAATGGCAGGCCATGGCAAAAATGCCACAGATGTTGAACACACTATTAAAAATAGTCTTATTAAAGATATAGGTGATGTAAAATTTACACAGAACTTACACACCGGTGTTGACGAAGAATTCTTAAAAGATATAGACGAAATGGATATTGCCGCAAGTACCCAAGCAGTTGTTGAAAAATTAATTGACGAAGTAATGGCTCGTGCTAAAAAGTTAGGCAAAAGTAATAACCTGGTATATCAGGGTGGTGTTGCCCTTAACTGTTTATATAATAGAAACTTAGGCAAGTGGTGGGATAATGTTTGGATAATGCCCAACCCAGGAGACTGTGGTAGTAGTTTAGGTGCCGCGGCAAAAGTATACGGCAAACATGTACGCTGGTCTCATCCTTACTTAGGTACAAACATTGAAGGTGACTATCCAGTCGACGACTTACTAAACGAATTGAGCACAAATAAAATAGTAGGTGTAGCAAGTGGCAGAGCAGAGTTTGGACCTAGAGCATTAGGTAATAGAAGTTTATTAGCAGACCCTCGGGGTGAAGACATTAAAGATCAAGTAAATGATATTAAACGTAGGCAAAAATTTAGACCATTTGCTCCAATAATTATGGAAGAATTTGTAGATCAATATTTTGAAATGCCAAAAAACTTACCAACATCACCATACATGCAAGTCGTTGCTAACTGTAAAAAGCCAGAAGAATTTCCTGCTATTGTACACGTAGACGGTACTAGTAGGGTACAAACTGTTCCAGAAAACAGCGAAAGTGGTGTGAGACAACTATTAGAAAAGTGGTTTACACTAACCGGTTGTCCTATGCTACTTAATACAAGCCTCAATATCAGGGGCGAGCCAATGGTTGACACCCGCGAAGATGCTGATAGGTTTGAAACAGAATATAAAGTTAGAGTTTGCTCTTGACAAACTCTCTAATATTTGTTATAATATAAACTAATTAAGTGGTAAAGCAATAAAGAGCCAATGTGGTTGCGGCGGTCTTAAAGATGTTGTAAAAATACAACAGTACACAAAGGAGTATAACATATGGAAAATAATTACACTTTTACAAGTGAGTCAGTAAGTGCTGGTCATCCAGATAAAGTAGCAGATCAAATCAGTGATACGTTAGTAGATGCTGGTCTAAAAGCAGGAGACGAAACTACTCGTGTTGCGGTTGAAACACTTGTAACTACTAATCATGTTACAATTGCAGGCGAAGTAAAAAACTTTAATGTAACACCCGACGAAATAGAACAACTTATTCGTGACAAAGTTAAAGAGATTGGATACAAACAAGACGGGTTCCATTACGAAAATCTAAAAATTAATAATCTTATACATAGCCAAAGTGGCGACATTGGATTAGGCACAGATGAGTTTGGTGCCGGCGATCAAGGTCTTATGTTTGGTTATGCCTGTCTCGATAACGGGTCTTTCTTACCTGCTCCGATTTATTACAGTCACGAGATATTAAAAAATCTCAATGAGAAGCGTAAGTCAGGTTACGACTATATGCTACCAGATGCTAAAAGTCAAGTAAGCATAGAATACAGCGGCGGAGTACCAAAGCGTGTTGACCAAATTGTAGTATCTCATCAGCACAAAAAAGGGTTCGGTGATAGTATAAGAATGCCCATCAAGGATGCGGCACGTGAAGTACTGGGAGATTTAATTGATGAAAACACTACATGGCATATTAATCCTACTGGCAATTTTGTTATTGGCGGACCTGATGGAGACACCGGAGTTACAGGACGAAAAATTATCGTGGACACCTATGGTGGTTTCGCTCCTCATGGTGGTGGTGCTTTTTCTGGAAAGGACCCTACGAAAGTAGATCGTAGTGCTACATATATGGCACGTTGGTTAGCAAAGAATGTTGTAGCAGACGATATGGCTGACTGGTGCCAAATACAACTATCATATGCTATCGGTGTAAAAGAACCAACAAGCATTTACATTGACAGCAACGGACATAATAAAAGTATTCAAAAGTATATTAGAGAAAATATTGACCTTACACCAAAAGGTATTATTGATAGGTTTGATTTATTTAACTTTTATGGATATAGTGAGAATTGTGTATACGGACACTTTGGCGACAAAGATGTACCATGGGAGAAGATTGGATGGTAGAAGAAGATACACTAATAAAACATTTTGCAATTGCACTAGAGTCAGACTACGAAACAGTAGAAAACTATTATGGACATCATATAGAAACAATAGAAGATGAAGCAGACATAGAACACTTTGCAGAAGTTCTTGCTGATGAACTACAAGCCGACTATGATGGTGACTTAAATGAAGAAGATAGAGCAAAGTTTCATTATGATTTAATGTTTAACAGTATGACTATCGCTTGGGAAAAGATGATGGAAGAAGAAGGCTAAAATGTTTGATATTATCTACATGAGTTATCAAGAGTCCAACGCTGATGAGAACTGGCAAAAGTTAGTTGACCGTTTTCCCTGGTCTCAACGTGTACACGGAGTTAAAGGTTTAGTCAATGCTCATATAGAATGTGCTAAAGTTTCTAGAACAAGTATGTACTGGCACGTTGAAGCAGATACTATTGTCAATGGCGACTTTAATTTTACATATAGGCCTGACAAATGGAACAGAGATGTAGTTCATGTATGGCGGGCAGAGAATCCTGTTAACGGATTAACATACGGTAACAATGGTATTAAATTATTCCCTACTGAGAAAGTATTAGCATTAGCAGGTAAAAAAGTTACAGACTTTACAACTAGTGTTAGTGATAAATTTAAAGCTGTACAAGTTGTAGCAAGTACTGTGTCAGCAGATACTGATGCTTATAACACTTGGAAGTCAGCGTTTAGAGAATGTGTTAAACTACAAAGCGGACTTATTGACAGACAAAATCAAAAGGAAACAGAGGAACGATTAGAGGCTTGGTGTACTGTAGGACGTGGCCCACACGGGCAATCAAGTGTTGACGGTGCCAATGATGGAAAGAAATATGTACTAGACGGTGGCGACGTTACTAAAATCAACGACTTCGATTGGTTACAGGAGGTATACTATAATGTATAAGAAACAAAATGACTAGAATTAATTTAGTACAACCAGACGAATTATCCAATCAACATTTGGTAGCAGAATACAGAGAAATCTTTATGGTTGGTTCGTCATTACAGCGTTCACTCAGATCTCCTAACTGGAATAAAACAAAACAAACATTACCTGACAACTTTACACTTAATACTGGACACGTTAAATTCTTTTATAACAAAGGCGAGTATTTACACAAAAGATATATAGAACTTGTTAAAGAAATGAGACGTAGAGGAATGAAACCTAACATAGACCGCAAGTTTAAAAGAGAACAGTGGCCAGATGAATTGTATAATGATTGGCAACCTACAGATAAAGATTTAGTACTTATTCGTGAACGAATAAGAGAGCGAATAGCACAAAAACCAGATTGGTATAAATGGTATGAGTGACTTTAACACCATACAATTTCTAGATAGGATAGAACGTTTATATCCAGATCAAGAACTTAACTCTACATTTCGTAGAGCTACATTGTCAAAAGATGCAAGTGCTGTAATTAATATGACAGCACTATTAGGCAGAGTAGAACACAACGAGTTATTTGAAGACTTTGAACGGTGTATTAAAAGTCAAGACCCTAGCAGTATTATTAGAGTAATGACCGAACTATTATCAGTAAATGATGAACATGCCGAACGAGCAAACAATTTTCGATCAGCTGTGCTAGGACAAGATCCAGCAGGGCTAATCACAACGAGTTCTCACCTGTTGGTCGACTACGACATTACAGATGTGAGATCAGCAGTCCTGGGTGGCGACCTAACAGCCATTTTAAGACTCTTATCAACCCTTAATACTCCACAACTCAATAAGGTTGATATTATACCACTAGAGGACCTTAAGATTAGTGTTACCTCCCAGGAGCCTGCTTCAATTATTAAAACACTTGGACGACTATTAGGAACAGATGGCGATAGTTGGATTAAGTATGAGAACTTTAGAAAAGTAGTATTGTCAAATGATAAAGAACAATATTGGCACATTATACCTGCCATGTGTGACTTGTGGGGCATCGATATCGAAAGTGCCCTAATAAGCGACTTACTTAAAAGTGTAAGGAACCAACAATGGAAATCAGTTACACGGCTTTCAGCAGTTATTAACAGGGCAGATCCGTTTATTACTAACATGGTTAAGGCAGTTGACGAAGCAGATAATATCGAAGATGCGTTAAGCATCGGTCAAGTAAAAAGCAAATTATGGATGATCGATAAAATACAAGCCACAGGGGTTGACTTAGGTAAAGTATTCTTACTAGCCGGCTGGTACGGTGTGCCTGCATACTTCTTACTACAGAGATGTAAAGCAGAACAAGTTTTCAGCTTTGACATAGACGACAGTTGCTGGACTATCGCAGAACGTATCAATAAAAACTATACGTTAGACAACTGGAAGTTTAAGGCAACTACTGAGGATATATACAATATTAATTTTGCCGGGCACGACTTTACAACTAAACGAGCAAACGGAACACAAGAAAAACTTTGGTGTAAGCCCGATACTATTATTTGTAGTAGCGTAGAACACTTAGAAAACTTTGACGAGTTCATTAGAAAAATTCAACCAGGACAATTATGTATATTTCAAAGCAACAACTACACTGAATTAGACGAGCATATTAATTGCCACGCAACTGTAGACGAATTACTCGAGCAATGTCAATTAACTTCTGTGCTGTATGCTGATAGTATTAACTTAACAAAGTATGATAGACATATGGTAATAGGATATAAATGATGAAAGACTGGGATCTAACAACTAGAGAATTACAAAAAGAGACCGCCAGAGCACTTAGCTGTATGGAAGCAACAAGCAATAACATCTATCAGTTTAACAAACAAGCACACCACAATAGTAAGAATTGGTATCTTGCTGTTATTAATTGGTATGTTGATCAGTACGGCGACTTACCTAGTAAGGTCGGACCCGGAGTAGAGGTTAAATTAATTTTAGATGACTAACGCAACTGTAAAAATGATCGCAACTTGGTTAGAAAGTAATCAACACAGATTTATATTCTTTATCTATAATACAGGCGCCGGTGGTGAGTTTATTCATTCTTATTTAGGCAAACAACCCGATGTACTGTTTTATCGACACTATGAGAAATCTAATGCACCTATACACTATCCCACTAATCGAACAACAATGTTCATACCCAATATATCTAAAGGTATTCAAGAGTACCTTAGAATTCAATCAGACATAGACACCCATACGTTTGAAAGCATAGCTGAAGATCTCATTAAGATTACTGCTCACCCTATAACTATTGCTGATATTACTGCTTTTGAAAAACTCCCTGGGCGAATAATGTTATTAGCACACGAAACATCACATTGGATGACTTTATTTAGAAAATCTAAAATAATATTTTATAGTGGCGGTGAGTATGATAATTATATAGGAATATTAGGAACTTTAAAATGCTTAGACGACGGTGATGGGCCATGGGCTAAGTTTAAAAAATATAATCCTCCCTCATCAAACTTGAGGCAAGATCTAATCAACGCAATAATTTACGACGGGTGGCAAAGAGAGGTTAAAAACGTATACTCTGAAGAAGTTGTTGTCCAAGAAGACTGGCTGGTTAGAGGTAATAGGCATTTTTTAGACGCAAACAAAAGATTAAAAAATTACAATATAAGATTTGTTGACTTTTGTGATTCGTTTAACGGAACCTGGATCAACGACGAGTTCGGAATCGATTCAAACGAATTTAATAAAGCAATGATCGAATGGGATAAAGATAATACAACATTTCTACGAACCTATTGCTCTGGGATCGTTCCCAAATTTATCGGAAAACAACCAAACAGGTACCTATATAATGTATAGATATCAAGACATTAAGATGGTACACTATGAGATAACTCAGCGGTGTCAAGCGGCTTGTCCTATGTGCGATAGAAATGTCAACGGTGGTAAAGACAGTCCACATATTACAAATGCTGAACTAACATTAGCAGATGCTAAACGTATATTTGACGTTGAGTTTATTAAGCAACTAACAACTTTTTATATGTGCGGCAACTTAGGTGATCCTGTTATGGCCAATGATACCTTAGAAACATTTAGGTGGCTTCGTAGTATTAATCCCAACCTGTGGTTAAGTATGAATACAAACGCTGGAGCCCAAGAGGAAAGCTGGTGGCAAGAACTAGCAGAAATATTTGGTAGAATGGGTACTGTTATTTTTAGTCTAGACGGACTAGAAGATACTAATCATATGTACAGACAAAATGTACGTTGGGATAAAGTTGAGCGTTCATACAAAGCATTCATAGGAGCAGGTGGCAGAGCTCGTTGGGACTTTTTAATATTTGAACATAACGAACATCAAGTAGAAGAAGCTAAACGTGTTAGTGAAGAAGCCGGCTTTGAGCGATTTCAAGCAAAGAAAACAGCAAGGTTTGTAACTACTTGGTTAGATAAAAAAGATGAACACCAAGCAAAGAACCGTAAAGAAAAAGATACAACTAATTTAAAAAAGCCAAAGAATATAGAATTACAAAACACAGCAACAAAACAAATTGACAAAATTGTTACTAAGCACGGTAGCATGGAAAACTATTTAGATACTTGTAATATTAAATGTAAGGTTGCCAAAGAAGGAAACATTTATATTAGTGCTGAAGGATTACTAATGCCGTGTTGCTGGACAGCAAGTAGAATGTACAAGTGGTGGCACAAGGATCCTACAGTAGAACCTGTTTGGAATCACATCAATGCCGCAGGCGGCAAAGAAGGAATTGATACTAAGGAACACGGGCTTCGAAAAGTGTTCGGAGGCGGTCTATTACAAAGCATAGAACAAAGTTGGTCTGCTCCTAGTGTTAAACAAGGTAGACTAAAAGTTTGTGCTGAGAAATGCGGGGAGGAATATGATCCATTCAAAGCACAGTTCCAATAGTTTTTGCATACTGCCATTCATTCAACAATTTGTTGATACTGATAATAAACTACTGCCCTGTTGCATTGGAGACCGAACAGAGTTAGGGCCAGAGTATAAAGATGTTACAAGTTTCAATTCGTATTACTTAAAAAAAATAAGAAGGCAAATGTTATATAGTCAAAGACCAAATGCGTGTAGTACGTGCTGGGCTGATGAAGATTGTGGTCGCGATAGTAAACGTATAAAAGTAAACAAACAATTCGACAAATGGGATTACGTAGTACGTGGTGACGGGTACATGTCATCCTTGCCCCAGTACTATGACTTACGCCCTGGTAACGTGTGTAACTTAAAATGCGTCATGTGTAACCCACGTGTTAGTAGTAAATGGATCGAAGATATCCATTTAGCCATAGAGCCGTATGAGAAGACTGTTAAGTTCAGTACTAAACAAATTGATGAAATATTATATCATTCTAAATCAATCAAACGATTGCAATTAGCAGGTGGCGAACCATTTTATATGCCATCTGTAAAACATTTATTACAGGGATTAATTAACAATGGGCATAGTAAACATATCGATTTACAAATTACTACTAACTTAACAATGCTAGATAATACTATACTCCAGTTGCTAGAACACTTCAAAAAAATAGTGATAACTATTAGTGTGGATGGTATTAACGAAGTTGGCGAGTATATTAGGTTTCCGTTAGATTGGGAGACATTCGAGAATAATCTAAATACATTACTACAGCAAAAGCACATACATACTGCTGTAAATGTAACAAAATCGCAACTAAATGAAGAACATATTGACACAATATTAGATTGGTGTACAGAAAAAGGATTAACTGACGTAGATGTTAATACACTTACTGAACCATCAATTCTCGCTGTAGGGCAGCCACAAGACAACTTAATAGACTGGCTCACAGCACTCGATAAACATAGGGGCACAGATTCAAAATTAACTTTACCGTGGATATACAAATGAAAACAAAAGAAGAAATACTAACAGAAATAAACAAAATAATGGACGAGAAGATACAGCCAAACGTTGCCCAACACGGCGGCGAGGTCAAAGTATTAGACTTTGATATGGAAACTGGCATTCTTAAAACGTTATTAAGTGGGTCTTGTTCTGGATGTTCAAGCAGTATGATAACGTTAAAAATGGGTATTGAAAACATGCTAAAACATTATATACCCGAAGTAACCGAAGTTGTAGGAGAAGACGATCCAAACTTTAATGATCCTTATCATACAATGCCAATGGACGATTATGACCCGATGGATAGAATGTAATGAGCGAAGAACAAGAATTAAGAATACAACCAGAGATCACATTAGACATAATCCCGTCACAGCAGTCTAAAGCAATAAACGTAGATGAGAATAAAGACAAACTACCAAGTGATACATTTTGTATTCTTCCTTGGGTCCATTTAAGTACTAGACCTGACGGTGCTATGAGAGTTTGCTGTACAGCAAATGCTTCAAGTGTTGGTGCTACTAACGACCGAGGTAAGCATGGGGGTCAAGTAGGTATACTGAAAGACGAAGACGGTAAACCCAATAACTTAAATGTAAGTGATTTCCTTTCTAGCTGGAACGGTTCATACATGAAGAATGTTAGAACACAAATGTTAGCTGGTGAGAAACCACCTAGCTGTGTAAAGTGTTATAAAGAAGAAGCCGCAGGTCATAAATCAAAACGAGAATGGGAAACACATTACTGGAGACAGCGTGTAGATCTAGATCAGCTAATTGAAGAAACCTCAGAGGACGGAGAAGTGCCTCCACAGTTAGCATACATAGATTTACGCTTTGGTACTAAGTGTAATTTAAGATGTGTAATGTGTAGCCCACATGATTCAAGTGACTGGGTTAAAGATTGGACAGAAGTTTATCCTAAAGTAAAAAATGAAAACCTAAAGCAAACAATGGTGTGGGATAACAAGGGTAAAAACTTTGGTGCTAGTTACAACTGGCATAAAAAGAATCCTAAGTTTTGGGAACAGTTTTATCAGCAAGTTCCAAACATGAAACAGATTTACTTTGCTGGCGGTGAGAGTTTAATCATCGAAGAACACTACGAAATACTCGAAGAAGTTATACGCCAAGGCTATGCTAGTAAGATGGAAATACGTTATAACAGCAACGGTGTTGAGTGGCGTCCGGACCTCTTAGAGTTATGGAAACACTTCAAATTAGTACGTTTTCATTATAGTGTTGACTCGATTAAAGAATGGAATGATTACATACGTTTCCCAAGCGAATGGGAACGAAACGAAGAAGTATTTAAAATATGGGATCAAGAAACAGGCGACAATACAGAAATTACTGTAGCGTGTGCTGTACAGGCTCTTAACATTTATTACTTGCCTGACTTTATTAAATGGAAACTAGAGCAAGGCTTTAGTAAAATTAACATGTGGCCATTTGGTGCTGGTGGTATTAACTATCACTTTGTTTATCATCCGCCACACTTAAATGTTAAAGTATTACCTAAATGGTTTAAAGAAGCATGTCGTAAGAAGTACGAAGAATTTTATCCATGGTGGGAAGCTAACTGGGAAAAGGGAATTCCCGAGTGGCATAAAGGAAAAGTTGATTACGAAACTTGGCGTACTGCTAGTTACGGTATAGAACGACTAGAAGGTATGTTAACATTTATGGAATCAGAAGACTGGTCACAACGTATGCCAGAGTTTAGAGAATACATTAACTTAATGGATGCCCAACGAGGAACAGACTTCAGGACTACCTTTCCTGATATGGCTAGACTACTGGACGAAGAATAATGGTTCAGATAGACCAACAACCAGGTGGAGATACGTATCTAACTATAGATCAACTAGCAACTTGGATCGAAAAAAATCAACATAAGTTTGTTTTCCTAGTTTATCACGGAGGTGGCGGTGGCGAGCATATTTGTAATTATTTGTCACAGCAACCAAATTTATTTTACAAAACGTTAGATGATGACGATATCAATACAGTTGAAGACGGTATCAATAGAAGTGAGTATAATAACGGTTCTGCTCTTGCAAGATCTATTCAATCCCCGTTGCTATTCCTTGAAATGAACGAAATGCCAAATGAGTTTTTGAGTGTCAGAAGAGAAAGAAACAGCATAACATTTAAACAACTTGCTGAGTTCATACTTACATATGATAATGTTGGAAGCGATGAAGAGCATCGGCCCCCAACAAAAAAAGATCTTAATGAGTTTGATCAGCAAGACTTGCCAATGTTATTTAGATCACATACCTGTGTCAGATACCATCATCTATTTAAATATTCTAAAATAATATTTCAACATAGTCGCAAATATCAAGAGTACATAAGAGTATTAGGTATGTTAAAACATCATGAAGACCTAACTGCAAGCCACACATTAAATAAAACAATTATGGCATCAGTACCTAAAGAAGAATTAACACAAACTGTTATCAATTCGATAGTTTATTCAGGTTGGCAAGAAGACATTTACGGCCAACTCGATCAACCTGATGATTCTTGGTTGTTAGAGTGGAATCGTAGTTTTTTAGATTATATTAGATATCGAAATTATAATATCCTATTCATCACATTTGAAGAATGTTTTACTGGCGATTGGGTTAATAAGGAATTCGGAATTAACTCTACTGATTTTAATAATGCTATGATATTATGGGATAAGAATAACACAAAGTTTATTAAAAGTTTAAATACTCCGCCATTGTTATTAAGCCTACCTAACCAAGAGTTATATAATGACACCAACTAAATCTCCAACGTATTGTGTTCTACCCTGGATACATCAAAACCTAAGTGTTAATGGCTGGTATAAACCTTGCTGTAATAGTCACAGTAGATACAAAGATGTAACGGTTAAAAATGCCACACTACAAGAAGCATTTAAAGGCAAAGAAGCTACAACATTAAGAACTCAATTAACAATGGGCTTACGTCCTGAGATATGTGATACTTGCTGGGTTAAAGAAGATGCTGGTGTATGGAGTTATAGACAAGCATACAACGAAAAGTTTGCTGACTTGATTCCCATAGACAATGTTCCAGTATTAAAATACATTGATATGAAGTTTGACAATGTTTGTAACTTCCAATGTAGAATGTGCGACCCAGATAGTTCAGATCAAATATGGAAGTCAATAGACTTGCTAAATGAAAAAGGTTTAACACTTCCTAATCACATAGGCAAGTATACAGAAGAAGACAGAAAGTTTGACTTTAAACAAACTGTTAAAAAAGATTATGTTAAAGAAGTTTTAGAAACTATCGACATCTTCAAAGTAACTGGTGGTGAACCTTTCTTGTCAAAAGACTTTTTAGAGATTTTAGATTTAGCTATTGAAAAAGATTTAGCAAAGAACATTACATTAATGATTACTACAAATGCTAGTAAGTTTGTTAAAAAGATATTACTTAAATTTAAACACTTTAAACGTGTAGAGTTTACAGTTAGCGTAGACGGTTACGGTGAAGTGTATGACTATATACGCTACCCATATAGTTTTAAACAATGGGCAAAGCGTATGGACGAGGCTGTAAGGTTTGGTCACGAAACAGGAATGAAAGACGATAACAAGTTAGTATTAAAGACAGCGTGTGTAGTACAAGCATACAACTGGTTGAACTTAGCAGACTTGTTCTTCTACATGAAAGGATTAGGCATGCCAGAGTGGCGTCTACTAGAACGTTTAGATTTTGATTTAGATCTTAATCCGCGTGATAGCGAACTACACCCTAGGTACTTGCCAGACCACATACTAGACTTAGGCTTAGAAAGATTTAGAGCAACAGGACACAGACAAGTAGAGGACATGGAAAACTTTGTTGCTTACCACAAAGCAAATAGACAAGACGAAATGGAATTTAAGAATCGTCAATTATATGTAGCGACTGTTAATTTTGATAAAGTTAGAGAACAATCATACGAAACATTAGACCCGGTATTAGTAAAATGGCTACAGACACTAAAGGCATGAACACTGATTCAAAAACATTTTGTATAATGCCATGGGTACAAATTAATTTAAGTTTACCTAATACATATAACCCATGTTGTAATTCTGGCATACCATATGACAACACAACTGCTAACGATACATCCATCAAAGATGCATTCGCAGGAACTAAAGCAAGTCAGTTACGAAATCAATTAAATGACGGGGAGAAGCCAGCGATTTGTGATGTGTGCTGGGTTAAGGAAGATGCTGGAGTGTTCAGCGAAAGGCAAGGATATAACAAGCAGTTTAAAAACTATTTTCACATCGATAAACCTACATTAAAATATTTAGATATAGAATTTGATAATCGATGTAATTTACAATGTGTAATGTGTAGTCAACATAATTCTGATCAGATATGGAAAACTGTTGATAAGTTTAGAGAAAAAGAATTACCATTGCCGACAACATTAAAAAGACACACACGTCATAAAAATTACTATTCAATAGAAAAAAAACAATATGCTAAAGATGTGTTAACTGACGGTATAGATATTCTCAAAGTAACAGGCGGAGAACCTTTCTTGTCAAAAGACTTTTTAGAGATTTTAGACTTTGCTATTGAGAAAGATTTAGCCAAAGGTTTAGAATTAAATGTCACTACCAACGGTACAAAGTTTTCTAAAACTATACTAGAAAAAATGAAACAGTTTAAACATGTAAAATTAACTATTAGCATTGACGGAACTGGAGAAGTATATGAATATATTCGTCATCCGTTTTCGTGGGAACAACTAGATAAGCGATTACTAAAAATTAAACAATACAGTTGGGTCGATGTAGAATTAAGTTGTGTGATACAAGCATACAACTGGCTTAACTTAGATCAACTTGTTAACTACAGCGACTATTATGTAAACTTTGATTTCAAACTCTCACCGCCAGGATGTGAATTATCTCCCGAATTTTTACCAGATCATATATTAGATTTAGGATTAGAAAGATTTAGAGCAACAGGACACAGACAAGTAGAGGACATGGAAAACTTTGTTGCTTACCACAAAGCAAATAGATTATCAAACAATCAATTAGAAAGAAAAAATGATTTACTTTACGAAACAACAATCAACTATGATACTGTTAGAAACACATCATACAAAACATTAGACCCGGTATTAGTAAAATGGCTAAACTCATTAAAGATATAGACGGCTTTTGTATATTGCCTTTCATACACCTTAGTACAAGGACTGATGGGAGAATGCAAATATGCTGTACAGCAAATTCTGATTCAACTCACGATGAACAATACATCGGATGTAACAGGAAAGATGATGGTAGCTTCGTAGAACTTCATCGAGATGCTCCTGAAGATTTTTGGAATACAAAGTATATGAAAACGTTGCGTCAGGGAATGTTAAATGGCGAACGCCCGAACGTGTGTCGTAAATGTTATAAAGAAGAAGAGTCAGGTTATAGATCAAAACGTATGTGGGAAAATGATTTATGGTCCGAACAGTTAGACTACAATCAAATTGTAGACAAAATGAATTCAGATGGAAGTATGCCTTATGGCATACATTACATTGATATGAAACTCGGCAATGCTTGTAACCTAGCGTGTGTTATGTGTAACCCGAGCGACTCGAGCTTGTGGATACCCGATTGGCTCAAGTTAAAGAAGTTAGATATAAGTTCTGAAGTAGACAGTCAAACATATTGGAATAAAAATGAAGCTGGTGCTTATAACTGGTATAAGAAAAGTCGTACCTATTGGGATAGTTTAAACGAAAATATAGAAAAATTATATAGTGTTTACATCATAGGTGGCGAGCCAACAGTTAACCCAGAGTTTAAAAAATTCCTACGGGATTGTGTTGATACTAATAATGCCGGACATATTGATTTAAGATTCAATACCAACGGACAGATATTAGATGAAGAGTTGAAGGAACTTTATACTCACTTCAAAAGTGTTACATTGCATTTAAGCATGGATGGAACACACGACCGTTATACTTACATACGATACCCGGGTACGTGGCAGGATCAGTTAGACAGTTTACACTGGCACGATCAGTTAAGTAATAACGTAAAGGTAGAAATAGATTGTACAGCACAGGCTCTTAATGCTTGGCATTTACCAGACTTCATTGTATGGAAAATGAATCAAAACTTTAAGAAGATTACAGTATATCCTAACTTCGGTGGTATGATTGGTATACACATACTATGGCAACCCCCGTTGTTAAGTGTACAAGTATTACCTAAAAAACTTAAAGAAGAAATACTAGTACGATATACTAACATTACAAAATGGATTAATACCCACCACCAGCCAAGCGGCGGCAAAAGTGTTAACAACCATAATAGATTGAGAGCAGTAGCTAACCATATGATGAAAGAAGATAACAGCCACCAATGGGAACATACTATAGAATACCTAGACAAAATGGATTCAATAAGGAATACAGATTGGCGAACAACATTTCCAGAATTAGCACGACATGAATAACACACCTAAAACAAAATTCATTGGCGGTACAGGATATGTCTCTGGAGAGGGACTGCCCAAAAGCGAACAATATTTACAAACTCTCCAGAAGGACAATCCTAGTTGGTGTCCTGTACCTTGGACGTCATTTAGCATAAACAATAACGGCGACTATCGCATGTGTGTACAGGCAAACACTCATAGAAAAACTAAAGGCACATTAAGAGATGATAACGGTGTGGCTATGAGAGCTGATACTCATTCATTAGCAGAAACTAGAAACTGTAGTATGCTAAAAGATGTAAGAAGTAAAATGCTTCAAGGCGAACAGTCCGAAGTATGTCAGCGTTGTAACAAAGAAGATTCAGTGGGACAACAGTCAAGACGTAGACTAGATGTTAGACGTTTACATGAACGTTTTGATTTTGAGGATAGTTTAAAAGTAACACAACCTGACGGCACAATAGACGTAGATGCTACACCTATGTTTGAAGCAGACATACGTTTTAGTAACTTATGTAATCTTGTTTGTCGTATGTGTAATCCCACAGAGTCAACTCAGTGGTACAAAGAACATAAAAGTTTAGTACTAGACAGATTTAAAAGCGGTGACTATCGAATTAACCTTAAAGAAGTTAAAGGCAGAGTAAAGGCCGCAGGTGGATTTGTAGTTACTAGTGTTGTAGATGACTACGAAGTTACTAAGAAACAAGAAGAAGATTGGAACCCTTTTGATTGGTACGACCATACAAACTTATGGAAAGACTTTCAAACTCATGCTCCAGGTATTAGTTTAATACATATATCGGGCGGTGAGCCGTTGATTAATCAAAAGCAATACGAACTATTAGAACACTTAATAGATCAAGGACTAGCAGAGAACATTACGTTAGATTATAATACTAACTGGACTAATGTTCCACAACAGTTGTTTACATATTGGAAACATTTTAAACGTGTTGATATAGGTGGCAGTATTGATGGTATTGGAGAGCTAGATGAATATATTAGGCACCCTAGCAAATGGCCAATGATAGAAAAAAATATAATAAAGCTAGACAAGGAGTCACCTGATAATGTTAACCCGTGGTTTACATTTACATTTCAAATACTTAATGTACTAGAACCTATGGGAATTATTGAATGGGATATTGAAAACAACTGGAGCAAGTTAAATCGTTTAGCAAAGACTCCGTGGTTTACACAACACCCTGTACACAATCCAAAACATTATTGTGTTACTAGTTTACCGCCTAAGGCCAAAGCGTATGTAAGAGAAAGATACACAACTTGGATCAACGGTTGGTTTAAAGATTGGTGTATGGGTTTACCAAAAGACTATTCGTTAGAAAATATAAACTCGCCAATAGGACATAAGATAGTTAGATCATGGGATAAAGATCCTCAAGTATTATTTGAAGAAACAGAATACCACTTAAACAAGATGTTAGAATTTATGGACTCTGAAGATACTAGTCATACACTAATTAACTTTATAGACCACACAAAAAAGCTAGATGAGAGTAGAGGACAGAACTTTGCAGAAACTTGTCCTGAGATTAATGAATTTATACAACAATGGGTAAAAGACAATGACATTAGAATTTGATGAACTACTAGGCAAAGTTTTTAGGAACAGACACAATGCTATATACGATCCAGCTTTCCAAAAAAGTTTAAAAGAAGCACCATGGGAACAATGGCTAAGTGAGCCCGGGTACTTTGAAGTACAAGATCAATACATTGAACGATTTATTGATTGGATATATTCATCTAAACAAAACAAGATAACAGACGGCTGTAAGTTTCACAGCAAACGATATTTAAGAAGGGACATCATTATTGGAACTACACAAAGTTTTGATGAGGCTTACTTCAGGTATGCTGGTAGACGTTTACGCTTGTTTAGAGGCGAATATGCTTATCACAGACGTGTATATAAGAACCATGCATGGCTAGATGAACACACCGGTAAACAAGCAAACGGTGAATGGGCTGATCCAATTGAGCCCGGAGACTGGGTAGTATTATCACATCCATTCTGCGGCACAGGCAGTGAACACCCTAAAATGAAAGAGCTATTAGATAGATGTTTAGCACTAGATGTACCTGTAATACTAGACTGTGCTTGGTTTGGAACTTGCTTCGATATGGAATTTGACCTTAACCACCCAGCGATTACTGAAGTTAGTTTTAGCCTGAGCAAGGGGATAGGGTTAGGTAATATGCGAACTGGTGTACGCTGGAGCAACTATCCAAAAAACGATATGATGCCAATAGCACAACAAAACAGCTACGGACACCTAGTTCTAAGTAACTGTCAACTAGCATTACATCAAATGGATAACTTTAGCCCCGATTGGCAGGCTAATAAGTATTTGGACTGGTACAAACAATTATGTGCTAAATACAGTATGCAAGAGACAAACTGCTTACATGTTACAATGCTACCGAGATACCACAAAGACTTTGAATATTTTTTAATAGATGAAAGCTATGTTAAAGTGGGCATACGGGAGGCACTTAAAGCCGTTAGGCGAGGAGAGTTAAAACTATAATGGACGATAAAGAAGCAAAACAATTAATGAAAGAACTTCCAAATGAGAAGTTCTGTCCGGCCCCGTTCTTTCACGCTTACATGAATGCAAATAACAGGGCACACAAGCTATGTTGTATGAGCAAAATCGTAGGACGCTGGCACGACATGGATCAGGATCTAGGAGAACAACTAGACGAGTTCTGGGTAGGTGATACCATGCAAGGCATTAGACAAGAATTCTTAGATGGCAAAATGCCTAAGGCGTGTGACTGGTACTGTGGTAGATATGAACGTGAGAAAGTTTGGGAAGAATCAAACAGAATGCACTTCATCAGCAAGTACGCTGACCACGAAGAAACAAGCCACAAGAACTACGAACACCTAGGTCTTGATGTTGTAAAAGGTAACAAATGGGGCAAGCCGATTGATATTGACTTACGTCCTAGTAAACTATGTAACTTAAAATGTCGCTCATGCAATAGTACTTGGTCTTCTGAGATTGAAAAGGAAGTGTTAGACAACAAGGTTTTACAAGGCTGGACATATTGGGATTCAGTAACTAAGTCAGCAACTGTTCGTAAATGGGCAGAGCAAATTGATTATGATGATCCTAAATTTGACCCAGTATCAAATATTGACTTAACAGATGTTAAGTGGTTAAAGATGTCAGGTGGTGAGACACTTATTGATCCACGTGTACATAAAGTATTACAAAAAGTAGTAGACTCTGGACATGCTAAAAATATCTTCTTACACTTAATTACAAATGCTACAAGTTGGAACAAACGTATTGAAAAAGTTATTAGTCAATTCAAACACGTTACAATTAACTTTAGCTTTGACGGAACTGGTGAGTTAGAAGAATATTTACGTCACGGAACTAAATGGGATAGACATGAACAAATCTTCCACGAAGTTTTTAAACTTCCAAATCTGCATTGGGCAGGTATCGGTTCGGTTGTACAACCCCAAGGTATATTCCAAATAAAAGATACAATGAAATGGTTCCTAGAAGGATATAGACGATACTTTCCAAAGCATAGAGGTATATCATTTTTACCTATTGTGGATCCGTTATTCTTATCAATCTGTTGGTTAGATGATGATCATAAAGAATTAATACACAAATTGCTTGATGAATGTATCGTAGAGTTCAAGATGAATAAGAAAGAAATACAATGGTTCCGTACTATTCGCTCTGAATTAAACAGAGAGATCAGCGGCCACACTACTCAAGGTATAACAGAAGGCAAGAAGAAACGATTAATGCTACAGTTTGTTAGACATCAAATGGCATTAGACGAAGTGCGCGGAACTGATACACTGGCTATCGAACCACATTTAACTAGGTACTATGATAGATGTAAAAACGATTTCCAATCAGAAGTGTTAAACTTTGATATTGACGGAGTTGTAAACGGACCAGCATAGTTGACAATTGCCAATAAATATAGTATAATAAGAGGGAGTTATTAATATGATAGATAAGTTAATAAGTTACTTGAGTCATAAACTAGATGTAGACGAAGCGTTAATTAAACCAGAGTCACATCTAATAGACGACTTGGGCTCAGATGATTTTACTATTATTGAATTAATAATTGAAGTAGAAGATAAGTGGGATTGTACTATTAGTGATACCGAAGCTAGAGCAATCAACACAGTACAAGATATCTTTGATACAATAGAACGCAACCGTAATAGTTACGGTAGTTAAATAACGGAGGCCATAGAATGGCATATTCAGAACAAGTTTTAGATCATTATAACAACCCAAGGAACGTAGGTAAATTTGATATGACAGATAAGTCTATCGGAACTGGCATGGTAGGTGCTCCTGCTTGTGGCGACGTGATGAAGCTTCAAATTAAAGTTAAAGACGGTATCATTGAAGATGCTAAATTTAAAACGTATGGCTGTGGTAGTGCCATAGCGTCCAGTAGCTTGTTAACTACTTGGGTCAAGGGTATGACAATACAAGAAGCAACAGATATTAAGAACATGGATATTGTTGAGTCACTTGCTCTGCCACCTGTTAAGATTCATTGTAGTGTATTAGCCGAAGACGCAATCAAATCAGCTATTAAAGATTACCAAGGTAAGAACCCAGAAACAACCACTAGGTAACAACCTACAGATAAAAACAAATAAGTAATTATATGTTTATTTCTACTTCCCAATCTGATATTTTAATTGATTTTGATGATACTCATTCTACAGTCGGAATTAAACTGTCGGGGGGATTAGATAGTGCTATAGTTTTCTATATGCTATGTAATCATATAACACTTAACAAACTCAAAACAGCTATACTTCCTATAACACTTAACGACTGGGCAAAGCCGTACCATGGAGAGTTTTCTACTAGAGTTATATTCTGGATGAAAACTCACTTTCCTAGAGTAAATATATTACCACATGCTGTTAAACAATCTCCAGACAACGGAGTATATGAACAAGAACAAGACATACATTTATATGAGACTCATCAGCGTATACCGTTTGATATATACTTTACTGGTATAAATAAAAACCCACCACCGTCAGTTTACTTACAATTTTATAATTCAAAAACGGAATTACTAGAAGGACCTGAAGCAGACCGCCCCGGTACTGATCCGATTAGTATTGAACATCCTTACTTTTGGAATACTGACGGCTATTGGCAAATCGGAAAAACAAAAGACAACGGGGTTAAAAAGGGGAATATGACTAGTATATCATTGTTAACTAATATTGATAAAAAAGGCGTAGCAGAACTATACGATATGTTTGACTTACGCCAAACACTGATGTTAATCACTAGAAGCTGTGAAAATTTTGACTCAGTACTAACAAACAATTTTACTACGCATTGCCACACAGAATGTTGGTGGTGTCACGAACGCCATTGGGGTTTTGATTAATGGAACGAAAGAACTTTTGCTATGTGCCATTTAGAGAACTTTATTTTGAACACACCTCCGGAGACACAAAACCAGGGTATAGGTCTTGCTGTATACAAAAACAAAGTCACAAAGGTGAGTTGTTTAATAAGTCAGATAACTGGTTCCAAAATGATAGTGAGTTAGTTCGTATACGAAAAGAATTCTTAGAAGATAAAAGGCCGGCTAATTGTTCTAATTGCTGGGCAGAAGAAGATAACAATCTAGTTAGTTCAAGACTCCACGAAAATAAAAAATATGTAAATCAATATCGACATGTACTCCCGGAAGACCCTCCTGTATTAGAAATAATAGATGTTCGACTTACAAATAAATGTAACTTACAATGTAAAATGTGTTACTCCGGTAATAGTGATCAAATAGCAAAAAATATAATAGCGGCAACTAAGGCAGGAGCAATAGGGCAAACACAACAGTCGAAAGAATACTGGGATGGTCAACAAGCAGACTTTTACAAAGACTTAGGCAATATAGATCCAATTAACGGATTGTTTGAATTTATAATGGCCAATGATAGTATAAGAGAAATAAAATTTGCTGGTGGCGAATCGTTTCTCATGCCCGAAATAGAAGAACTAATGTTAAACTTAATAGATGCTGGAAGAACTAACTTATACATATATTTCTTAACAAATTGTACTACAGTAAAAACTAGTGTATTAGAAATACTTAAAAAGTTTGATCGATGCGAAGTAGGCTGTAGCATCGATGGGCCTGACAAATGGATAGAGTATCAGCGGTTTCCAGTTAAATGGAATACATTAAAAAGAAACTATAGAAAACTAAGAGAACATAATATGGAAACTAGCATAACTCCTTGTTGGAGTCAATTGAATATGTTAGGGCTGGCTGACTTTCTTAAATGGGTTAAAGAAGAAACCGTTACTAATAATGTAAGTTATAACGAAGTAAGAACGCCATCTTATCTTCAATGGGAATTAATACCATTACAATATAGAACTGAACTAATTGATGAATTAGACAGCATGGACCTTAGATCATTAGATTTAGATTTAGATTTAGACTTTGATTACTTTACGATTTCCCAACGATTAAAACAAAACGTTAGAGAAATAAACGAACGCGAACGTATAGAGTTACACAATAATGTTAACCTTTGGGACTTTAACAATCCAGTCAAATATAGAGATATGTATCCGTGGGCATCGGAGTTACTAGGTGAGTAATATTTGTTATGCACCATTTATACACAAGTACGTTCAACCAAATGACGGACCTCGGCTATGTTGTCATAGCCTAGAAGAATTAAAAGAACATACTCCAGACTCTCTAGATTTTGAAAAACACTGGCGAAGTGATTACTACCAAGATGTTAGACGACGAATGTTAGCAGGTGAAAAACTTGATCGGTGTAAAGGTTGTTGGAACCTAGAAGAATCTGGTACCGAAAGTACCCGACAAGAGTTCCAAAAGAAATACGAAAACCACGGCAGTCCGAAATTAGATATTGTCAATGGCACTGAACTAGGCAAACCGTTAGACTTAGATATTCGTGCTAGTAATTTATGTAACTTAAAATGTAGAATGCGTACGCCTCGGTACAGTACACAAATAATGAAAGAAATTAAAGCAAACCCGTATCTATCTAAATGGCATTGGGATCAAGGTAATAACATCGACATTGTCGACGATGCGAACATAGATTATTTGATATCTGGGTTAACGTCTGAAAGCTCTATAAGTTTCTTAGGCGGCGAGCCTACTATTATGCCAGAGGTGTCGCAAATGTTAGATAAACTAATAGACGGAGGCAAAACTGATTGCCATATAGCATTAACAACAAACTGTACTAATTTTAATAATCAAGAGATGTTTGACAAACTTAAAAAATTCGATAGTGTGTCTGTTCAATTAAGTATTGATGGTATCGGTAAAACATTAGAATATATCCGCTCTCCGTTGCATTGGAATAAAGCACAAGAAGTAATAACT